GAGCGTCGCGCGCCGGCGCCGGGGGCCGGCGGGGGGGTTGACCTGCGGTTTTGCACCGAACGACCGCTCGGTCGGGGCCTTGACCAGCGGTTTCGCGTAGGCTAACGGCGGTTCACCGAGCGAGCGTTCGGTTGGGACCGAGCGAGCGTTCGGTCGGCTGCCCGGGCGCGCGTGGGCGGGCGCGCGTGGGCGGGCGCGCGTGGGCGGGCGCGCGTGGGCGGGCGCGCGTGGGCGGGCGCGCGTGGGCGGGCGCGGCCGCGCGCCCGGCGACACTGCCCGAACCGTGCCAACCAACGTTGTCACGGGTTAGGCTTCCCTAAGCCGGCCGACGCCTGGTAGCCTACGGGCATGACTTCGACGACAGCGGGCGCGGCGCACGGGTTGACTCCCACCGCCCACCTTGGTACCGTCGGAGTCATGCCACCCACCGACTCCCACCCAACCCACGGGTTGACTCCCACCGATTACCTTGGTAGGGTCACAGGGACACCGACGAAAGGGCCCACGATGCAAACCGAACGCGTCATGCTAATCGACATGGCAACGGGTGACGTCACTACCCAAGGCATGGGCAGTGACCTGTGGATGACATTGGATGCACAAATCTCATTCAATGCCCGATCCAATGGGACAATTGTGCGCCCATACGATCCTGCCCGTATCTGCTACGTGCATGACAGTGCGCCCAAGTGCAGGGCGTTCTGTGATACGTGCGCAGACTTGGAAGATGACCGACGCGCGTTTAGCGCTTGACTTCCACCACCTACCTTTGGTAGGGTTTACCTACCAGGCAATACCGGGACATTGGGCCCTACCGTTCAATCGGAGTGTTGCCACTCTCTGAAAAACGAACCGATTGAAAGGCTAGAACAATGGCGCGTCACTGCATCCTCACTCCGATCGATGATGACACTCCCAATCTGCGACGTATCGCCCGGGCATGGGATGGCGTCCGATTGGATGGCACTCCAGTCGGTGATCTGCCCTACTCCGACAATGGGCGCCACCGTCGGCAGGGTTGGGTGAGCCTGGTCAAGCTCACGGCTTGACTTCCACCACCTACCTTTGGTAGGCTTGCACTACCAGGCAATACCGGGACATTCGGGCCCTACCCTTCAATGGGAGTATTGCGCGAACCAGAATTGTGGCGACCTGTGGGCAGTGCTCACAGTCGAACCTAGATTCCGAGAGTCACTGCCACGCGTGCAAACTCCGAGTCACCAAGGTTTGACTTCCACCGATTACTCTGGTAGACTTAATGGCAACGGCGAAATGAAAGGTTCGATCCGATGGACAGGTTTGAGAAAGCTCCCCTGCCGCATGGCGACTTTTGGGGACCGAGTGGGCCCGCGGACCCGCGGGTCACGGCACGAAACTCGGTTCGCACCTCACGTCAGCAGTATCGTGAGGGTGCGGCACCATGGTCGAATCTGACCGACAGGGAACGCGGGTACCTCTATGACCAGGGCAACGTGGTCCAGACGCCCGGTGGGTTCAATGTGCGGCGTCGTGACCTGTCCAGCATGGGTCTGACCACCGACGCCGACACGGGTGAGATCCGCCGGCGCAAGGTCCGGTCCAGTGGGACCAGTCTGCCCAAATCGCGGCCGGCCAAGCCCAAGGTGGTCAAGGTCAACACTGCCACCGTCGACAAGGGGCGCGCGGTGGCGAACCGTGAGCGGCAGGTCAATGGGTTTGCTGCCCAATTGGTCAATCGTGACCCTGCCGACTGGCAGCGGTGGATGAGTACCAACGTGCCCAAGGCTGTCCAGAATGAGGTTGTGTTGGCAGCCATGAAATTGGGTACCTCTGTCAACGCTTGACAGGGACGCGTTGCATGGTGTCTACTCTCTAAGTAGACGCGGTTCGATTCCGTACCAACGCACTACGGTGGCGACATGTCGGCGATGCCGGCAGTCTACTTCCGACTCCGAGAGTCACTGCAACGCTTGCAAACTCCGAGTCAAAGGGAATTGACTTCCACCAACTACTCTGGTAGACTTAAGGCCAGAGCGAAAGAATTCCACCAAGTTCCTGGAAGGCTCTATCATGGCTCGTCACATGGCTACAAACAACCGTCTCGAACTCACTCCCAACCTGGTCAGCATTTTCGACCAGTGGGACGACGTCATCCACGGCGAGCTCGGCGGGTCACTCCCCTACTCGAACAACGGTCGCCATCGCCGGCCGGAGTGGGGCGTGAGCCTGGTCAAGCTGTCCGCCTGACCATTCGACACAACTGAAAGGCACACAATGAGCTACGTCTATTCGGCACGTGGGTTCGCCGTCCACCACGACGGGAGCCTGGTCGAGAACTTCAGCGTGAGCGGTAACTCATTCACTCAGATCGACCAGACCTGTGTGGTCTGGATGGGCGACGGTGCCCGTAACCTGCTCCTGCACGACGACGGCAGCCTCGACCCCAATGACCGGTGGAAGCTGGTCGTGCGAGTGAGCATGCATGAGGGCCGGATCACTGGCATCTGGGTCGCCGGCGACACCACAACCGTGGAAGCAACCGACGACGCCCTCATGTCGATCTGGCTGTCGAATGCCCAAACCGAGTACACACACTTGGGCATCGGGATCCTTGCCTGGTAGGGCATTGACTCCCACCATTCACCGGTGCTAGTGTCTAATTACTAGCTGGACAGATGAGAGGTATGACAATGACCCACTACGTTCACAGCCTGACCGAGATCGAGCAAGTGTGCGGCGTCACCCTCGACGACGTAGCGAGAGAGCTCCCTCGGGTTGCGCTGCGAGACAGTGCCGTCTGGGTGGATGGCAAGCTGCCGCCGGCTCTGGCCACATCCACCGCGCGGGCCGCACTGGCAAGGCCGGCTGCGTACTCGCACCACGCCCTCAATGGAACCATCGCGGTCTACGTGCCCGCGTGACCTCACCCCTGAGTCCGTGTGTCCAGGTGTCTAATGCACACCTGGACATACAACTGATGGGTTAGTTCACACACTGAAGGAGACGCCCATGTCCACCATCGATATCACCACTCAGGTCCTCGCTGAGATGTGGACCGAGAACACCGGCCGGCACTTCCTCGACTCAGGGGGTGCCTACGGTCGCAGCTGGGAGCGCAACCAGGCCGCGACGGCGGGTGTTGACGCTGGCGAGTACTTCCTCAGCCTGCCTCAAGTCACTCTCGACGCCAGCTACAACTACGTCGACATCACGGTGTCGGCCTTCCATTGGCTCAACGAGATCCTGGACTACGCGCCGAGGCTCAATCGCATGTTCGAGATGTTCGTCGCGCTGGAAGATGAGCGTGACCGACCATGGATGGCTGAGGCTGAGGCGTTCGTCGAGTGGCTCGAACAGCATGGCCGAGCGTCGGATGTGCAGACGGTGAACACCTACAACGGTGAAACCTGGCTGGACTCGACGCTGCAATACGTTGTCTTCACGTACACCGATCGAGATGGTTTCGACACCGACATGGTGATGCTTCAGTACCACGGCGGGTGTGACGTCCGCGGCGGATACACCAAGCCGCGCGCGTTCTCGATCGGCGGTTACGAGGGCCGCTACGAGTTGTACACCGAGGGCCACGTGTCGCTGTCATGCACCGAGAACTATGGGCAGGAGATCGGCGTCGGACTGGATGGTGACACGGTGTACGCCGGCACTCATGCTTGGGACTCGAACAGCTCCGGCGTCGACTGGGTCGAGTACGGCGGGGCATATGACACGCCCGACTTCGAGACCATCGAGCCCGAGGACGACGGCACGCCATACGTCGCCTGCCCTACCTGCAAGGCGCCGCTTCAGGTGTCCGTTCACTTCGGGCACTGAAGGGTAGCCATGCACCCCTGGCTGTACGCACTCCAAATCATCATCGTGACAACACTGTTCGTCGCGCTTGGAACACTGGCGACCGCTGTGGTCGTCGCATTCTTCAAGGAGACCTGACATGGGATACAGCACCGACACGCGAGGCCGGCTGTGCTGCGATAGCTGCGGACAGTCGGGAGGCGTTCGCAAGCGCAAGTGCAAGTACAAGGTGACCGCCGACAATCAGCGATCGGCGAACCGTCACGTGCTCCACTACTGCTACCCGCCGGCACTGTGCCAGGCGTGCTACCGCAAAGAGGGCGGTATCAACGGCGTGCACGGTGAGTCGTGCCGAGATGGCGCGGCGTCATCGCAGGCCGAGTACGACCGCAAGCAGGAGCTCCTGGATGCCGGCAAGCACATGGTGGTTGCCGCATATGGGAGCTGGCAAGACTCGGTGCCTGAGGGCATGGTCGGCGTGCACTTCGCGAGTGCGAAGTACTCGGACCATCGTCACGTCCTCATGCCGCACGACGACTACAACAACCGTGACATCGACCGGCGGTTCTCCACGCTGGAGGATCACTACCCGAATGCGACCGAGTGGAAGGATCACCCGTGACCAAGAACAACATGCTCGTCCTGATCATGGACGTTCTCGACCTGCCCATCGCACTCGTATCGAGCGTCGTGTCGGGCGAGTACTCCGATGCTCGTCGAGAGGCGATCCGCGCCGGCCTGTACTCGCCGATCGAGACGGCCGACATGCTCATCAACACTTGGAACACCGCTGCCTGAGAGGGGCGCATCATGAAAGGTCACACCTATGTCTCGCAAGCGTCCACCGCTCTACAAGCAGACCAATGGAATCGGTGGTCGAGCAATGGTCTCGAACATCCTGGCAGTGTTCGACCAGGCTTCCGACGCTGACATCATTGCAGGTCAGCTGTGGTACAAGGAGGCACTAGACGTTGCGCAACAGTGTGCGCTACTGTCTAACCGACACCTAGAGGCTAGTGCAGTTGCCATCGCGCACCTGTCCCCTCAGGTGAAGTGGGAGGACAACGTGGCATTCGCACTGGCACTGGCAACACCTGGTGCGCCGGCCGACCACGCGCCGCGGGTGCCGAACACTGCCGGCATCACTCATCAGAACTGGCGCAAGGCACATCGGGCCCTGTTCCACTCCCCCGATCCACTGGGCGAGATGACACCGGGCATCAAGACACATGCGTTCGCGCACAACATCCTTGGGCACACCGAATACGTGACTGTGGACTCGTGGGCAATGCGTATCGCCGGCGTGGACTACAAACACATCAACCGTGCGGGTGTTTACGCCGGCGTGTCTAATGCCTACCGCAACGCTGCACGATCGGCGGGCATCGAGCCATCCGAGATGCAGGCAATCACCTGGGTTGCCGCACACAACCTGAAAGGCAAGTCATGAACGACCACGAGATCCTCCTGGCCATCCAGGACCTCATGGACGGGGTCGCCTGGAGCGCAGACACCCTCAACTCGATCGCGGAGCTCCTCAACGCGAACGGCTACACGATTGGAGACATCGGATGAGCGAGTTCAAGCTCAACATCCGCACGAGCAACGCGGCGTTCAAGGACCAGACCGGCGGCGGCAACGACGAGTGGTTCCTCGAAGCAGAGATCGCCCGCATCCTGCACGGCGTCGCTGACTACATCGCGGAGTACGGCGTCGGGAGCCAAACCCTCTCGATCCTGGACCAGAACGGCAACCGGGTCGGCGGCTACAAGCTGGAGGAGTCGTGAGCTACGTCGTCACCTGGAATATCGACAACGATGACGCCGGGAGCCCCATTGACGCCGCGACCAGTGCGCTCGGCGTGCTGCGCCGAACGTACATGGGAGACCCCGACGGCGCCAACGTATTCGAGGTGCTTGACACCGAGACCGGGAAGAAGTTCCGCGTCGACCTGGGCGCATTCGAGACAGAGGAGATCCGATGAGCGACCTGCTGCGCACCATCAAGAAGTGCGAGCACGACTGGATGCTGACCGAGGACGGTTACCGCCGGTGCTGGTCGACCGAGATCGACCCGGACGCCAACACCATCACGGCCACATCCAACGGCAGCGACGACTTCTCGGAAGAGGGGTCGGGCGAGTACCTGCTGTGCCTCAACTGCGGCAGCCGGCTTGAAGTGCCGACGAACTTCACCATCGACTGGAACTAACGAAGGAGACAACTGACATGGCACGAGCAACCAAGGCAGACCAGCGACGAGAGACCCTGCGCCGACGCGAGATCCGGCGCTTCAAGTATCAGGAAATGTGATGACCCTCAACGAGTACCACATCATCTGCGCGGACGGCACCTCCATGAACGTCGAGGCATGGGGGCCGGCCGACGCAGCCGAGCGGGTGTACGACACCGACCGGAATGGGCTCCAGTCCGAGATCGTCGCGATCATCGAGACCGAGTACGCCCAAGTCAACAGCAAGATCGCCCACATGATCGTGTCCGCGGTCAACACAGACCTACCTTTCGTTCTGCCCGCCAATCACTAAGGACTACAACATGAACGCCGTCATCGAGATCAGACCCGGCTTCCTCGGATTCGATCCGTGGTCGAAGCTGGACATGCGCATCACGTCGCGCTACGTCACCGAGTTCACCCAGTTCGAGGAGCTCGTCGGCTACATCGAGGAGGACACCTTCGAGGTGCCCCTATTCTGCAAGCTCGCTTCACGATTGGACTTCTGACATGACTCACAAAGTCGCACAACTGGATACCACCGACCTGACCCTCATGCACCGAGGGTTAAACCGAGAGATGATGGTCGCCTTCATCAACGCCGATCTGATCGAGCGGGCCAACTTGGACGTGCGCCATTCGATCGTGCTGTACGACGAGGATCGCGACTTCAAGTACGCAGTGTCCGAGATGCTCGACGACGACACGATGGCCCGCCTGTACGGTGCGGCCGGCATTCGCTACTGGTCCAAAGGCGTCTGATCAAACCCGCTTGACACCCACCATTCATTACCTTACTGTCTAATGCATACTTAGACAGCCAACGGAAGGAACATCCAATGTCGAACGTGAATCTCACCAAGAAGGTCAACCTCACCAAGGGCATCGCCGGCCAGCACCACGTCGGTTCGCGAGATGCCAACCGGCGCTTCGTGTCCGCCAACCCCAAGGGCTGACTCCCATGAGGAAGATCAAGAAGATCCTGGTGGACATCACGACCTACACCGACGAGCTGACGACTCCCGAGATCGTCGGCCAGATCGCGAAGAAATTGGAAGATGCCCCACCGTTTTCCACCGTCGACTTCATACTCACCGACCGAGATGGAGCCGCGGACGTGTTCGTGACAGTGAAGGAGCAGGAAGTATGAAGATGATCATCATTGAGCGCGAGGTCGTGCAGGCGCGCGCACTGGACCGGGCCAAGGTCGTGGCGCTGCTCAAGCGACACGGGGTCCGTCTGGACAAGTCGACCGAAACCACCGTCGACCAGCTAGACGAGGGGATGCTCGCCAACCTGCTCTTCGCAGCCATCGCCAGCGGCCACCCGGGCCTGGTCGAGGACGTCGAGAGCATGCTCGACTCGGCGACCATCGACCACGAGTACGACATCGACGTGCGGGTGGAGGAACTCTGATGAGTGACAGCGTCGATGACCAGTACATCGCCCACCTCGAGGACCGGGTGTACGAGAAGGTTCAGTTCGTCGCCGACAGAATGCGGCAGCTCGCCGAGGATGTCGAGAACGAAGCCAAGCGCGCGAAGGCTCACGGGCAGGTGCAGCGCCTCCCCTCGGCGGTCGCGCACACAGTCGCATGGGGCGTGGCGAACGCTCACGTGGACATGGTCGCTTCAGCCTACGCGGACCTGGTCGAGGTTCGATCCAGCCTGAAGTAGCCATGTCCGGCGAGAACAAGCCATACATGCGCAAGATGCAGGAGATTCGCCGAAGCAATGCTGCCACACCGATTCCCAGTCGCAAGGAGCGCCGGCGAGTGAGTCGTAACGCGCGCAAACAAGCAGACATTCGAGATCAGGAGAAGTGAAGTGAACGCACAAGAAATCGTCGAGAAGTTCCCCGGCCGAGACAAGCACGGATACGTCGTCGGCTGGTACCTGTACACGCCCGCCGGCGTGCGCGAGGGTGGCCCCTACCCCACGGCCGGCAAGGCGGAACAGCACCGGTCCGCGGTCTTCACGCAGAACCTCGTCTGCGGTCTCGTCTTCACCGAAGGCGGAAGCATTGTTCGGGCAAAGTCGGACACCGAGGTGCTCCAGGAGGCAGTGGACGAGGCCGACCGAGCAGCGGTGGGCGACTCCAACGACGGGGAGATCTCCGCGCTCAGGGATGCATTGGACTGCGCCCTCTCCCTGCTGCGCAAGCACGCTGACATCAAGGTCGTAAGCAGAGATTGGGAGGCACAGTGAGCTACTCCCTCACCACCGTTGCAGCCGAGCACCTGGAGGAGGGTGACGAACTTCGTAGCGGCGTGATCGTCACCGACTTCAATGACGTCGGCCATCCGGACTACGTATGGGTCGGATTCAACGACGGCGAGCTCAGTCGCATCCGCCGGAATGGAAGGTTCGAGGTGTACCGATGAGCGATGCCGACACCATCTTCGGGTCCGAGCTATTCGGCGCCATCGTCCAAGCCCAGCTCGCCGACGCCCAGAGCACCCAGGCCCAGATCGACAGATACCACCAGGACAAAGAGGCGCAGCTAATCTGGCTGCGTGAAGAGATCGCGCACTTCGCAGGGTGCCAGGACTCGAAGATGGTTGAGCACAAACTGCTTTCGATCCTGCAGCGCTCGTACAAGGTGACCGATCAAGGACTCGACAAGGAGACGTACTGATGGGTAGCACACAAAACGAGCAGATCGCCGGCGCTGCGATCGACCTCCTCGTCCTACTGGACCGAGTCGTGCCTGGTACCACTCTCGACTACCGGGTAGAGGACGCCCGGGTCGCCCTGCAGGCCCTGGAGAGCGCGGCGTCCCGGGGTGACATCTTCACCCAGGATCGAAAGACACGAGAAAGGACTCCTGATGCTGAACAAGGATGAGAAGGACACCGCCGGTCGCGCGATCGAGAGTGTCGAGTATGCCATCGAGAAGGCCGAGGTGTTCCTCGAAGGGCCGATCCAGCACTCGGTGTTGAATCACCTCAGGAGCGCACGGGCGGATCTCGAGGTGCTGCGAGATGGCAACCTGGTGAGGAGTGGCGCATGATCCTACAGACCGCCTTGGACATGCACATCACCGAGCAGTACCGGCAGCACTGCGACATGCACGACCGTCACGGCTGGGATGGCAAGCTCACCCCGGAGGGGTTCCTCAGCGAGGACTATCAGGGCGAGGGTAGCCAGTTCGACATCGCGCGCGAGGTCGGCACCCGAGTCGCCGCGGAGCTGGGCGAGTTCGTCAGCTGGGGCGTGTTCGACAACTGCCGCGAGCATGGCGTCACCGTGTCGAACGCGTACGGCTGGACGTTCTGCTTCTACGAGCACCGCAACAGTGACGAGATCTGCATTGAAGGATGCCCGACCGCCGAAGTCCAGTCCTGGGGCCCATACAGCGACACCAGCAAGCATGACGTGCTCGGTCAGGCGCGGTGGATGGACTACGATTCCGCCGCGGCTCAGATGGTAGCCATCCTGAATGCGGCGACGAGTTTCGACGTCACTCGCGACGACCTGAGGGCCGCGGCGAGCGCGGCAGTGAGCGAGGTGGTGCGAAGTGTACGCAGCTGACATGACACTCGAGGAAGCCCGCGAGTGGCGCAACGAGACGGAGGCGAAGCTCGAGAGGTCCGGGCTGCCGGCGAGTCATCGCGAGCAGCTCTCCTGGGACCTGCAGGACCTGAACGACCGCATCGACGAACTGGAGGGCGCATGACGTTGATCGACACCCTGGTCGACTTCGCTGTCGATCACCACCTGCGCTGGAACAGTGACGACGTCAATCCACCATCGCCGGCCAATGGGCTGGAGTGGAATGACGACGGGTTCACGTATCGCACAGCCACCGAGGACTCACGGGCGGTCGTTGGAGACATGCTCTGGACGTGGCTCATGGCCCACGCCGTCCGAGGCTCTGCACGCACCTGGGATGGCACAGTTACCCAGGCCGCGGAGAACTACTCACTGATGGCCATGTCAGACGACTGGTACGCATCGGAACCCGGGATCTTCATCACCGGGGTGCTGCAGGCTCTCGAGAAGGAGGAGAAGTGACAGTCAGCTACTGGATTCACGAGCGTCGGTCGGAAGCGCCACCTCGTCGCGTCGATGTTGAGGCAGCCTTCCCGCCGGGGGTCGGCGACAAGGTTGACGTCGGCCTGAATACGTACACGGTGGTCGACGTAACCTGGCTTGACCTGGAGATGTCTGGCGCGTGGGTGACGCTGAAGTGAAGTACACAGAAGACGAGATCCAGAGGGCCGCGGACGTGCTCGAGTGGTTCGTGTGGGAGTACAACCGTGGTGGTCTCACGGCGTTGAGTTGCATCCGGGCCATGCGCCGGCGGACCGAGGAGGGCGTGTTGCACTTCTGCTGGTCGCGGGGCCCGAGAGTGGGTAGCGAGGGTGGTCCGATCTGCTTCCGACGGGACGGACACGATGGCTCCCACCGATCACATCCGGCGTCCGGATTCGACATATCGTGGGACGACCCTGCCATGAAGCTGTCTGATCGCGAGCACGACGACTACTGGAAGCCCCTGGAGTACGTCCCCTGACCCACTGACTCCCACCATTTGTTATGATGGGGTCATCGTTCTCGAGAAGGAGGTCTAATCATGGCCGTTGTGAAAGAGCGTGAGAAGTACGAACGCCTCACCCAGGGCGTCGATCTGTACATGCGCAGGCGGGCCGAAGAGGGCGCGACGATCAAGGAGATCGCCGAAGAGGTCAACGTTTCGCCGGCGACCGTCTGGAAGCATGTCAACGAGTTCATCAAGAACAAGCCGCAGCCCAAGGGTCGGCCGGACATCACCATCCAGGACGTCCTGGACACGCTCGCGTGGGCCGGCTCGCAGCGGAAGACGGCCAAGGAGTTGGGCTGCAGCCTCACGCTGGTCCGACAGCGACTCTGGGAGGCCGGCATGGGGCCGGACCCCAAGAACCGAGGAAGGGGTGAATACAAAGGCTAATGGCATCCCTCTACAGCCTCTTCGGCAAAACCCAGAACCAGCGCATCCAGGACGAGGACGTTGCACAGGCCACGATGTTGGCCGACGAGCTTCTCACCAACTCGAGCAAGCGCATGCGTCCACTCGAGTCCGATCTCACCCGGGCCGAGCTTCGGTTCGAGGACGCGAATGCAGCGTGGATTCTTGCCGGCAAGCCATTCAAGGGCAAGGTCTACAAGGAGCTCACCGCGGCAACTGCGGACGTGATGCGTGCCCGTGATGAGTACGGCTACTGGAACTCGATCCACCTCGACCACGCCGAGCGACGGATGAACCTCAACGGATACCTGTGAGGTCTGTGTCCTCGGCGATGATGTCGATCATGTCCAGGTTCTCGTTGATGAGCCCGTGCAGCATGTCGTACTGGTTGGTGTCCCCGACCCGGACTGCCGTGCGGGCCCTCTCGACGAGTTCGTGCATGTCAACTCTCAGTGCCTCGAGGATCTCCTCATGAGTGTTGTTTGCCAGGATTTCAGGCGCGATCATTGTTCCCCTATTTGATGTCAGGGTGCGGATAGACAAAAACCCCCGGATTGCGGCCGGGGGTTTTTGCTGTGGAAGAGGTTTTGAGGTAGATACCCTCGGGCTAGTGTGATTGTGCGACGTCAATCATGAGCACCACCCACTAACCTGATTGTATGGCTGGCTTTATCGGTTCACCAGATGTTTGGTCAGCACTGCAGCTTGATGGAATGGGTCCAGGAATAGCAGCTTGGTGGGTATCCAGTTATTCAGGTGCAGCATGATTACGGCGAATAGCAATCGGGTGAGAACGGGGTGTCGAATGATGGCCCGGTCGACAGCTTCTGAGAGCAGCTCCCCCTCGGCGCATCGCAGCTCGTGGTAGAGCGTGAACAGTGCGATCACGGCCCAGGCTCGCGATCCGGGGAGAACGAGCCGGCGTACTCGGCGGGCCGATTCGGCTGCAGCGACGATGCTGTCTGACATGGGAATCCTCGGCTAGTAGCGATGCCCGGTGGTCAGGTATCCCCAGAGGGCCTGCCACGATGCTGGTAGGTCGCGATGCAGTGGTACTGGTGCGTCGCAGATGATGTCCCAGGCGAGGTTGCAGACCTCGACGATGGGTATGGGCCCTGTTCCGCGCTGGCCCCAGAACGTGTAGATCCCTGGAATGTTCGGCAGCCCAACTGCTTCGATGCCACCTCGGCCGCGGTAGTCGACTGGCCGGCGGGGGTTGCCGTAGTAGACCGCGGTGGTGTTGCGGTTCATGACCGGGTCTGCCTGCCAGTGGTCAACTACCGCCGATGCCACGCTGGCTCCGAGCGAGAAGCCGTAGACCTCGATCGCGGTGTCCGGACATAGCGCGCGCGTGGTCCTTGCGTAGTCGCTAAGCTTGGCCATCGCGACGTCACGGCTGTAGTCGCCGGCGAACACATTGGCCGGGTATGCGATGTTGACGCGCGGGTACGGCGCCCGCACACGACTGCTGGTGGGGTCCGCATTGCCGCCCACCGCGTACCGCTGGACGCTGGGACAACCACCGGCATGAGAATCCCCCGCCTGCACAGTATTGACGCCGCAGACCGCAATGAGAGCGGCAAGAAGTAGGCCAAGAATGCGCATGGCGGGGGTCTCCAGAGGTGAATGGCGAACCGTCGTCGCCTATCTCTCTATTATACGTCTAGAGTCTAGACATATCGCGACGTTTGGTCAGTCCTCGAAACTGACGTCGTTGTCCGCGGTGAGCATCATTCCCCGGGTTGCGAACCCGGTTGCAAGCTCCACGCGGACGTAGCTGGTGTGGTTGATGACTTCGACGATCTTGCCGCGGATTGGCTTGCTTTTCACCTTCGTCTCGATCCGCAGAGTCTTGCCGATGTCGGACTTGGTGATGTCGAGTGGGTTCATGGTTTCATTTCTCCTTCAGGCCACACGACCCGTCCGATTTGTGCACCGCGGATCAGCTTCAGACACCCGTCACACGGCGCCCGAGTGATATAGATCGTCGAGCCAGGTAGATCGTGCCGGTCGCTATAGATGATGGCGTTCTGCTCGGCATGCAGTGCGACACAAGCGCTCGGGCCTGTGTCGTAGCTACTGCCTGGCTCACAGTTCGAAAGTCGTCGAGGGCAGCTAAGACACCCAGGCCGGCCCACAGGAGCGCCATTGTATCCGGTCGATCGGACCCGACGATCTCGTACAACAACTGCCCCGACCTGGCTTCGTTCACAATCGGATCGAGTGGCAGCGGCGGCAGCAATCCCGAGAAAGTACTCATCGAATGTCGGCCTCACTGCTCATCCCGTTTGCACACGCGGGTGTAGGGACCATTGGCGGCGTCGTAGCCTTCCCGCGGGAAGACGGGAACGTCCTCACCGTCCGAGCGCACCCACTCATAGTTGTCGCGGTCGTGCGTGTAGTCGCAGCCGAATCGGTCACGCCAGACGTAGTTGTAGTTCGCAGTGGACAGATTCGAGACCTGTCCTCGAACTACATGACCGTTGTGCGTAGTGGACTCGGGCACGACTGCGGCCGCGGACACAGCAGGAATCGGCTCCGAGCATGAGGCCGGCGACTTCCGAAAGCGGGAGATGTCCCAACCGCCGCCCATGCCGGCGATCGTGACGTAAGCCCCGCCGGCGGCGGCGGCGTCCAAGGTCTTCGACTCAACCCGATAGTCGACGCCGGCCTCGAAGTGGCCGTCATCGAACCACCTGTAGTTCGGGTCACGCAGGACTAGATCCCCCACCTGGATCGCGTCAGCCTCGGGCGCCACGACGGAGAACGGACCGTACATCGAGTTGTATCCGACCCGCTCGGGAGACTTGTAGGCGACGACATCCACCCACACGTCACGATCGTAGGAGTGGGCGCGTTCCCACCCAATCTTCCCGTGGCTGTACCGGTGCAGCACGCCGTGTTTGTCGGTGACCTTCTGCCCCACGGGGACATCCTCGAGGCGGTCATACCTATCGGGTCCGTTGTTCGCCGGCTCCGGACTGGTGGCCACCGGATCGGGATCGATGTGCACGTGATCCTCATGCACGTCCGCCTCGACGATGGACTCGGTCCGGGGCCGGTCGTCGAACTGCGCGTACTTCTGCTGCTGCATGAACTGCAGGAGGGCCAGCGCATGCCACGCGACGGATGCGAGGTGTGCGGCACCGGTCTCTTCGTCGAAGTTCTCGCCATCCCAGAACTGCCAGGCGTGGCGCTGGAGGGCCGAGAACGACAGTGACCAGTCGTATCCGTTCTCCCAGTTGCGGTCTGCGTACTTCGCGGCGCCGCGGCCGTACAGCTCGGCGAGCTCCAGGAGCGGGCCCGCTGGGATCAGGTCGTACCGGGCGAGCTTCTTCTGCTTCTTGCCACCGGTGGTCGAGACAGCGAAATCCTGTCCCTTGTCGTTGGTTTCAATGGTGCTCATGGTGTGACTCTCTCTTTCTCGACGGCGGCATCCAGGACGATCTCGACGAACTCGACCACCGACCGAATTCGATGGGACGCAGGGGTGCCGGGGAGCACCGAGTCCTGATTCCAGGGCTTGTCCAGCAGGTACGCCTCAGTGCCGGCGCTGCGAAGTTCGGTGTAGTTCTCGCGTTTGTCGTCGATCATGAAGTCGGTCGCGACGATCGTCTTGTCGGGCGAGAAGGTCAGGGTGTCGTAGCGCAATCCGATGTCACGCAGCCAACGAGCGGTGGCCTCATGCGACACGGCCGGGTGGGTGCCGAAGTGCCGGTCGGTGATGATGTGCACGGAGACTGCGGGGCAGTTCGCGAGTTCCTTGAATGCGTCCACGACGGCATAGTTGGTGCATCCGTACACATTCCACAGCCTGCCCGCGTCCGCAGCCTCATTGCAGACCATCTTGAACCCGGCGGTGGTCAGGCCCCAGTCTTCGTAGAAGGTCCATCGCTGCGGAGGTGCACACATCGCCCCCGGCCAGTTATACTCGGCCTGCAGGAAGCTGCCGAACGCCTCGCCGAAGTCGTAGATCACCCCGTCAAGGTCGATGCCCACCCTGATCTTGTCTGTCACTCTCTCTCCTCTTCGTCTTCCAGCCACGGCAGACACCACAGCCGGCTGCATCCCTCTGGTCTTGGTCCTGGGTTCTCGCGCTCGCATGCGATGCAGAACTCGGTCACCGGTAGTCCTCCATGAATGTCCAACGGCTAGTTGTCCATTCGACACTCGGGAAGTTCTGTTCGAACACTTCCCGCGCTTCGTCCTCGATCACCTGCGCGCACTGTCCTTGAGCGCGCTGATCACCGGGCCAAGCAGTCCCGACTCGACGCCGGCGTCGAACCATTGCCGGTACGGCGGAAACTCGGACTTCGGTGAGCTGGCAGCCTCGAGCGCAACCATCCGCCGGCGCAGCTCGTCGAGCTCGGTCTCGAGGACTTTGATCCGCTTCTTCAGCTTCTTGCTGCTCACGGCCACCACCAGCCACGCTTGGGCACGAAGGCGAAGACGTAGAATCCGGCGACCAGAGTGCCGAACAGCAGTCCGGCCACATTCGCGCCTGTTGCATCCTCGGGCATTGCAATGAGGATGCCCGCATTGACGACCGCAAAGAATACGTTGAGTCCGACGACGGCCCAGTACATCCAGGCCGGCATCTTGGCTTTGAGGATCACACCTGTCCCACTTTCTCGTTGAGCCACTTGAGCTTTGCGATGACCTCGTCTGCTGTCATGGAGTCGTACAGCCCGTCGTTGAGGTCTGGCACGTCTGTTCCGGAGATGAAGGTCTCGGTCGGCGTACCTTCGGGAACCTTGTCTTCGAACTGGTGGAGCAGCAGACACGTCTCAGGCTTCACGATGTTGATCGTGTGGATCTCGTCCCACTCCATGAAATAGGACGTCCCACGGCCGATGTCGGGGCCAACCGTGTGCGCCTTGGTCACGTGCAGCAGCTGAGTCCCGTTGGGCGTGAACCCGTCGCCACCGAGCAGCGGTGTCCGGTAGTCGAATCGGCCGTACTCCTGGCACTTGGAGCCAGCGACACCCGAGGGCCCGCGGTCGTACCAGATGTTCTGCACGCCACCAGTCAGGGCCGTGGTCCAGAAGTCGTATCGATGCCAGTGAGGATTGACGACCTCATTGGTCTCGACGTGGGCATCCTCGAAGAAGTAGAGCTTGACTGTGTCTGTCTCACTGCGGTTTAGGCAGATGTAGTCGAAACCCTTGACGTGGAAGTTCTTGAAGCTGTGCTCGAGCACGTGGTCGATGTCCAGGCTCTCAAGGTCGATGTAGTCGGCCATGTCACACCTCGCCTTCACGTGGCTTGAGGATGAGGATCTTGTCGCCGTTTGCCATGAGGACCGTGAACCGTCCCCGCGAGTCGATGCAATGGCCGGCCACGAGCCCTCGGTAGTCGGTGACACCGCCACCGAAGTCTCGGTAGAGAACCTTGGCGGTGAACTGGGGGAAGGTGTCGAACTTCGCCTCGACCAGGAAGTTGACCAGCGAGTTGTAGATGTCGGTCATGCTCTCGAAGCCTGCCGCCTCGAGTTCTTCGGCGAAGGTACTGGGGTCGACTTCCGCCGCTCGACGCTCGAAGTCGACGTAGAAGGTGGTCATCCTTTGAAGCCCTCCTCGAAGAAGCAGTGCGCGCGCACGTTGTGCAGGTACTGGTTGATGTGCTTGGTCTCGGGTTCGGGCGGCAGCGGTGTCGCCTGGGTGCCGGTGAACTCCTTGCCGGCGTCGATGACAGCCTGGAGCTGGGCCAGGAAGGTGAGGGAGAGATGGTTCTCGTCGATCCACCCTGTGACCCTGTCGGGGTGCGGGTGTCGAGGGTTGAGAATCCCTGTCTCCCATGTTGACCCGAGCGCATCGATGACCCGGATCAGGTGAAATGCCGGCTTCTTGATGTCGGCCGGGTCGCCGTTGTGGTTATGCACCTTGTCGATTGCATCCCGGACGTCGTACCACTGCCCCTGTGCGAAGCCGATCCACTTGATGGCGATGCGCTGGGACAGGAAGTCGGACCGAAGGTCGAGGAGTCCGGAAGCGAACCACCCGTCGAGCTGCTGGTAGTCCTCCGCGTACAGGACTTCGAGGGTGTTCAGTTCGCCCTTGATCGCCAGACGACAGAAGTGCCCCACCTCCCATGAGGTGTGCTCCGAGGAGTACCTGATGGATGGTTGGGGCACTGGTCCGAGGCCGGCGAAGGACATCGTGGGGGCGACGTGGACCGAATGGAGGTCGGTGTCGCTATCTGGTCGGTCATTGCCGTGGAGTCGCGATCCGACGACCGCGGTGATGATCTGTCTACTGTTGCTCACAGCATTAGATAGTACATCACACTTCCTCGGAATCGCCCTCCCGCGAGGCTTCTATGCGCTCGAGTTTCTCGATCAGATTCTTGTGCGCGTTCAACGGCTTTCGGCCGTATGCGACATGACCGGTCGGGACGTGGACAGCTCGGTATCGACGGTTCGCGTCGATCTCATCTTCGAACTCGTCGTCCGGCGTGGGCTCGGTCTTGATGTCGTTGGGGTCGATGTAGTCGAGCGGGTCCATCGACGGCCAGGTGCCGTCCTCGTTGCGTTCAATCCAAACGCCCTGGTCCATCTCGCTGACCTTGCCGGCCATGCCTGCGCTGGGAATCCACCGGATCTCTTCGCGGTCTTCCACTCGGACGTAGCCGAGGCGTCGGAAGGCCGCGGCCATACGAATGCCCATGGGGTTGAACATCTCGACCGACGGCAGATCACCGTGGGGCGGCAGACGTAGGTTGACAAAGGCCTCGTCGAAGTACTCCTGCCCCTCTGGAGTGGCGAGCGCGACGTCCTTGAGGAACTCTCGGTCGATGCGGTCCCGGTCCGACTGGGACGGCTCCTTGCGCCCCTCGGTTGTGAAGTGTCGTGTCTCGACGACCTTCCGGACTCGCTTCGGGGCCTCCTCGTCGGACATCTACCGACCCCGCTGCGCCTGCGCTTGACGGACCTGCTCGCGTTCCCAGTCGAGGCTGTCGGGCGCCTTGGAGTGGATCCGAATGGTGGCGTCGCCTGCCGATTGGATCTGCGTGCTGTTGTCCCCGGCGATCTGTGTGACCTTCTTGGCGATGTGGCTCGATGACCACGGAAACAAGATGCGGAAGATCGTACGCAGGACCAACCCTCCGAGAACCACCGGCCAGACGAGCGCAACAAGGACCGCGGTCGTCACGTACACGCCCCGGGAGTGCTGCGGACCGGAGACCTTGGCCAAGTATGTCCAGCCAGGCAGGGTGATGAACACGCCGATGAGCCAGATGATGATGATGTTGGTGATCATGATGATTAGTCCTCGTCGAATGGGACGTATCGCTTGCCGATTACGTCCAATGCGGGCGGGTGGGCCAGATAGTCAAGGGCCCTCTGAAGTGCCTCGGGGTCGTCACGTAGATGCCCCAGGACCCCCTGGTTGCAGGGGCCGCATAACAACCCTCGAACCCAGCCTCCACCGCTACTCTCATGACAGTGGTCGACTGATAGTCTCCGCGATTTCCCTGTGGCCCGGCGGCAAATGAAACACCGGCCATCCTGGTGCTCGAGGATCTCGACATACTCGTCCCCGGTGATGTTGTACACAGCCTCTAGGCGCCGAGCATGATCGGCAGAGCGCCGGTCGTTTCGCTTCTTGCGGTTGTGCGTGGTGCACCGCGGCCCGGGGTACGGCGCCTTACGCCGGGACGTGATGCCCTCGGCCGCGCAGTCCTTGCATCGGCGGCTCACCAAGTCCGGATCACTCCTCGGGAGCGTCATACGGGTCGAATCCGTGGATGATTCCGCGGCGCTCTAGGTAGTCGAGCTCGAGAGCCTTGATCATCCCGAGTCCGGTCAGGGTGTCGGGAAGCTGGCCGAACTCGCCGTCGCGCGCGTAACCGCACGCGTACATCGGCTCCCCCTCCTCGCCGATGCCGTATACGATCCGAATCTCGTTGGTTACGAGCTTCATCTCGTCGTTCTCGGGCCAGGTGTCAGCCACCGATCAGTCCTCGTTGTACTCGCGCAGCCACTGGTTGCCGGCTTCGTCGAAGTACGACCGGACGCGGGTGAGCTCTTCACCGAGGACGACGAACACCTTCAGGCCCTCGTCCTCATCCTCTTGCTCGATGATGTCGGCGGGATGACCTTCGGGGACCTTGATCCATTTGCCCGCGTTGCTACTCCGCTCGATTGCGCGCAGCAGATCTTCGGTGTGCCGGTCATTCTCGCTGGCGAAGTCGTCGAAGAACAGGGCGCGGTACTCGAATTCCGTCGGCTCGGGGAACATGACCAGACCGCCCGTTGCGAATTCCGTGTGGTCGTAGAAGTCACTCATGAAATGCTCACTCTCTCCATTGGTTTGGCATGATGGACGGAAGGATCTGAACCTCAGTCCGAGGGCTGACGACTATGTGCTTGATGCCCTTGGGTGTGTCCAGGGTTAGGTGAATGTCAATCGGCCGGCGAGTTCGCGTATCTGAGAGCCCGCCGCGGACCTTGTGAGCCACGTCGATGATGAGGCCGTCGAGTGATCCGATCTTGGCCTTCCATCCCACCTGGCCCCGGTTAACGGCAGCGGCGATCATGGGATCGCGGCGTTGAGCAGTCCGACGCGGTCCAGGCGTTGCAGCTGCTCGAGCTCGTGGGAGTACCGGTTTGCGGCGAGGACGATCGACTCCTTGCGCGCGACCGGCTTGAACGTGACTGTCGTACGGTCGGTTTCGGCGTCGTACACAGCGCCTGTGGCAACGAACGTTTCCTCGAGCGGAGGCTCAGACGGGCCGTACATGGCCCCAGGGTCGGCCAAGACGTCGTCCACGATGTTGCCCGGGTAGTTCATCTTCCAGCTCATTCGTTCACCGTCTTCACGCTCGCGGCGAGGAACCGGACCTGGACTACCGTGGCATCGTTGCGGTCGGTGGTGATGGTGACCCCACCACGCTCGACATACTTCGTGATGTCGAGGCCGTTGACCCGGACCCCCTTGATGGACTTGTGCACCAGGGCCGGAGTCTCGCCGTCAACGAGTTCAAAATGAAGACCGGTTGGGTCCTGGAATGGGTTGTCGCTCATGATTCACCCCTGGCGATGTGTAGTAGTTGGTCGATCTGCCTGCCCCAGTCCTCGTCCTTGGTTTCCTTGATCGGGATGCCGCAGATGATGACGCCGAGTGGCGGGCAGTTCTTCAGGTCTCTGGTGTGATAGACGGCGCACTGCTGGTGCATTTCACAGGGTGCACAGGCTTTGTGGGCTCTGCCTTCCTGCCCGCCGCCTCGGTTGTCGGACTCCCAGTTGCGTGGGTTCTTGCCTCGACAGTGGGCCGCTATCATCCAGTCGCGCGAGTCGCTTGCCACGCAGCTACCCGCGGTCTGGGATGGTCAACACCTCACGAAACACGTAACGCTCCATCGCTATTCGAGTGACCTCATCCGTGATCGCCGCCAGGGTCTGAGCCATGACCTGGCTGACCGGGAACGGCTGGCGTTGGATCAGGTGCGACATCTTCGCAACGGCCACATGGATATCCGTGAGCGCCTGGGCGAAGTCGTCCTTGGTTGAGTTCTCGGCCGCTAGCCCCTCCTGGTACGCCTTGACGTACTCAGGAGGGATCCAGACGGATGCGAGGCGGAATGGGTCCATTGGTCAGAACGGCGGTTCGTTGCTGTTGGCCCACGGGTCGTCGTTCGACGACATGCCGCTGTTGGCGAAGTTGTCGACCGCACTCGAGACGTCGCGGATGCTCTGGTTCTGCACGCCGCCGCTGTAGTCCTGCCCACCGCCGCCGTTGCGCGGAGTTCGGACCACGCGGGCGGTGGCGTACCGCAGCGCGGGGCCGATCTCCTCGACCTCGAGCTCGATGACCGTCCGGTTCTCGCCTTCCTTCGTCTCGTAGCTGCGCTGCTTGAGGCGACCCTGGACGATGACGCGCATGCCCTTGGACAGCGACTCGGTGACGTTCTCGGCCGGCTCGCGCCAGATGTTGCAGCGCAGGAAGAGCGCCTCGGCGTCCTTCCACTCGTTGGACTGCTTGTCGAAGTACCGCGGGGTGCTTGCGACGGTGAAGTTGGCGACCGGCGCACCCGAGGGGGTGAAGCGCAGTTCGGGATCGGCGGTCAGGTTTCCGATCACGGTGATCACGGTGTCGTTTGCCACTGTTGTGTCCTCACTTCTTGATTCGAGGGAATTTGTCTTTGGGGAAGTACTTCTCGAGCTTGGTGACCGAGTAGCCGGCGAAGTGCTCGACGAGTCGGTGGGTGTCCGGGTAGCGGATGACCGTCACCGGCGCCTGCTGGTACTCCCACTTGCGGAGCTTCCTGAGCCCCTTCTCGCCCTCGGATGTGGTGACGTCGAAGGTCTCGAACTCGATGCCACGCTCACGAAGCCACCGCTTGGTGTAATTGCATTGCACGCAATTGGGTTTCGAGTAGACGATGACCTTGTATGGCTGATTCATAGACGGTGTGGAAGCTCCTGCTTGATGATGTCGTGGACTCGTTGGCACTCCTCCTCGGAGAGCTCCTCGGCCATGACGTTTTCGTAGACCCATGAGAAGTCCAGGCAAGAGAGAGTTTCGATGGCGATCTCTCGAGCGATGTTCTGTAGTTCGGCTTCCCCGATCGCCATCAGTAGCGCTCCTTCAGTTCTCGGATCTCGGCGCTGATCAGCGCCGCTGGAACTTTGACCCAGTCCGCTGTTGGGGCGTCGCGATTCAGCGCCTCGAGGTATTGGACCGCCGGGCCGCTGACCCACCAAGCGGGCGGACTGGCGAACACGTCGTTCGGCGTCTTGACGATCAGTCGATCGAAGACGATCTCCGGCCCCCCTCCGGCATCGAGCGTCATGACGTAGGCGAGGCGTACCTGCTCCGGTTCCGAGTCGAACCACACGGCAACCGTGATCCGGCGGTACACGAGGTTCTCGGTGACGTAGTAGCCATCGCGAAATCTCCCGACGGCCGCAGCGCCAGTGACCTCCACGGTCTCCGACTCTTCCCGCACCTCGAATTTGGCGAACATGCCTATTGACTCCTCAGGACTAATGTGCTTTCTACTGTAGCACGCGACATTAGAAATATGGCCAGTCAATGGCTGTTCCATCACTACTCCGTGATTTTCGCGCGGTTCGGGCGCCACTGCATGGAGATGGTCTGCTGCGGTCCGGTGCGGTTCTTCGTCACGATGAAGTCGATCATTCCGGTGGGCATGTGCGGTGGCGCCGGCTCAGTCTCGAGGTCGAGGATGATGATTACGTCGGCATCTTGCTCGTACGCACCGGCACCTCGGATGTTCTGCATCTTCGGTGCGCCACCGTCTTTGACGCCCTCACGGTTGGCCTGGGCCGCGGAGACGACCGGAATGTTGTACGTGCGAGACATCACCTTGAGGCCGCGCGAGACCTCTTCGTTGGCCTCTGTGGTGCTTTGTCCTGCGCGCCCCTTGATTAGCTGGGCGTAGTCGAAGAACGCGATGTCGAGCCCCTCGTCACGGTTGGCGAGGGTATCGACGTAGGAGAATGCCTTGTCGATGTTGAGGTTCGGGGTGTCGCCGATCATGAGCGGCATGCCGGCGGATCGGTTGAAGAACTGGGAGATCCGCTCGAAGTTGAAATCGTCGATCTCGCGCTTGGTGATCTGTCCATAGTTGGCGTCACCGCCGGCGGCGAGCATTCGGGACACGATCTCGACGTGGCCCATCTCGAGAGAGAACAGGGCGGTCTGCTGCCACGCTTCCATGGCCGCGAACAAGGCACCATTGCCAAGCACGAGAGACTTACCCACACCTGGTCGTGCAACGACAAGATACGACCGGCCGGCGTGGAATCCGCCGGCCAGTACCTGGTTGAGCTTGGGCCACGGTGTTGGAATGACCCGTCGTTCAGACTCTGGCGCTTCGTACCACTCGAACCACTTCGTGAGCGCGTTGTCCCAGCTGTGCATCTGCGCCAGGTCTTGCGGTGGTCGAAGGCGCCGGATCTCCTTCTCGAGGACGGCCAGGAAGACGTCCGGTTCGGCGTCCTTGTTGTCCTTCCAGGTCTGCCAGAGTTCGCGCTGCACCACACGGCTCGCGAACGACTCATCAACAATGAAGTCGTCGACACCGAGCTGTGCGGCAACATGGTCTGCAGCATCCTTGCCCGCGGCGCTGGTGACGACCCGGATCGAACGCACGTCTTGCGAGAGGGCAGACCACAGGGCGTTGGCATGCTTCATGCCGGCCTCATCGTCATCGCGAATGATGACCAGTCGCTTGCCGTGCAGTGGGGTGAGGTCGAAGTTCTTGATGTTCGCCGCACCGCCGGCGTTGGTGGTGGCTACCAGGCCGAGGCGCTCGAGGGCGTGGACATCCTTCTCCCCCTCGGCGAACCAGATTTCCTCGGATTCACCCAATTTCGACGCCCGGTAGAGCTTGGAGCCACCGGTGTTCCCCTGCTGGAAGAACTTCTTATCGGTGGATCGATGAACAACCCGGCCGTCGTCGTACCGATAGTCGACACCCTTGGGGTTGTCGAACAGATCCGCCACCGTGAGGCCGATCTTGTCGAGGATCTCCTCGGTTGGCTCAGAGAAGCAGTGGACGAGCACCTGACCTTCGATGGCGGTGACCGACACCGAACGATCGGCCCCCGAGTGACCGGGGGCCTGAACGCTCGCTACGCCATTGGACTTCTCCTCGACGATGGACCCGTACTGTCGAAAGGCATCGATGACACGGTCATACGCCGTCTGGTTCACTCATTCTCCTGCTGGTCGAGCATGATTGACGATCTCCGGTACGCCTGCAGCGCCCCACCGGCGGCGCAGGATAAAGTCCCCCGGATCGAGGTCGCCGACGTCATAGACGGAGCTTGTGACCACGCACAGGTACGGCTTTCCGTCCTCGTCGATCTGCCAGTGCTCGTACAGCTCCCAGCCCTCAGAAAGCGGTGACGGGTTGAAGTCGTAGGCGAGTTGGTCCCGCTCGCTGAGCCAGGTTTCGTGGGCGTACTGGCGCTTCGCGGCGCTCACTTCCGTGGCCTTCGCTCGATCGACTGCACGTCGACAACGCGGCGGTTCGACAGCTCGAACTCGCCGATCTCGAGCGCAGTGATGATGTCCTGACACCCCTCGCCGTCGGGCCCGATCTCCCAGCCCCCACCGAGGGTGTTGAGACTCGAGCGCACCATGCCCGGACCTGCGCCGTTGTAGGTGTAGCGCCACCCCACGAGGTCGACGACGGTGTAGACGAGGACACCCTTCGGCTCGAACGCAGCCTGGCGCGTGGCGACCATGTAGCGATCGTTGAGTGCACGCACGATCCACCAGCGTCGACCGTCACCACGGCTTGGGGCGAACCGAATCTGGTCGCCGACCTTGAATTCCCTGCTCACTGCCATCCCCATTCGATGAGTTGTTTGATGTCCTCGACGCACTGGGTGCAGACCACGCCGTCGTCGAGGCGGCATAGGATGCACTTCCCCACTTCGGCCCAGGAGTTTGTGCGGGCCACTAGCCCCAGACCTCTTTCACGAAGATGCCGGCCGCGCGTGCCCGGGCCACACAGTCGACGGTCCCGCGCGAACCTGGCTGTAGGAACGCGACGCACACGTCGGGCATCATGTCGACCATGCGCTGGTTGCGCTCCGGACCGGCGCGCTTACCGAGGGCCTCCCAATTCGCTGGGACGCCGAGGACTGGTCGACCCTGGGACCACCAGATGTCGCGGGCGATGATGTCCGCACCACCGTCCGGGCACTCCCCTTCGATCAGGAGTACCGCGGTTCGGTCGTACGCACCGCCGAGATAGCCGGCAGCGCGCGCGAGCACGGTGTGGATGGTCTCCCGGTCGGTCCAGGTGCGGGTGCCTGTGACCAGGATCTTCTTCACGCCAAGATGCCCTTCTGCTGGGCCGCGGCGATCCAGGTGTCCCATTCGTCAGTCATCTTGTCGGCGAACTGCAGGTCCGACTCGGTGCCGTCGATCGCCTTCGCATCCGCGTTGTCGATCAGCTGCCGGCTCATGTCGTCGAGCTTGTCCAGCCAGGCGACCGGCTGGATCGACAGGAACTTGAGGAACACCGGGAGCGACTCGAGCTCGCGGACCAGTCGCTCGGCTGACGTCGGGTCGTTCGGCGCACCATCGGTGACGATGATCGCGAAGATGGGCGAGGTGGCTTGCTGGCCAATCGACTTCAGTTCCTCGAGCGCAGCGGTCAGGTTCGTCGTGCCCATCTTGTTGCGCTCGTAGAGCTTGGACGACGTGATGCTGGCGTAGTTGCTCAGGTTCACGTCGATTGCCTTGCGGACGCCCGAGTCGAACCGGATGACCGGGACGGTTCCGTCTCCGTCGATCTGCAGGGCGAACCCGAGTGCGCGCTCCACGATGGCCTGCACCGTGCCGTTCTCGTAGTCGTACGACATTGAGCCCGAGTGGTCGAGCAGCATGACCGCCTCGGCCCGTACACCGTCCAGACCACGTTTAGACAGACTGATACCAGCCTTGTCGAAACGCTTCACGAGGTCGATGCCGGCGCCAGACGACTCGATCGCCGACCGGTCGTTCGCCGGCCCGGACTCCTTGACCAGCTTGACCGGCCCGCGTCCGGTGGGTGCGATGTCCGCGGTGCGGGTGTTGCGACTGAAAATGCTCATTCTGTACCTCCTGCGTTGCGCTTCTTGATTCGCTTGGCGATCTGCCGATTCGTCCACTGCCTGTCCAGGCCGACCACCAGGAGTGTCAGCGGCCACAACAGTGGGGTGATGAACGTGAGCGGCCAGAACCCCCACGCCCGATACCGCAGGGGCCTGTACTGGTCGGGGCTGAAGTACACCCTCGACGGACGTCCGTGGCGGACGATGTCGATAGTTCCGTAGATACCGACCCCGATGTAAACAACAACGAAGACTGTTGCGACACCGAGGAAGTATTCGTAAGGGATCACTCCGCTGCCTTCAGCATCCCGGCCCGGTCGAGGGCTGCGGCGGCAGTCCAAGACTCCACCGAGTAGTCGACGAACTTCGGGTTGCTGTCGGGAAACACGCGCTTGATCTGCGCATGATTGTCGTCCTGCATCTGGTTCAGACTGTCGAGGATTACCTTGGCGGCATCCATGACGACGAACGTTCGCTGAAGTTCGGCGAGGTCGAGTCGAGCTTGGGCCTCGGGATTTGGGATGTCAGACATTCGACACCCCCGAAGAATGCGCAGCCATCAGTGCCGCGGCCAGCTCGTCAAGGCCGAACAGCCGACCGGGTTGTGGAATGCCCGCGGAAAAGCGAACCGTGAGCACCGGGTCGTCACCAGGGAACATCTCGTCCTCCGGTGCCATGTCAATCAGCCCAACGCGCATCGGGTGCGACTCCACCCGGGGCAGTAGGTGGTAGTGCTCAGACAGAGCAGCGATGACGCGGTCCGCGTCGGCGTCGTAGAGGGTCGTCATGGTGTCGAGGACCCTGTCCACGATCTCTGCGGGTGCTGGGGTGTCACTCATTACCGGCGATCCCTCCCCCGCACCGCGTCATTGATCCCGTCTTCCCAGAAGCGGTTGAAGAGTTCGCCGACCAGGGCGTTGTAGATCTCGCCGCTTTGCTCCCGGTAACCAGGTTTGATCGCTTCTTCCTGCTCGCCGGTCAGGCTGCCGAGGACCAGAGTGATCCACTCGGCCTCAGAGCGGGACATCACGACCGTGACCTGCTCGGGGAATCCGTTCTCGGCGAGTTCTATCGACCGGACCCTCATCGGATCTCGATGTCCGGGATGATGGTGGACGGGTTGTAGACCACGCGGTAGTGGTCCTTCGAGACCCGGGCGGCGTCGAGCTGCTGGACGGAGAACGTGGTGTGGGCGTTTCGGCCGTTGATGTGCTTGTGGTAGCCACCGGGCACTCGGCAGGTGGTGCGGATGACGTCCGGGTCGATCTCGGCGTTGCACCAGCCTTCGATGAGCTGGATGACCCGCTCGGCCTCAGGCGCCTGGTTGTTGATGATCACGATGCGTCGGTTGATCTCGAAGTTGTCCGCGGCGGTCGCGATGTTCTCCGAGACGACGTCGGCCTCGTTCTGGCCGTCACATGCGGTGAGGATGGTGGCGCCGGCCGCGAGTGCGACGGCTGCTGCTGCAAACTTCTTGAATGGCTTCATGTTTGATGCTCCGTTTCTAGAGAAGGTAGTGGCGGTCGGCGAGGAGTACGGGGGTGTAGGTGCCGTCGTCTTCGGTCGGCTCGAGTCCGATGATGAGTGGACCGGAGTCGCCATAGTCGGCGTAGTAGATGAGCTCGTCGGCCGAGATGATGTAGTCGCCGCCCTTCCAGCCCCCCATCGTCTCGCCGATGTCAGACTGGTAGAAGTCAGCCAAGTCGCCGGCAGTGTTGACCAGGCCGGTCGGGGTCGTGGCGTTGCGCTCATACCAACCCCGGTACGAGTGGACGATCCCATCCAGCCCGCGAACCTTCGTGTCCGGCGGCAGATCCCGCAAGTTCTTGATCAGCCGACCCAGTGTGAACGGCTCGTAGATGGTCATACCCTGTGCAGTCATCAACCCTCCTCATCTCGTCTGTTGTCTGTTGCGTTAGATAGTAGACACTACATCACATCCGTGGCAACCATCGCCATCGCCTCCCGGCGCGCTCGGACCTCTTCTGCTGCTTGATTGTCGCTCGGTCGCGATCCATCTGCAGGAGTCGCTCCCACCAGTCGGCGAGCGCCGCGGGCACGAGTTCGTTGTGACTGACCCAGTACGAGTACTGATTCCGGGTCATGCCGAGGTATTCACGCAGCTCGAGGTCACCCTCGTACTCGTGATGCCAAAACTCGATGAAGTCGTGGATCTCGCCGGCCGTCACCTCATGCCGTGAGTACAGGTCGTAGAAGGTGACCGATGGTCGATTCGGCATGTTACTCACTGGAACCCACGATTCCACGGCCGCGGACGGCGCCCTCGAGCCCGTTCACGTCGAGCTTGTTGGTCATCCGCATCTTGCGCTGGAATTGCTTGAGTGTGAACTCGGCGGCGTACTGACAGTTGTCCGCGTTCTGCTCGGGCGTTCCGTCGAGGCAAGCAACGCCGTAGTCCAACGTCCACCAAATGCCAAGCCATCGCTCCTGCAGCTTGACGTGGACGTAGCCATCGAGGCCGCAAAACGACTTCGCGATCTTCCAGCGCATACCCTCGGGCGGCTCGGGCATCTTGTACGTTCTCACAGGTGCCCTTCCCGGATGAGGTGATCTCGGTGCGCGCGCTCGGCCTGGCGAATCTTGGGGAGGCTGTCTCGATAGTCAGCCCATGCAAACGAGGAGAATCCCGAGAAGAGCAGCCCCGCAATGAAGCCCACGATCACCATGGTTACGCTGATGCCCACATGACTGATGAAGAATCCGATGACAACCGAGGCCCAGCTCAACAGTGCTAGGGAGATCAGGATTCGCATGAACCTGCGTTTCACCCGGACCTCGTCCTTGGCGTCATCGATTCCGTCCAGCAGGTGCTGAACCTTGAGGTCTGTCATCACACCACCCCCAAGGAAACGTTGCGCGCGTACCGTTTTGCCTTCATGAAGGAAATCCGCTGGTCGTGCCAGTGGAGCGCCGCGAAAGCAACTGCGGTAGCTGCGCCGACGGACAGGAGGACGAGTCCCCAGATGCCGGCGGCGACCGGTCCTCCCTTGTCAACGCCCTCTTCACCCATCCCGTCGATGCCCCAGCGGATCAAGAGGACCCATGCGGCGATCACGGCGACGGTGGCTAGAACCGACACGCCAAGCATGAGTTTGGCGAGACGCAACTCCCACCGCTTGTCGTCTTCGGCATCCAGGGCGTCCTGCAGCCTTTTCTGCTGCGGATCGATCCTCACCGGTTATCCCCGCTCCCCTGCAGCACGCCGCGGTCCTTGCGGGAGGCCAGCTTGTCGAGGTTGCCCCGGGCGACCGCACTGAGCGCGAGGCCGAGTTCATCCGACAGACGCGCGACGTACCACTGGAGGTCGCCGAGCTCTTTCGCGAGCTCGTTGCGCTTCTCGGCGGTGATCACCCCTTCGTCGTCGCGAAGGATCTTCTTGAGCTTGCCCTGGATCTCGCCAGCCTCGCCGAGGCCGAGTTCGATGTAGGCCAGCGCGGCCATCGACCCGGTGCCGGCGCCTGGGTAGATGGCGGTGGCGGCGGTCGCATCCTGATAGTCGTCGAAGTCCATCCGTCAGTTCTCCTGTTTTTCGGTTTGTTCGTTGTCTGAGCTCTTCTTGGCCACAGCTCGCCGGACCAGTCCGACGGCCACCCCGTTCGAAATCGAGAATTGCTCCCTCAGTCCCTTCGCTGGAGTCCCGCTCTTTGCCGCCTGTATGGCCGACAGAGCGGTTTCCAGCGACAAAACGGGGTGGAGGCTGGAGCACTCGCATGTCGAGGGCTGTGCATGGCAGTAGGTGCACCTCGCCGGATCGGCTTCGTGGTACGCGCAAAGGCCTCGATGCCACCTGCAGCGCTCGCCTGCCGGGAGCCCGGGCGAGTCCCACGGACGCTCGTCGGTCGTGAACATCAGGCCTCCACCTTCAGGACGCCGGCGAGGCCGTACGGGTCGAGCATGGAACTCCGGACGGGCTGACCCTTGATCTTCGCGACACCCTCGGACCACCGGCCGAAGATGCGGAACGTGAGTTCTTCGATGTTCTCGGCCAGCCACTGCTGGTACTCGGCCTTCGCCTGCTCGGGATCGCCGGACTGGTTGAACTCCAAGCCGGACATCGTCTGGACGTTCTGGGCGTACGGATGGCGACCCTGCTCGAGGATCCACTGCCTGAGTCGCTCGGGCGAGGAGTCCATCGGCAACGCGTGGACGTAGCCAACGACGTCGGCCGGCATCATCGCGAACTTGCCATCTCGGTAGTGGTTGTCGACGGCCGCGAGCGACTCGGTGAGCCACATGCCGCCGGCGTGGGTGAACACCGACGCCCACGCCTGGTATTTGAATTCACGTTCTTCTTTTCCCGCGGGGAGGGTGATCCTGGAATCGAGCATCGAAGCTTTCGTCAGAACAGACACCGCAATTGCGTATGTGTCATTCGTATTCTTCACTGAATTGCTTTCTGGTCGGCATTTCCGAATATCCGTTGCATATCCGCGAGTCCTCGATGTGTCGAATCCATTGAGGCATTCGATCTACGAGAATTCCGGTTCATTTGCATTTCGAGAGTTTCGAACTTCTCACGCAGTTTCGGCATCGATCGGATATTCGCGGTCCAGAACGGATCAGCTTGTGACCAGTCGAGGACTCGGACAACCCGGTCGTAGTCTACCCCATCGTTGTCGATTAGACACCTTGCCGCTCGTCTCCAGTCCTTCCGGATCACGACCGGCTTGGACGTGACGGCATTCTGCCGGACGCGCTCGGCCAAGCGCTCGCAGAGCCGATCCACGTCATCCCGGAACCCCGGTTCGTCGCGAGCGGGCTCGGTCGTCGCGACAGCGACTGCCGAGGATGAAGATCCGTCAGGATCTTCCGCTTTTTCGTTCCCCTGTTCCCCTGTTCCCCTGTTCCCCTGTTCCCCTGTTCCCCTGTTCCGGCGCTGTTTTTGCGCCGACTCGTCGGCGCAGCGCGCCGTATCGATGCTCTGATGCAGGTCAGGGTCGGTTTCTGGGTCACGAGCCGGAAAATTGGTTGTAACTTGCAACAAACTTTCCGATTTGGTTGTAACTTGCAACAAACTGCCGTACAAGAGCTCCTCGGCGTCCGCAGGGAGCGGGTGCCGACCGCCGCGCCGGCGGTCAAACTTCTGGTGATCGTTGAACGTGGGGACGTGAAAGTAGTCCCGCCCAGCCACCTTGTAGAAGACGACACCGTAGGAGTCAGCAACCGCGGTGAACATCCGCTTGATGTCCGTCGTGTCGATGTTCTCGTCGTTCGGGAAGGCGAATCCGAGTAGCTCCCGAGCGTTGGCGGTACCGGTTCCGGCGTCGTCGGCCCAGTTCCACATGGCCACGAACAGCAGCCGCGCCCACGGATCTGCAGGGTGGTTCGGTGATGCCCAGAATTCTGGCTTAATGGCCCGAATGCGTGGCACTTACGCCACCTTGTCTAGGGTCTGGAGGAGTTCTTCGAACTCTTTGTTCAGAACTTCGGTCCGACGCTCCATATTGTCCAAGTCAATCGTGTTGACGATTTCTCGACCCTTGCACGGCTTTGTCTGCGCACGGTCGATTGTGTATTCATCCCACTGGAACGGAAGCGGCCAGCCATTCTTTTTGGCGAGGTCGATCGAATTCTTGCTACGGCCGGGAATGTGTTCGAGTTTGCTGAATGTGCGGACAAGATTCACGCCATCATTGCGATCCAGGGGCGCGCTGCAGTCGGTCCACAGGATGCGGTGCAGCTGGTCCGCGGTGAGTCCAGCCTCGCGTCGGATCTGGGATGGGTCGTACCCCCATGCGACAAGGGCCTGGGCCCGACGGGTGGCGCCGAGGGAGCTCGGGATGTGCGCGTTCACGTCCGTGGGCAGCGACAGCACCTCCTGCGCGATGTCGTTGCGCACGAGGATGTGGTCGGCGTTGGGCTTCGACAATGCCTGCGCCACGTGATGATTGAACGAGACCATCTGCAGGAAGATCCCGTCACGGTCGGGCCCGCGGTGGGTGTAGGTCAACCGGCTGTACCCGACGTCCTCGAGCGCGAGCATGTGGGCCCGGACTGACGTTGCGGGGACCAGCTCGTCGGCGTCGTGGGTCGAGATGTCTGGGGTGTTCTCGAGGAATCGGATGACCAGTTCGGCCTCGATGTTCTTCGTGCTGGCGGACCGGTTCATGTTGTGGTTCAGTGCCAGGGTCTCTACGCGGTGGCGCACGTCTCGCAGCTGGTCGAGGGGCATGTAAGTCGCCTCGGCGATGTCCGACTCGGTCCAGCCGGCGTCACGCAACGCGTTCAGTCGCTTCACGATGGTGATGGGCTTGCCATGCTTGGTGTTGACCATCCAACGCTTCGGCAGCTTCGGTCGGAGGTAGGCCTCGTCGACACCGAAGTCCCGGGCGACGGCAACCATGTCTTGGGTGTGTTCGATGAAATCGCCTTGGCTGCTTTCGATCTGGCCCCACTTCGATGGCTCCCACCCCATGCGTGCCGAGGCTTCCTCGGCCGTCATGTTGTGTGCTTCCCGAAGTCCGCTCAATCTGACCCCGTATTTGGTTTCCTGGGTTTGCGTAGTCAATTCAGTGCTCCCCTCTTGTATGGTGTGTTTGTCAGTCCGCTGCGCGGTACTCGGTGCTCGCGTCGACCGCGAGAGTCTCGAGTACGTGCTTGTCGGTGCTGACGTTCATTTCCTGGAAGTGCTGGTCACAGAGGAGCATTTGGCCCCACCAGCGGTAGGTGACTAAGTGGCTCGCTGGGGCGTTACAGGCGCCGAAGAGGTGGGCGAACTCACATGTTGGGTTAGACATTAGACAGTTACCCGCGGCTTGGCAAGTCAGTCCCCGGACGTGAACTGGGCCCGGATCCACGTACACTCTCGGCCGACGGTGACCTCGGAGAACCCAGGGATTGCCTCGTCCTCGCACTCGTCGACGAATCGTTGAAGATCTGACAGCTTGAGGGTTCCACTGTCGCATTCCAACTGGACGCTGGTGGTGACAACACGGTCGGTGATGATCGTGGACATTGATCAGTCCTCCGCAGTGTCATCGTTGTCGATGAGCACGGTGAGCGGCAGGCCGGCTGCAGCGATTGAAAGTAGGGCGTGAGTCTGCGCCTTCCTCTGCAGCTGCTCGGCGCGGTTGATGGTCCCCCGAAGGCGAGCATTGTCCACCGGATTCAGGACGTCGATCTCCGCGCGCTGCCGATGAGCGTCCTTCGTCACCCTCTCCGACTCGCCCAGTAGTCGAATCGCCTCTTTGTAGTGCTCCGCGGGGGTCATCAGACGTCCTCCCGCTCAGTGGGGGCGTCGTTGAGGTAGCGCACCGCTTCCTCGTGCATGATGACGACCTTGTTGCGGATGTAGCGGACCTCGATGCGGCCGGCCTTGATCTCACGGTCGATGGTTGCCTCGCTCACTCCCACGGCGTCGGCGAGTTCGCGCTTGCCGTAGGACAGCTTTGGCAGGGATGGTCCAGTCATTGAAAGAATCTCCTCATGTCACAGGGGTAGGGGGTGCAGCACTCAGCGCAGACACCGGATCGGTAATCCATGAATTCGCTGTAGTCGCTGTAGATTCGGTGGTGTCCACCGAGGAGTGCGTCACGGCACTCCTGTGCGATCTCACGCATCCTGCACCGGATGAAATCGGGCAGGTCGGGCCAGGGGTCATCGAACACCTTGTGCTGGATCTGGCGGTACAGTCTCGCCGCGTCCAGCTCGATCGCGGCGTGGTTGGTCACGATTCCGGTTCACTGCTTGCGAGGGCCCGAACGTGAATCAGATAGCAGTCCATGTCATCCCAGTCGTCCTCGACTTCGTGCCGGCCACACCCGTGATCGAGGGCGATGTCGTGCGCGTAATCGCAGATCCAGTCGTTGCCCGCTACCACACACCCGCGGTAGGGCACGGTCCACCCGTGCCCCCAGTGCCACGTGTGCAGCACGCCGTGGAACTCGAACTCGTCCATTCCTTCCCACGGCGCGTTCTCGTCGCAGTCCCACGGTCCGTCCGCCGCAGACGCGCCACTGATCTCGTGCAGTTCGTGGCACTCCTGCCAGCCGCCGCACTTGTCCACGTTCTGGCATTCGATCGACCAGTCGAAGCTCGGGTATTCGGGGTCGAAGTCTTCGCACTTCGTGACGGTCAGGATGTGACCTCGGGGAGCTTCGGTCTGCGCACCCGTGACGTTGACCTTCAACGACGCGCGTAGCGCCTCGAGAAGATCGCGGGCGCCCTCTCGTTCCCCCTCGGAGATCTCAGGCTCAGTCATACTTCACCTCCTCGACGGTCGTCCCCTCGGGCACTTCGATGGTGACCGCCGGATCGCCTTCGCAGCCCGGGCGCTCGTGGAATCGGATCCCCCACGACGGGTACGCGTTGACCGCATACACACCGATCACCCAGTCGAGTCGCCCGCCGACGACCGGGTTGCAAAAGTCTGCTGCAACGTCCAACTGCAGTCCGTCCGGTGCTCTCAGTCGCAGGCGGGTGCCATCGCGCCCAAGATTGAACTCGTCGCGCACAGCACCTTCGACCTCAACCAGGTCGTCGGATGCCCCGTAGATGGTGATCTCAGGCATTCTCGCCCACCTTCGACGCCGCGCGCAGTGCGGCCTCCATGCCGGTGCGAACGTGCGGGTACACGGTCTTCGGTTGGCAACCGTGCGCCGCCTTGAAGTACGCGGTGATAGCTGATTCGATGGCTTCGTCCTGGATCCGCTCTGCCTCGGCTAGCTCGGCCTCCATGCCCTGTGCCTGCCACTCGAGGTTGTCTGCAGTCCACGAACCGATCTGGCCGGACTTGCGGATCAGCTCGGCAGCGAATCGCCAGTGCTCTGGCTTGATCGGGGAAGGGGTCGGCAGCACATGCTCGCCGCCGTTGTCGCACCCGCAGCACGCCTCCGCGAACCCGGCTCGCTGCTCGGATTCGAGCTTCGCCTGACGCGCCTCGTCTCGCTCGGCGATGAGTCGGCGGATGCCGTCGAGCAGCCGGCCGTCGTTCTTCTCGCCCAGGATCTCGAGCGCCTGATCCACCAGAGCTTCGAGGCGTACGGTGTCTCGGTAGTGACCTTCCGCGTGCCGAATGGCTGAGCTTCCCAGGAGGTCAAGCGCCTCTTGGAGGTCCGACATGGTCCGCCGGCGACGTACGTCAAACTCCTCCACCGCGACCTTGTCCGCTTCCGTCCTCATGCTTTTACCTCCACGTTTATCCATTCCACGTCAATGGTCAGTTGTCGTGCGTAATAGTCGATTTCGAAGACCCGTCCGAGTCCACGCAGTCCGCTCCGCGGCACTCGGACCTGAAGATCCATGCCGGCGGACACCTCCGCGGGGATCAGACCGATGAGGTCGTTGAACGGGACGACATAGTTGCCGTCGACACGGACCTCGGGATGGTTCAGCTGCGCATACGCGGTCACGGCGCCACCCGGCCGTTCTGCACGAATGACTTGTGCGTCATCGGCATCTTCTCTGCGAAGTGCTTCTCCATTTGCCGTGCCACCAGGTCGATCTCGTACAGCGGCGTGCTCGGGTAGGCCGCTGTCTCATCGCCGACGCGAAGGCTGAGGAAGTTCATCAGGCCGCGCGCGTTCATGGTGACGTAGAACGAGGTGTACAGCTGGAACGGCAGGACGTCGCGCGCAACTTCCCGGGCAATGCCGGCGTCGAGCATGGTCTGGTAGAGGTTGTAGCCGGTATCGGCGGCGAGCTGGAACAGGTCTGTCACCAGCTCGTGCTGCTCGAGCGTCCCGGCCTCGAATCGATACTCACCCGGCTTGCCCACCTGGACCAGCGGCCGGTCGTCGGCCGGGACGTAGAACACGCCCTTCATGACCTTGTATCGACCGGATTCCTCGTTGTACGAGGCGATTCGGTGGCGCATGAACTCACGCGAAACGAATATGGGGCACTCGACCAGGAAGGTGAAGACGGAGTGCTCGAACGGCGATCCGTGTCGGTTCCGGTCAAGGAAGTCGATGAAGCCCTCAGTCGCCTCGACCCCGCGGGATCGATCGCCCAGCGTTGAGACCTTCGCCGCCTCGACGACGCGCTGATCCTCACCCATCCAGTCGACGAGCTCGACGCGCATGTCGGATCGGAACTTGATGTCGCCGCTCATTCGCCGGCCTCCCGCGCCGTGAAGGTGTCGTCGACATCGATCACGTTTGCATCGTCTACCTGTACGGTAGACACATCGCGACGGTCGACCGACGAGGTGTCGACGTAGTCCTGGAGCATCTTGACCGCGGTCTTGCGGTACATCTGCTCGTCCCAGTCTTCCCAGACGGATCCGCGCGAGTTCTTCTTGACCTTGGCGATGTACCGGGGGTCCGCGATGGCCACCGAAGATGGCTTCCCGTCGTGGTCGAGGGCGTAGGCGTAGGACATGACCGGCTTGCCAGAGGTCCGGGTCATGTAGTTGATGTTGTGTACCGGGCGATCCATCGTGTTCGGGTTGAACTCGAAGGTCTCGCCCTCGTACACAACCTCGTTGACGATCGACTGGTATCGACCGGATCGCATGATTCGTTTGGCGATACCCTTCCAGGACTCCATGCCCTGGATGCCGCCCTTGCGTGGCACGAGGTAGTAGTCCTCGGTGCCTGGGACGTGGCCCTTCTCTGCGCAGTCGAGCAGGGCCTGCATCAGCGATCCTGGGTCGCGCTTGGCCGACGCGACGAGATTCTGGTCGCGCATCACGGCCAGCCGTGCCATCTGCAGCCACCGGTCCATGTCCGTGCCCTTGGTGAGGACGTTCTGAATGTCCTTGGCGTGGCTGTAGATGAAGCTGACTGGGTTGTTGGACTGCTGTCCCTGAGCGGCTTGCTGCAGTTCAGACACGGGTCTCCTCGAGCTGGTTGAGGCCGAGTTCCTCGGCGAAGGTGGATCGGAAGTCGTGGATGATGTCGAGGATCTGATCGACCGCGTCGTCGAAGCTCGATGCACTGGTGGCGATCTGTCGGGATACGCTGTGCGCTCCGTAGATTCCGAGCGGCGATCGCAGCTTCCGGAAAGCCCACTCCCGGCTCTCCCCCTGGGTGACGACCGCGGTGTCGGTGACGAGTTCGGCGATCTCGAGGAGGCGCATGGACTGCTGTGCCGAGGCAACACCAACCAGGCGCAGCATCTCTGGATACTCACGCTCGTGGCTGCCGAAGCGATCGAGAACCTCGTCGTTGAAGGTCTGGCACAGGTTGATCAGGTGGTGGTTGACGCAGTCCGGCTCCCCCGTGATGTCGGTGTCGCCCTTCATCCAGCTGACGACGTTCATGACGCAGCCGTAGGGGTCCTCGGGGCCGGTGTTCGGGAGGGCGGCGAGCTGGAACGGGTGGGCCATGGCTGGCGGCTTGATGATCACGCCGGCACCTCCTCGGTGGCGACCGTCACCTTCTCGGCACCCTCCTCCAGCCAGTCGAAGGCGCTCCGCGCTGCATCGACGTCGCCCTTGTAGATGTTGAGCAGCTCCATCTTGATCTGCCATGGCGCGACGAACTCGTGGACGCCGATTGCCGGCGGATTGCTGAGCACCTTGTTGATCTCCCCCACAGCCTCGATCGCGGCGCCGACCGAGGCGCTCTGCTGGTCCAGCCATGCGTAGAGGGTGTCGATGTCTGCCTGCATGGATTTACGTGACATTGTATTGAATCCCCTTGTCTCTCATTTGTTGTGAACTATCAACTTTGAGTTGATTGTTGAATCCGCTCCGCGGCACTCGGTGCTCATCTGGAGGTGTGGGGCGACGCCGGCGCAGGAGCCTTCGAGCAGTGCCCGAAAGGAACGGCACCGCAAGCAGGGCCCCGTCTTGGCGCCAGGGTTGTTCCCTGCTGGGGCTCCTTACCTCCCCTACTGAGGACCCATCTCAAACTTCAGCAGGGGCGAGCTTGACGCCGGCGTCGCAAGTCCTGTGTCTCAGTAGGGATTAGAGAGTTTCTCACTTCCCTCTTGCCGACTCCTTCACAGTACGTCATGTCTATGCAGGAGTCAACTAGACATTAGACAGATGGGTACATCGCCGCGCGCCGATCCGCCGTGTCGAGCGCATCCTGGTGCGCCTCAACGACGCTGACCTTGGGCTCCTTCTCCGGAGGGATGTAGCGGAGGTACGGCACGCTGCCGCGTCCCGGCATCTGGCGCCGAGCGATGACCTCGTCGTCGTCCATCTTGATGAGTCGCGCAGCGCCGGCGTGCTCGAGGATCTCGGCGTGTACGCCGTGGCGCATGTCCTTGATCTCGCGATAGGCCTCTTCGATGGACCGGTACCGCTCCCCCAGGGCGATCGGAACCGTCACCTCGAGGTCTGGGTCCAGCTCAGGGTTGAGCTCGCGCACCGCCTCGTAGGAGGCGATGTCGTCACTGATGCTGGGGGTGATGTCGTCGCGCAACTCGGCCATGAACTGGTCGCCGGCCTCGGTGAGGAAATTGACGTCCTCGGTGTTGTACTTGACCGGGTAGGTGCGATAGTCGACGCCAGAGATCAGCGCCGCCAACTCGGCCTGCTTGACGCCAAGAACGTACATGTAGAACAGCACCTGGCACCGGTAGTAGATCGGGATGCCGTCGGACCCATTAGGCCCGTAGCCTTCGCCACGCGCGCTGGTCTTGATCTCAAGGATTCGCTTGATGAACCACTCGCCGGTCTCTTTGTTGCGACCCCACACAATCCCGTCGGGATTTGCGTTCATCCAGCCGCGGCCAGGGATCAAGCATCGGAAGGTGTGACCCGTCGTGATGTACTCATCCGGGTCGATCGATTCGGCATATTTGTCATAGACAACCGGCTCAAGGCGTGTTCCCCACTCCATGGCCGGCGTCTCTTCGATGTCTTCGAGTTCACCCTTCTTGCGGTGCCACAACGAGAACCGCGACTCGAAGGGCGACAGGCGCACGACGGCCGAGATTTCCGAGCCGCCCAGATGACCACGACGGGCAGCGTGCCACTCTGGGGAGCCGTTGGCGAATTTGCCGACAACCTGCGCCCGACCATTGATTACGGCGCCCTGGGTGAGAATGTCGTTGGGCGTTTCTGCCGTCATCACTTGCCGGCCGACTGAAGAAGGGAAGAACGAACCCGGGTCCGGATTAGTGGTCGAGCACGACCATTTCCGACAAAGCCGTCGGTGGGAAATCGCCGCGAATCCTCGCGGGCGATGATCGCCTTTGTCTCTCTGGAGGCCGGCCCGGGGATCTTGAATCCCATAACCGTCCAGCGATAACCCCAGCTACCGATCGTAGCTTCTGCTCCTATGGCCAATTGTGGCGAAGACACGCTAATGCACTCCTAAGTGATGTCTAGTGTTGCGTCGTCCATTAGTATAGTGCGAACGTGTGACACATCTGTTGACCGCGTCCAGGTGTGCATGAGACACTGATCAGTGTCATGCAGAGAAACAACGAGGTACCGCAGCCGTGGCACAAGGCCATGTTGAAGCAAGGGTTAACCAATCCCAGGACTGGTGAGCCTAGCTATAACGCCTTGGCTAAAGAGGCTGGGCTACACACCACAACGGTAGTCCGGCTGATCACAGGCCGTGCGGATCCACGACTCGTTGAGCGGCAGACCTTAGAGAGGGTCGCAGAGGCCTTGTCTGTCCCCCTGAAGAAGGTGACCGAATGGCTCGGGGAATCCTGGGACGCAACCGCTCCCCCGTACACCCCGCCCACGGGATCTGAAGTCCTAACGTCGAGACAGCGAAAAGTTCTGGACGACTTGATCAGAACGTTCATATCGGACGTCAAGTACGGTCCCGGAAACGAAGAGTCCAACCCCCGCCTGACATAACAGGCGGGGGTTGGCCCCTTCTTGGGGCCCTGCGCTACGCCACGCGCCTGATCCCCAGCACGCTGGCGAGCATGTCGAACAACTGCTCGCAGGCCTCGGGCCCGAAGTCCAGGAGCTGGTCCGCTCCGGGTCCGTATTGAAGCGAGAATACTGGCTCTCCGTCGATCATCTCGACGTCCGCGGCAACCAACTGTCCAGCTGTGGTTGAGATATTAGAGAGGCGCGGATCGATCATGGTGCTGACTAACCTTCTAACTGAGCATGGGTCCAAACAGCAGTTCGTCGGCGTGTCGCCGCGCCGGGGGCTGAGGTCTCGACCTAGGGTGGGGGGGAGTGCCAGACTCACGGGCTGTGCGGTGACACAATCTGCGTTTCGTCGTAGGCAGATGTGACGTTACAGCCTGTTAATCAACTGGTAAACATTGCTTAAGAAATAGGGACTTTAGTCCCTGCGTGGCTCGTTGACCGGCGGTTTTCTTACTCTAGAGTAATGTTGCCGGCCTCGAGCGCGCGGTCTTCATCCACAACACGAGCCTCGAGGATCTTCGACCCCATCTTGGCCATCGACGACCTGATCGCCTCGCGGTCGACATCGGCGTAGATCTCGGTCATCGACAGCGACGAGTGTCCGAGGATCCGCATCACCATGTGCATGTCGGCGCCCATCGACACCAACACCGATGCCGCGGTCTTGCGCGCGCTGTGGAGCTTCACGTGACGCAGGCCGGCGGCGGTCAGCATGTCGGTCCACCGCTTCCAGTCGACCTCGGCCGCGACCGGGCGCCCGGTCACCTCATGCCAGACAAGGTTGAACGGATTCGGCTGATCCGCAGTCGCGTCGCGATGCTCGCGCAGGATCTCCAGGAGCATCGTCGGGATCGGGATGACGCGCTGGGAGGTGTCGCTCTTGGTCGGGGTCAGCCAGAACGCTCCGATCAACTGTTCGTAGTCGGTGTCGTCGTCGGGGATCAGGAATTTGCGTTTGGTGCACGACCGCGGTTGAGCCCATCCGCACGGCCATGCGCCGAAGTCGTTCTGGTCTCCACACCCATGCTCGCTCGGCACCATCTGCAACTGGTGAGTGATCGTCAGCTCGCCGTGCTCGAAGTCGACGCGATCCCACTGCAGCCCGAGGATCTCACCTTGGCGTAGCCCGGTCAGGAACGCAGCGATCCAGCGGCTGATGAACGGATCCTCGCTGTGGACGTCGAGGAACCTTGCCGTCTCGGTCACGTTGAGGCGGTCGCTCTTGGCATACTTCGGCTGCAGCTTGGCGGGCCCGTCAGGTCCGGCGACGTTCTCGGAGATGAGGTCGACTCGCACCGCGGCCTGGAGACCGCGGCCGAGGAGGTCGTGACACCGTCTTGCCGCGGCGACGCTCTTCTTGTCGCGGATCCGCTCGACCATCGTCTTCACGTGAGTCTTGGTGAGCTTGTCTAGTCGGATGTCAGCGATCCCGCCATGCTCGAGCAGGACCTGCAACTCGATGCGGTACTTCACCCGGGTCTTGGGTCGCCACTCGCGCTCCTTGTCCTTCATCCAACGCGTCAGCCAGTCCCCGACCGACATGCGCTCGGACACCGAGATGTCTTGCTTGGTGCGGACCAACGTGAACAGCTTCTGGAGCTGACGGTTGGCCTCGGCCTCGGTCTTGCAGGTGCGCTCCAGGCGACGTCGCTTTCCGGTGAGCGGGTCCGGATTACCTTCCACCGACGCGATGAACTTGCCGGCGCGCTCGCGGATGCCGCCCGACGCCTTGGACCTACGTTCTGTCAATTTCTGCCTCCTGTTGTGAGCCCCCGCCGGTGATGCGCCGTAGTCTCGGGGGGTGTTTTTGTTCGGTCATGACATGCGAACTCGGGATGCTCGTCACGCTCGCAGATTGCTGCGTGTCGGGCGCCCTACTGAGCTCTGGTCCGCCCTACTATTTCCCCTACAAAGCAGGACGACACATGGGTTAGCAAGGGTAGACAGTCATGGTCATTGACCTGCAAAAACATGTGAACATCCATCTAATTGGAGAGTATACAGGAGAACAGGGTAAGCGATCATAGTTTTTTGTTCTCCCAGCAGAGAGGCCATCTAACCGTCTATCTCCTACCGTTTTCCTACTATAGCCTCGGGGTGCTGATCAGAGGCCATCTCACACCCTACAGACGCACGCGTAGCCGCAGAAGTCCCCGCAGGGGTGACCGGCAGTAGGTCTCGGTAGGATCTGCAGACACAAGAAGACCCCCTACCGAGTTGGTAGGGGGTCTTTGTCGGCCGGTCAGGACTGAACGCCCCAGACCCAAGCCTGCCGGCCCACTTCGCGAAGTCCGGCAAGGTGCCGAACCTCCATGGCCCTCAGTGCGAAGTCGTGCTGGTGCACGTCGCCCAGGATGCTGAGGTCCGCGTCGGCATAGCCAGTCGAGTACGCCACAAGGAGATCGCGATCGTTCATCGTTCGACCTTCCCTTCGCACCACTCGCTGACGCACTTCTTGTTGACGCACTTCCTGACGACCTCGGCGGTGTCCTCCTCGCGAGCCGTCACCCTGACGTGGGTTCCTAGCCAGGACATGAATCCGTCGTCGAATGTGGCCCACCGCCGGCGACGGAGGTACTCCTCGACGGTGTCGAAGTCCTCCCGCCGGGGAAGCCGCGCCGGCGCGCGCAAGTCATGCATGTCGACCGTGCCGCAGTAGGGGCACTCGGTCGTCAGCGAGAACTCCCGGACGACCGTTGTTCCGTCGAGTCTCATGGCGCCCATCCATTCTCGAGGACGTGTGCGCCCAAGGCCCGGAACGCGAGGGCCGCGGGGCAGTCGCAGTACCCAGATCCCATGAAGTGATGCTGGCCGTCCCTGACCCCTTGGTAGGTGCCCAGGCATCGGTCCGGACTGCCATCGACGGGCCGGCAGATGTAGTGCTTGCCGATCTCGTACGTCATAGGTTCAACCACTCCTCGAGGATGTGTTCCGGCCACCTCGTCCAGTGGAGCTCCTTGCCACAGCCGCACTTGCCACACGAGTCCATGTCGAGGTTGAACTCTTCGAACGGGTTGTGGATCTCGAGCAGCTTCAGGAAGGCGAGCTGCTCCACGCCCCGGAGTTCAGGCATCGACCCTCCTGGCTCTTGCGTAGCCATCCCAAAGGAGGGACTCTTGGCACGTCTGACCGCGAAGCAGCCTGGCGACCGCCAGGAGGTCCCGGGTCTTGTCGGCGTTGTGGTCATAATCCTCTTCTGCGTAACGCAGTGCGCGGGTTAAGTGCATGATCACGCTGTCCGTCATCTCGTCCGCCGACTTAAGTGCGTCGGCAACTCCCTGTGCCCTCAGGCTCGAGGGGGTATCGACTTTGCTCACTTGGGCAGCCCCCGGTGGACCTCTTTGCACTTCTCGCACACCGGCGAGTTTTCGCGCGATGTCCGGGTGACCTGGAACCGGATCCCGCACAGTGCTCGTACGAACTTGCCGTCGACCGCGCTCTCGAGGATCTCCCCCTTCTTCACGTAGTGGACAACCTTCGGGGGTTCGTCGGTGTCGGTGGGTCGGGTGTCGGGCCGGTCGAGTGTTTGAGTGCTCATGCCTTCTGCGTCTCCTCGACGACGATCACGATCTGGTCATCCTCGGGGAAGACCCGGGCCCAGTCATCGGAGCCGGTGTTGCGACCGAGTTCCATTGCTTTCTGTTGGGCCCAGTGCATGGCGTCCATGAAAGTGCCGATGTCGCCACCGACGCCGTAGTCACACGGCGCGATGAATCGGTGTCGGGTGATCTTCTCGGTCTCTTTCGTTGCTCTGGTCACATTGCCTCCTTGAGTGCGTTGAGGTTCTTCACCGTGGACGCGACGGCCCGGTCGATGAACTCTTCTTTCGTGATCTGTTCGCGATGCCAGGAGTGAAGGAAGTCCTTGCGGTCCCAGCCATCCGGGTCGGTGATGGTGAAGTCGAACTCCTTCGACCACTGCTCCGATGTCTTCAACACAGGGTTAGTCATTAGACATCACCAGCTTGAGTCGAGCGGGACGTAGACCTGGTTCTGGGTCCGAATGAAATCCCTGGTCGCCGGCCGAACGAGGTCCGATTCGGTGATCCGGATCAGCAAACGCCAGCCGCGGCGATTGGCCTCCCCGGCGCGATGAATCTGCCACCAGTCCCAAGAGGCCCACACCTGAGGCTTCGGGGCCATCAGTGTTCGAGTGCGCCGACCTGCGAGCTCCTCAACCTTATTGGTCATCTCGGAGTACAGAACGTTGTCCTGATCGTGTTCGATCTCCAGCTCGTAGTCACCTTTGAGGAACTCGGTCAGGCACGGATTGCCGGCGATGATCGTGTGGAATCTCGGAGACCTCTGAGTGAGCTGTTTCGGCAGCGAGGGATGCCCATAATCAGACGGATGACCATTGTCTCCGCGGGGCACACCGTCGGTATGCCAGCCCGGGATGGCTGGGTACCAACCCGGCATGAGCATTGAGACCTTGGTATCAACGAACACGTACTCTCGATCGCCGACAATCGGTGCGCGCTCGAGCAGGTCCCGCACCGCGGGCCCGCCGAAGAGGATCGCATCCGAGAGGCTGGCACGCCTCAGATTGGGCGTGCCCTCTATTTGGTCATCCGAGATGTAGACATCCCGAGCATCGGTCTCCCTGTATGCGTCGCTGTTGAACCTGTACTTAGCCATTAGACACCTCGCTGACGACGGACACGATGTTGGTGTAATCGCCGAGCGCGGAATGCTCACGGCCGGACAGTTCGAATTTGTAGGTCTTGCCGGCGTCGATGGAGTAGTAGATCGGCCACACATTGTCGACGTCGCTGAGCATCATTTCCTCGATCTCGAGGGTGCCGCAGCTGGTGTTCAGGCGAAGTGACGGCGTTGGCTCGGCACGCATGACTGAGACCTCCTGCTTGCCGTGGACCGTGCAGGTTTCCTCGCGCGGATCCGCGTAATCGAGATCGAACGACCAGAAGATTCCGGCGACGGGCAGTACGAGAACCGCGAAGAATGCGGAAAGGGTCATGAAAGACAGGGGGATGCCATCCGGAGCACGAAGCGCCAAGGCAAGCACCGCGAACAGACCCAGGACGACCGCAACCGCAACGATGTACAGAAGAATCATTGTCAGACACCTTTCACGTTCATGAGCTGGGACAGCACTGCCTCGACTTCGACCAGGTCTTTGGCATCTTCCATCACCTGGTCGATGTCCTTGTAGGCGTCCGGGATCTCGTCGATCCACTCTTCGCCGTGGCGGTATTCGATGCCCTTCATTCGGTCGGCGAGGTCATCCAGGGTGAACAGCTTCTTGGCCTGGGTGCGCGAATACTGACGGCCGGCACCATGGGGCGCAGAGAAGAGGCCGGACTCATTCCCTTTGCCGCGGACGACATAGGACTTGGTGCCCATGGATCCGGGGATCAGTCCATATCGACCCTCGCTTGCGTCGATTGCACCCTTGCGCGTGAGCCACACTTTCTTGCCGGCGATCTCGACCCGCTCGGTGTAGTTGTGGTGACAATTGATACGCCGGAGTTCGACGTCGCGACCGAGCTCGTCGAATTCGACGGCATCGGAGTACTCGAGCCACCGGGTGAACACATGGACGAAACGGTCCATCATTTCGGCCCGGTTCTCGAGCGCGAAAGCCTGTGCCCACCGGAGCTCGCGAATGTAGTCGCCGAATTCGTCGGTCCCGGAAGGCAGGTAGGCGAGGTCGGGGTTGGCGAGTTGAATGTGCCACTTCTTGCACAGCTTCTGGGCGATCTTGATGTGCTTCTGCGCGATCTTGTTGCCGACACCGCGGCTGCCGGAATGCAGGAAGAGCCAGATCGCGCCCGGTCCACGCTCGTGCACGGACTCGCACAGCTCGATGAAGTGGTTGCCGCCGCCGAGCGAGCCCAGCTGTTCCCGCCACTTCGGCGAATGCTTGAGGTCGACGCCCTTCTCTTCGGCCATGGCCTCGAGCCGCGCAATGCGCTCCTCGGTGTGCGCGGCCCAACGCCCATCGACGTTGTAGTTCCCCGGCGAGAGCGGGATGGCGATCTCGACCCGTTCGCGCAGGTCCGCGAGACTGAGATCTGCGATGTCGTTCTTCTGGACCCAGGTCTCCACGCCGATCATGCCGCAGCCGATGTCCACGCCGACCGCGGCCGGGATCACGGCGTCCACCGTGGGAATCACCGTGCCGACGGCAGATCCTTTGCCGCCGTGTGCATCCGGCATGAGGGCGACGTGAGGATGGATGAACGGCAGCGACGAGATCTCGCCGGCCTGCTGCGTGGTCATGTCGTCGAGGATCGATGCGTAGTTGAGCACCTTGGGTGCGATCATTTCGGGCATGTCATAACCTTCTTTCTCTGGTTAAAGTGCGAGTTGTGCAGCGAAGTCGGATTCGCTGTCGTCGAAGGGGAATTCGCAGATGTCGTCGAGGTAGTAGTCGTGGACACTGCACTCGTTGACCAGACCTATCAAGCGTTCGTTGTTGGCCTCATTGGCCTTTCGGAACGCCCATCGAACGGCATCCTCTGCGTCCTCGATGGCCCGGGCAACGTCGTCGCGCGCCATAACCAATCGATTGAATACCTCTTGCTCCAGGGCTCCGAGAATCTGTGCCTCATCGTCCCACCAGGTGATTGTCGGGTACCCGGACGGCAGCAGGTACGCATGCCGGCCGGCGTGCCGGTAGATCAGGTCGCACTGACGCAGAGCGCCTTTCTCGACCAGGAATCGAGACTGGCACCGGCCGTGGATCGCCGTATCTCTCAGGTTCTCGCTGACGTAGGTGCCTGGGATTACTTCTTCGTCAAATAGCATGTTGCACCTACGGATTCAGGTTGAGGTCGATCTTCGTGGTCACCGATCCGGTGGGCACGTAGATTCGATACTTGGTGTCACTACCCCGGCCTGGCGTGTCCCAGCACCATCCGAGCCAGTCAGGGGTTGGCCTGCATCCATCTCGGGTCTCGAAGTACGGCTGCTCCAGTCCGTCAATCTCAAAAAGGGCCGCGGATCCGGACTGGACGTTCTCCAGCATCAGCTGGTTTCCTTGCTTCCAGTAGAATCGGTACCTGGCATCCGAATCGATTGAGCCGGTTCCGAATACGAAGTATCCATGAACTCCAGTGCCATCAGAGATGGACACGAGGTCCCGCTTTACCCACTTGGCCTCGCCTGGAATGGACAGCGGCCAGATGATGACTGCAAATATGGACAACATCAGCGGGATGCCGAGCAAGCCATCCGCCTGCCGCGCGAATACAGCCCAGGCAGCCATCACGACGAAGAACACGACAACGAACAGCCCGATCATGACAGGCGTGCCGATCCAGGTCACTGCTCCCCCTCCAGCTTGGTGATGAGGTCGGCGATGGTCTCGAGTGACACGGGCCATAGACCCCAGGCGTCAACACCGACATTGATGGTGCGACGAAGTTCGGAATCGCCAGGCTGAACCACGCGCGTCGGCGTGCCGTCCAGTTCTCTGAAGTTGACGTTCTCGAACCGGGTTGGGATATCGGGATGCCGCGTATGCATGGGGACGAGCTTCGAGTAGAGTCCCTGGTCGTCCCACTGAAGCACGGTCAGGGGCGAGCTCTGGTGCGTATGGCCATGCAGAAGCCACCGGCCCGTGTCGCGCAGTCGCCACTGTGGATGGCGGTCCTCTTCGGTGTGGTCTCCGTAGTACGGGTAATGACTCAGGCACACGTTGTGGCCGGCGATCTTGCGGGCCGCGAACGGCATGATGGTGTCGAACACCTCGAGGTATTCCGGCCACCACTTCTTCGCGGTGCGGAACTGGGGGTGGCAGCCGTCATGGTTGCCCGGGATGAGGTGGAACTCCGCACCTGTGTCGGTTCGCAACTGAGCCAGAGTTGCAAGGGCGTCGCGCTGGGCCTGGGATCCACCCGCGGATAGATCGCCAAGGATCCACAGCTGGTCGCGCTTGGTGAGGGTCGACCGGAAGTTCTGCATCATGACGTACTCGGGCCGCATTCCATCAACCGGCCGGTTTTGCCACTCCTGGCGAACCAGGTGGATACGGCCCAACTGCGGCTTCTTGTGACCGAGATGCAGGTCGGCCGTGAAGTAGATGGTCAATCGAACTTCCCCTCGGCTGGTGCGAAACCGACGAATCCGTTGTCCCACTGGAAGTGGCCGACGATCTTGTCGCTGTTGTTGATCACGGGCAGCGGATCCATGTCGATCCGCAGCTCACCGCCGACGAACCCTTCGGCGATGTCCTGGATCACCCCGAGCGCCTTCGCGATGCCGGCCAATTCTTCCTTGTCGAACACGTAAGCCATCTTCTCTCCTGTCTACTGTTGCGTTGGATATTAGAAAGGGTACCAGTGGCCACTGTGTTGCACAATGGCCGCTGGCACCCTTTCGGCGTGGTCAGCTGGCGTAGTGATTCTGCAAGTTGCCCTTGCGGATGCTGCGAGTTCCCTTGGGGGGCTTGGGTTCGTACGAGAACCTCGGTGGCTCTCCGCAGCAGTTCCCGTCAGGGTTGGCACCACAGTCCTGGATGCCAACAAAGTCGTCTCGGAGCGACTCCCACCACGTTGGTGTGTGGATGGCCCACTCTTCGACCTCGATCGCGGTCACCCATGTGGTCTTCTGGAGGATCTCGTCGAGCGTCCAGTAGTCGGAGATCTCGTCCGCGAAGTCATCCCTCTCCGGATCGAAGTAGTACAGCTTGTCGTCGACCCACATGAAGGTGGCGTTGATCTCTTCGCAAAACACCTTGGTCCAGTTGGGGACGTGAGTGATCTTCCGGAAGTAGCGTCGCTGGAAGTCCTTGAGCGGAAAGTCTTCGGCATCGCGCCAGGTCTTCTGTGACCGTGCCGTCTCATCCAGGATGGCCCAGCGAGCCTGGGCAGAGAGTGGTCGAGTCGCAGTGATGAGCCGCTTGATCGTGTTGAGCTGGGCCACTGCGACCTCATCCACATTGCGCCGGCGGATGCTGCCATTCGGGATGATCGTTGAGAACACGTGGGTGGTCACGTCCTGGTACTTCAGTCGTGCCAGGTCGGCGTTGATCCTCGACTCGATGAACTCGACGAACATGTCGTTCATTCGGTCGTAGTACACATCGGCTGGGCTGGTCATTGTGTGTGCGCTCCTGCGTATCGGGGGTGGGCGTCGTAGCGAGTGATGACGTCGACTTCTCCCGGCTTCCAGACTTTGGCGATTCGGGATTCGATGGACGAGATGAAGAACTGACCGGCGACGTCGTAGGCCAGGGTGGCGTAGGGATTGTTCCCGTCACCGAGGTCGCCATCGCGAACCCAGATCTCACAGATGTTGTAAGTCAACGTCATTCCTTCCGGGGCCTCGATCACGGCTGCCTCAGTTCGATGACGTAGGCCATCGTGAGTTCGCGGTTGGCGATGTACTCCTCGGCCTCGCCCGGGTCGTCGAATGGACCGAAGTACTGATACGGCGCCGAAGCCTTCTTGTGCAGCACCGCCGCTTTCGACGTGGGGAGCATCAGCCCTGGACCTCCGCGGACACGCGCTCGAGCTTCTCGTGAGCGACTCGGAGGTGCTGCTTGCAGACCTTCTTGAGCTCCAGGGCGCGCTCCCAGGCTGGGAAGAGCTCGTCCATCGTCAGCTTTCCGCTGGCGATCGTGCTCACGATGCCTTCCAGCTCGGCCAACGACTGCTCGTATGAGGGTGTGCTCACGCTATTGTTCTCCATCTTCTATGCGGTGACGGCGGTGAAGGTGCCGTCCTTGGTTGTCACGGTGAATTGGATTCCAGCCGGCGGGTTCGGCCCGCTGACGCCAGAGATGACCGCGTATCCGCGGTTGAGGACCTTCTGGTGGTCGAGTGCGGCCAGGGTCTCGCCGAGGGCGTCGATGCGGCGATTGTGGCTGGCCAGCTGGGCTGCTGAATTGCTGAGAACCGCATTCAGGGCGGTGTCGGTCCGACGGTCGGCCGATGAAAGCTCGCTGACCACAGCGCCGGCGACACGGTCGAGCATCGAGTCGATGCGGAGTTCGCTGTTCTGAATGCGTCCAGCAACTGAGTCTCCAATTCGTTCGAACATCTGTTCGATCTGTCGGACCTCAGTGTGCACGTCGGGTACGACACGTTTCGCTGCATCCGTCGGAGTTGCCGCTCGAAGGTCCACAACGCGGTCGAGGAGCGGCCGATCATTCTCGTGGCCAATCGCAGACACAACCGGGGTTGCAGACGCGAACGCGGCGCGAACCAGAGCCTCGTCGGACCACGGGAGGAGGTCTTCCTTCGAGCCGCCGCCGCGGGCCAGGATGATGACGTCCACGCCCGGGTCCGCGTCGAACTCCTCGATGGCTCGCTTCGCCGCGCCGGCGCAGCGCTGCCCCTGGACGTTGATGTGGGACAGCTTGAAGCTGACGCTCGACCACCGTCCTCGCGCGACGCTGAGCACGTCCTTCTCCGCGTCGCTATTCGGTGCGGTGATCAGGCCGATGCACTTCGGAACACGCGGGAGCGCCTGCTTGTGGCGTGGATGGAAGAGGCCCTCGGCCTCCAGCTTCGCCTCGCGGGTCTCGAGCTCGTTCTGGAGCGCCCCGACCCCGACTGCCATGATCTGGCTGATCCGCAGCGACAGGCTTCCCCGGGAGTTCCAATACTGGGGGTGGCCGAAAACCTTGACGTGATCGCCGTCGGAGATGTCGCGCGGAACGACGCCGGCCGAGGCTGTGACAGAGATCGACTGCTTCTTCTCCACGTCGCGCATCTCGATGAAGACGACGTGCCCCTTCGGTCGGTGCACGCGGACGAGTTGACCCTCAACCCAGATGTCACCGAGCCGGTCGACGTACTTCCCGACCTCCTGGTTGTACCGGGCGACGGACCACGGGGCATCCTCTGATGCCTTCACTCGCTGGCTCCTGCCATCGCATCCTCGATGGACCGCTCGAGCGATCCGTGGAGGTTCGCGACGACCTCAACCTGCGGCAGAAGCCCCAGGGACTCGAAGACGTCCAGAACGGTTTCGAGACTGTCGAGCCAGTTCTGGACTGCGTCGTAGGTGGCTCTCAGTTGCGCCGGGGTTGGCTCTTCGTGGGCCAAATTGCTCTCCTGTCTACTGGCTGCCGCAACGGCTAGACAGACGGTATCAGACCATTGCCCAAATCAGTGGTACAGCACACACATAACCGGGGGTTGACGTGGTCAACGCCACGTGTCTAAACTCAGAATCACCAGTTAGACAGAAGGGGGGAGACAGAATGAAGGCACGGGAGCCACCATCAAGACTTGACATCAATTCGAAATGCCAAACAGAAAGGAGTTGCACGCTTTAGGCGACGACGCAACAGAAACCGGCAGGGCCCCACTCAATTTCGAGTGGGGCCCTGCCGGTATTGTGGTGTGACCTGAACAACGCTAGTATGCAGCGTGTGGATAGACAGACGAGACAACTAGAAATACGGATACCCAGATGGGTCGTGTACTGCCTCACTGGTGTCGTTGTTGTGGCGGCTGTCGCGGGCCTGGTCGGGCTGGTATTCAACGTTGTCGGAGACGACGAGCCGAAGGTTGAACCGCCGGCGTATGTGGCCGACTGCGGGCAGAATTGCTCCGAGATCTACGTGCGACTCCAGGACGCGTGCACCGGTGCGATCACCGACTGCGTTGACGATGCCACGTGGATGGAGAGCAGGACTCGGAGCATCCGCACCCCCTACGGCATCCTGGGCGACAGGCCCACCGACGCATGGACTAAGTTCAGAGTCGCGTGCGGCCGAGAGGGGGCCGAATGGGAGTCGGGATCGCACTCAATTCCGAAGATTTCCGGAACCGGCGATTGCCGCTGGATCGCCGATACTGCAATTCGACTTACTGAACTAAATCTAGAGGGAATGCAACTAAAGGAGGGCTCCGGACATGGCTAGAATTCCCCAGGTTCTGATGGTGGACGATCTGGACAACAAGCCGATCGAGGAGGGCGAGGGCGGCACCGTCTCGTTCTCTTTCCAGGGCGTGGATTACGAGATCGATCTGCGCACAACCAACATCATGAAGTTCGAGAAGGCCCTCGACAAGTTCGTCACCGCGGCGACACGAGTTGGAGGGCGCAAGCGCATGGTGCGAGCGGCGCCGTCCGAAGACGCCACAGACCTCCGCGCGGTACGCCAGTGGGCGCGGGACAATGGCTACGAGGTGTCAGCCAAAGGCCGTGTGCCGCAACACGTTATGAGGGCGTTCAGCGAGGCGGTCTGAGTTACACCACGGTCGGGATCAATGCCTCGATGGTGGTACCGAGTCCGACGGCTCGGCCGGCAGTGGCGCGTACGCCTTCGAGCCGCAACATGTCATTCGAGACGAACGTGGTCGGAACCTCGATCCACTTCGTGCCACTCTCGCCGGCAGCGAACGACACTGACCCGATCTCGACACCGTTCTTCATGAGGAACAGGGTGCAAGACGACGAGGTTGTATCCGTTATCTGCACAGCCGCGCGCGCGATTCCCGCGCCGGCAGTGTCAACCACCAGTTGACTACTGTTGACACTGCTCCCGTACCGGGGGTCGATGGCCATGTTGGTGATCGTGGATCGCGTCGCCGTGAGGCTCTGCGAAGACGTCTTCCATGCTCGGCGCATCGTGTACGTCGTGTTGCCTGGCTCCACGTACACGTAGCTGCCGGCCAACAGTGCGCCCGATGTCGAAATGGTGCGCTGACCATTGAGGTGCACGAGGTCGCCATGGTTGATGGTTCCGGTCCACATCAGATGGTGTGGCCGGCCACTCCCGGTGATAGTGCCCGCGGGGGCGCTTATCTGGTCTACGACCGCGGCATTCACCTTGAGCTGCACCACGATGCTGCCAGAGGTGGAGTTTCGAGTGATCCAAACTAGCGCGTGAATCGTGACGGTGCCGCCGCCCTGAGCAGCCATCCCGTAGGACTGCAGCGTTGCGGGGAAGGTGGGGTCTGAGCCCCAGTCGGTGACCGGGGTGGCGACCCCGTTGATTGCGAAGTCGCCAGCCTTGTTCATGCGCTGACGTCCGGCTGCCGGCCACACCTTGACGAACTGTGCCCCGTCCCAGATGTAGCACTGCCCAGTGGGTGCGACGAACTCGGCTCCGTTCCAGATCCGCGGCTGATACTCGGAGAATGTGGTGCCATCGCCCGTCGTGAACAACCCGGGCATCAGGGCACCACGTAGAGAACGCCGGGTTGGCCGGTCGCGGGCAGTGGGCCGATGACAGGGGCCTTGGCATCCACGTAGGCCTTGGTGGTCGCATCATCGGAATCGACTGGCGTGCCGACCTTGGTTCGACCACCCTCGCCGCGCTGAACGATCGTCCACGGCGTCGGGGCGTTGCCGGCGAAGTCGAGTCCATGCAAGCCCGTGTCGCTCGTGGAGTAGATTTTCCACGGCTCGGTGATCGCGTTGACCTTGCCGTTCAGTGCCGTCTGCGTTGCGGTACTCACCGGCTTGTTGAGGTCGCTCGTGTTGTCGACGTTGCCGAGTCCGACGTCGCCCTTGACCAGCGTCACGACGCCGACCTTGCCGGCGACACTCGCGACCGAGTCGGTGGTGTCCGACTTCTCCCACTGACCAGCTGCGTTGTACACCACATAGTCGCCAACGGCGAACTCAATGTTCCCCGATCCGAGGTTGCGCGTACCAGCCGCGGTCACCCGGTAGACGTCGCCGGTGTCGCCAGTTCCGTTAGACAATGCTGGAGTGTTCGTCGCGGCGTTCCACACGCCCTTGTACTCCATGATCGACGACGGGAGCTGGCTGATCGGGACCTTGCCACCGGCGTCGAGGCCAGCGTATCCATTCGCGACCCCCTTGTTCGCAGTGGCTTCACGAGTGGCGATCTGAGCGTCAACCCACGACTTGGTGGTCAGGTGGCCCGCGGCGCTGGGGTCAGCCGCGGTGAGTCGCCCATTGCCGTCGCGAATGGCGAAAGTGTCGGCGACCGCGGACCCCGAATAGGCGATGCCCTCGTCGGTTCCGGCTGGGGTACGCGTATAGACGCGGGTGGTTACCCCTGCCGTGAGCTTCGGAACCTTGGTGTCGACGTAGGACTTTCGCACCAGTTCGTTTGCGCCCGCGGGGTCCGCGTTGTAAGACAGCGGGCCGTAGATGTCCCCGCCAGCCCGTGATACGAACGCCTGCTCTGCAAGGGGTGAGTTGTAGGCGAGCGCGAAGATGCTTGAGATTCTGAAGCTGGCCGACGAGTGGAAGTTCGAGACCGTGAAGCGCAGCTTGGTGAGCGGAGGCGAGGCATCCGTCGGGACGCTAACCCGGGTGACTACAACGCCGCTCTCGCAGTCGGTCCTTGTGTCCAAGGCGTTCCAGACATTGTTCCAAAACCCCTCCACCACAACATTCTTGCCACGAAAGCCGGATGGCATTGCGATACCGACCACGGTTCCGTACCTGAAGGAGACGCACGTTGTGACTTCGGCTACGAACACGTCAGTAGCCTTGTTGGTGAGCGCCACCGAGATGGCGTTCGTGTTCGGCTCGAATGCTCGATCCATGGTTGCCGGCGCCAGTGCAGTGTCCACGCCATTCTTCGTCAGGGTGAACACACCGCCGCGTTGGCGGTTGTAGGCGAGGTCGTTGAAGACGTGCGGGATGTGCACGAATCCGGCGGATTCTGGGGCCCAGGTTCCGATGGCTGCGGCCAGGTTGTTCGGCCCGGAGATGACCGCGCCGTCAGCGATCTTGGGTGTCGTCGTGTCGACGTAGTTCTTAGACGCTGCTTGGGTTGGGGTTGCTGGGTCGCCCACGCCGATTCGTCCGTCGGCGTCACGGATCGGGAACGTGCTGGGGTCCGGCGCGTTCGAGTATCCGGTTCCGGTATCGACTCCCGAGCCGTTTCGGATGTAGACCTGGGCGTTCTGTCCAGTCGGCCGCTTCGCAACCTTCGTATCGAGCCCGGAGTTGAGCTGTGCGAGCGACACTTCACCCGGGGGGCCCTGGTTACCCTGGTCCCCCTTGTCTCCCTTGGTTCCTTGGTCGCCCTTCAGTCCCTGCAGGCCTCGTTCGCCGGGGTCGCCCTTGTCGCCCTTCGGCCCCTGGTCGCCGTCGCTGCCCCTGGGGCCAGGCATGCCAGGGACTGGTACGAACAACGCGGTGCGGTCCTCATCGAAGGAGAGCTCCTCGGTGCGCGACGGGAGGACGGAGACAGACGAACCGTCTGATCCGATGAGATGCATCAGGCATTCACCTTCCGTACGACGCCGGTCAGGAGTTCGCGAGCCGGCGAGGTGGGGCCGGCCTTGAAGATCAGCCAGTAGCGAGTGCCGGGGAGGACCTCGGAGACCGCGACGCCCGTCTTGAGGATCGAAGCGACGTCGGTGTCGATGTCGAAGTCCCAGCGCAAATCAGGTGTCGGGGGGTCGCCAAACAGGTAGTACAGCTCGGCGTCTGGGTCGAACTCCCCCGCTGCGATCCGATAGCTGTAGGCGTAATCCCCCACCGTCGGCAGGTTCAGGTCTACTGTCGGAGTCGCGCGGTGGCCTCCCCAGTTGACCTCAGGGTCCTCGATGACATCGTTGAGGTGCAGCTCATCGCCAGTTTCGGGCGGCAGGAACACGATGTCACGTGTCGGGATGACCACGCCGTTGAAGGTCAGGTTCGGTCGCGCCGTCCATCGAACCGGACGTCCCCCGATCGTGGCCACGAGCCAGACGCCCGGTCGGCCCTGGTGGTCTTCGATTTCACCGTTCACCACAACCGCACCGATTTCTGAGACCGACACCGAGCGCGTCGGGTCACCGGTCGGGAAGGCCGGCACCTTGGGGTCAACCACGGGGATGAACCGGATGTGGCCGGTGACGCCCACCTCGTCAGGCACAGAGTCGAGATCGACCATGCCGTCCTCGACAAGGTGGGTCCACTTGCCGGTCACATGCTGATATGTGATGTCTGCCATGGGTTTTCCTTATTCGGTCTCGGTTTCGTTGGAAGTGACGTCGTAGAGCAGGAAGTCGTCCCACGCGCCGGAATCGAGGAAGAATGATCTGGTCACGCCAAGACCACCGGATCGCTTGCCCTTGCCACGGACGGCTAGATTGCCCGGGTCTGCCCACGAGGTCACGAATGACCCATTTCGGTAGACGATGTAGGTCTTCGAGGGGTCCTCGAACTCGAGGGCCCAGCGGTCGGTGCTGGTGAACGGCACGCCGGTAATGGTGTGCCGTGTCGTCACGGCACCGGGGTCTGTGGGCGAAACGGTCTGCAGGAGAACCTGTGTGGTCGATCCGCCGTCTGCATTGATGGTGAGATTCAGACCGGATGTGCCGTTTGATGTGCACCCCAGGCGCATGAACATCTCGCGACCGTGATGCCCCTTCGCGGTGGCTTCGATCCGGAGGTTCGGCGTGGCCATCTGCCCGCGGTAGATGAGGTACTGGACAGTTGGAACACTAGACGTGCCCCAGAACTCGAAGTGGCCGTCGGAGATTCGCGCACCATTGTTGGAGAATGTGTATGCGTTGGGGTCGCTGGCATTGAAGTCGTCGAACCAGTACTGGGGCCGCGGGAGGACCGTCTGTCCGAGGTCGGGTGCGATCTGAGCGAACGGGGTCTTTCCGGACCACCACTGGTTGGGGTCGGTGAGCGACAGCTCCTGGCCAACCCCGGGGCTCGTCGGCGCTGCGATCATTGCAGCGGTGCCGTAAGGGACGCTGTGGTAGGCCGGGATGAGGAACTGGTGGTCCTGAGTGCCGGCGGACAGCGACGAGGCGAGAAGGAGTGTTCCGGAGCCGGCCGTTGACCACCGCACAGCCATGAGCTCGCCTACCGAGGGTGTGTACTCCTCGAGCAGCTGCGCATCGACCCATCCGTACGAGTCAGTTCCAGGGACCTGCGACATGAAGTCGGCACTGCGGGCGACGCACAGCCACTTGTCGGTGTCGTAGTCGTAGCTCCAGAGACTGACGTATCCACTGGTGACCGACCCCGTGGCTCGCGCCAGGAAGGTAACAACGTTACGCGGAACGTCGGAACGCGCGCGAAATGGAGCGAAGGGCCCCATGGACGCACCGACGCCCGAAGTGGTCGATGCGTTCGTCGCGAGTCGGAGGTTGGCGACGTAAGACCCGGGTCCGTGGTCGTGCCCCGGGAACCCCTGCGGCCCTGATGTTCCCGTGATCGGGATGTTCCAGTTATCGCGGACCGAGACGGTGTTAAGGTCGCAGGTGACGTCGCCGCCAGGAACGAGCCCCTGCCAGAGAGGAACGGCCGATCGGTATCGCAGCTCGTTCTCCGAGCGCAGGGCCTCCGAGCGGGCCTTGAGTGCGGCCACGGCGTCGCGGACCTGTGCCTCGGTTCGATCCTCTTCGGGAGTCTGGGTGGTAGCACCAGTCCAGACCATGTTGGTCAGTTCCTGATGCTTGTTCGTGCTATTGCCCTGCCATCCGACGAGGCCGAGGAACCAGTCCTTGAAGTTGGAGACCATGTTGTTGATCGGGGTCACGATGACCCCTCGGACGATGTCGCCGATCTGGTTGAGCATCGTCTGCAGGCCGGTGATCAGGTCACCGATCGGATTCCAACTCGAGAGGTCGGAGATCCACTCCCATCCCGGCGGTGCATTACTAGTCAACTCACCAACGAGACCGCTTAGGGCAGAGAAGTTCCCGCCGAGTGCTTGAAGCACCGCGTCCACCCACTCCTGGATGGTTCCGACGATGCCAAGCAGATCGACGATGTCTCCGGTGACATTTAGCCACTCGAAGAGCTGCGCGGCGAGATGCTTGTTGCCCTCGTTCAACTCTTACCTCTCGGTGTTGATTAGACAGGTGGTCAGATGGGGTGGCGCATCACAGAGAGCTGCGCATGGGCACCCTTGACCTCCCAGCCACCGATGCCGCCGACGCGCGACATCACGACCCAGACCTTGCCGGCGTTGCCGCTGTGATTGGCCGGAATGATGCCGACGTAGCTTCCGGGGGCGGTTGACATGCTCGGGCTGGCTGCAGTGCTGAAGTGTGGTGTTACGGTGACCATTTGCTCACCGACGCCAGGGAGTGCAATCCCCTTCGCGACGGTGACGCCGTCTCCCGAGGCGCCGGTGCCGCCAACGCGGGCCTCGATCGCCATCTGGGAGGTGTTGAATTGGTTGACGAGGAAGTGTCCGGTCACGTAGAGCGCAGTCGGGAATGTCAGCGGCTCCAATGGGAGTTCGGCGAGCACCTGGTGGTTCTCGGTCAGCCGCAGGCCGGTGTTCGTGAACGACGCCGAGGGCAGGGAGTAGTGACGGATCTTGGGTGCCGAGTAAGGCTTCCACTTCCCGGAGACCGCGTCGTAGGTGACGACCGAGCCATCCTCGGGGGCAACGCTGTTGTCGTAGTCGCTCGCAGATTGGATCGCCGCCGCCGGCCCGGTGTCACCCTTGGGGCCCGGAACCGCGGGGATTCCGATGTGAAGCACCTGCGACCCCGGCGCGCCGGTCAGGCTCGCTACAGGGTCGTCATCCTTGTCGAGGGTCTCGATGGACACCGCGGAGATTCGTCCCGATGGACCTTCGGGACCTTGGGCGCCGAAGGCGTCGGCAAACACGACCCAGTAGGTTCCGGACCAGTAGTGCATGTCGTTGGTGTCGAGGTTGCGGTAGGTCTTGCCAGCATCGGAAGGCCCAAGCTGCAGTGCGGCAATGTGAGCCGCGGACCTGTCCCCCATGTGCAGGAACGGGACTGCTGCCTCACCCTTGTCGCCAGGCGGTCCGGGAAGCCCGCGAGGGAGCTCGAGGATCCCCTCACCCGGGGTGATGCTGATCGACAGATGCCTGAGCGGGACTCCACCCTCGTTGTCGTCAACCGCGTACACGCGGACGGCGGGGTGGAGCACATCTACCGGCTCGCCGAAAAGGTCGTTGTAGGTGGCCATTACCCGTCCTTGAGGAGTTGCGCGAGCCGGTCAGTTCGGTCCTTGCGCTGCATGTTGAGCAGGGCTGCGAGCATCACTGCGTAGCCGATGGCCCCGCCGGCGTAGATCACGAGGCGGATGTAGTCACGCCCCGGGTAGTACGCGGCCCCACTGCCAACGACCGATGAGGTAACGGTCGATAGGGACACTTGAATCAGCACGGCCGATAGAAATACGCTCTTGCACATGAAGATCCAGCCAATTGGGTTCTTCCAGAATGCTGAGCGAGTTGCATAGGAGATCGTGAACGTAGTCACGATCACGGCCATGGAGGCGAGCCAGACGTTCCCCCAGGCTCGCAGCGTGTCGGTCGGCATGAGCAGCGAAAACACGGTGATGACGGCACCGAGATATGCCGCCACGGCGATGTATTCCCGTGCCGACTTCACAGCGTTCAGAATGGAGTTCAGTGTCATGTTCCAGGACTCCATGCAGCTTGTAGCATCTCGGTGAATCCGTTTCGTTCCAGGTGGGCCCGCCGGATCCGCTCATTGGTGCGGCGGGCGTCGGCCGCGGTCTTGCGAGCCTTGTCCAGCTCCTGATCTGCGGCTTCTACGGCCTTGTCGTAGTGGTCTGCGAGACTCTTAGCGGCTTGCAGCTCGCGCCGGTCTCGACGGAATGGTGACCTCATGTCTCACGCATCCGATCCTCGTAGACATCGCGGATCGATTGCAGGACATGGTCCGTGACCTGTGCGCGTGCGCTGTTCTCGGCAATGGTCTGCGCTTGAATTGCGCTGACCTCGGTTAGCTTCCCGACGAGCTCGTTGGCGTGCGTCAGGGCGCGGTCCTTCTCTGCCACAATCTCTTTGTGGCTTGGACCCAGGACCAGCCATCCGCGAATGAAGCAGAGGGCAAGGAGCCCGACGCCCAGAATGAGGAAGGCCACGATGCCAACATCGTTCCAGGCGTCGGGCGTCCATGCGCTCACTCGACCACGGGTGCCTTCTCGGCCTCAGCCGCAAGCTGGCCGTGAGTGAATGGCGTGGTGACGGGGGTGTTTGCGACCGCCACACCGCCGGCGCCTGCGCCGATCAGGGTGGAGATCAGGGGCATCCATGCATCGAGCTCGTTACCCGTCCAGATGCCATAGCCGACGAGTAGTGCCTGGCCGGCGCCGAGTAGGCCGTAGAACGCCGTCCGGAAGGTACTGACCCCGCGGGCCATGACGAACGCAAGTACCGGCCCCAGGACTGCGGTGACCAGGCCGGTCCACAGTGACGCCTGGTTCGCGGTGAGCGTGCCGTTGGTGACGAGGAATGCGCTCAACACGGGCAGGATGACGTAGAGGAAGGCCCGGAAGTCGGACCACGAGCGAATGGTGAAGAGATTCATGCGATGTCAGTCCTTGACGATGTCGGAGATGTCGACGCCGAGCTTGTCGGCGACGCGCTGGGAGATGAGGTTGGCCTCGCGCGCGTTGGCGTGGGCGGCGATGAGGAAGCCGATCGGTGAGCCGTACTTGTTTTCGTCGAGCCTCGGGTCCGGCACCTCAGCGACGTATCCATCGAAGACGAGTTCGTTCCACACGTCCATGACCATCGCGCGCATGTAGGCGAGCTTCTTGCCGGCCTTGCGAAGTCGTTCATTGCCGGCGACGTTGTAGAAATCGGGATGGCGCAGTTCGCGCGGCCCGACGGTCTTGTCGTCTGCGTTTCGGGCGCCGTTGCCGGTGTGGGCTTCGCCCATCTGGATAGCGGCGCCGACGACCTTGACGGCGTCCTTGTCTGAGATTTCGGCCATGAGACCGTCCTCCTTCTTGGGGGGTTGTTCGGTGACCAGGCGGCCGTTGCGGATCCGCCGGTTGCAGAAGTCGATGAGTTTCTGGGACGCCCCAGTGCCGCTGGAAGTTCCGTGATTGAGCTGGTAGTGCATCTCGTCAGCCCTGCTCCAGTCGGCGCCCCAGAAGATCACGCCCTCGAAAAGCTTTAGGCCCTCGCGGATCTTGGCCTTGCGAGCCGCCGACATCGTGCGCAAGCCCCAGGGGTACTGAGTGGCGTTGATGTCAACCGCAGTGCCAGACAGGTGGTTTGAGCTCGCGACGTCGTTGGTGGCCGACCATCCCCAGTCATCGAGCGGCTTGTAGAGATCGATGCGCTCGACATTCTCGTGATACCAGCGCATCCAGGCGCCCAGGGCCTCGGCGGCGTATCCGGATCGGATCCGCACTCGCATGCCGGCTACATCGACAACCACGGTCTCGTCCGAGTTGCACATGCGCCAGCCGTTCTCCGACCAGTCCAGGCCGTAGATCCTGCGAAAACTCATGCGAGGCCCCCGGTGTGTGGATCGCCGACCTGATGGGCCGCGGCGATGACGAGGCGCAGCTGGTCGTCGGTGAAGTTTGCGAATGCGTTCTTCGCCGGCGGCGGGGTTGGGGTGTCCGGCCTGGTCAGTGCGCCGTAGCCCTTCGGCGTGATGTTCACGCAGACGAGGTCGGCGCTCATCCACCAGTGCTGGATCCCGCCGAAGCGCGCGCTGTCAGAGAAGTAGAGTCGGCGCTGCTCGATGTCGATCCCGACCGCGGTGACGTAGTGCATGGTCAGGCCCCACGGGTACCCGGGTGGCCGGGTGTTGCCCTGCGCCCAGATGTTGATGGGCATGGCCTTGCGGCTGTGAGCGATGGTCCCGACAGCGTGCTGCCAGAACAGATCCTTCTGCGCCTTGGTTGGCGTATTGCCCTGCATGTAGTGGGCGCCGTATGCACGACCGGTGCGCCTGGTCAGGACCGAGTTGATCTGCCTGACGTCGGCTGTGCCGTTGATGTCAGTTCCACACTCGCGCTCCATCTGAGCTTCGGTGACCTTGATCCCGAACGTGGAGAGCGTGACGAGGGCGGTTGACGGGCCGCAGGTGTAGTTCTTCTGCTGCGCGTGGTAGGTGTGCGGAACAAGCACAACACCCATAGCTATCTTCTCCCTAATTGTACACTAGAAACATGCCTAGAAGATCTCCAGGCCCAGATCTGCACCGGTATCGGTCGCCAAATCTTTGATCATTCCGAAAACGGACGCAAGCTTTCGGTGCGCCTTCACTCCGTCAGCTTCTTCTGCCGATCCGTCACCGATCTGCAGCTCCCAGTGGGAGCGCTCATCTCGTGAGTCGCGAAATGTGGCCTTTGTGAGGTAATCGGTCCAGATCGTCTTGTCGAGTTCGAACCCGACGATCTCCCCGATTTGCACATCGACACCGAAAACAAACGGAGCTGCATCCCGGACTCGAATGACCTTGGACGTATATCCACGGGTGTCGAATACACCTTCCATGCCCTCCATGAATCCGGACACGGTGTATGCGCTCGAACCGTTGGCGACGACCCGTTCATGCTTCAGATATGGTCCAGCCCGTTTGCTGCGGCCCTGGTCGGTAAACCGTTGCCAGGCCATGAATACATCTGCAAGCTGACCTTGATAAAGGGCTGACAGTCCACCGACGCCAAGGTATGTGCCGGCGAAGTTCAGGAGCTGCTGAATGCCGATCTCGATGGCCGAATTGACCCAGCCAGGCGACCGACCGCCAATGATGATGTCGCGGCACATCGGCTTGTGGATGTCGACGCGGCCATCGATGATGCCGGTGTACTGACCATCGAGCCAGATGGCCTTGGGGCGAGCCTGTCGGAACCCGAGCAGGTTGGTGATGGTGCCGAGGGCGTCGTCTCGAACGAGATTCCCCTCGAGGCCATCGTACTTCTCCGGGTTCTGGTGCAGGATCTGAGAGATGCCGTCGTCGAGCAACTCGGTAATCCACCAGAGGACGCCGTCAGCCACGGTGCCGGTGGGCCCGGTCACGCCGGTCCAGTCCTCGACGTCCAGGACGATGGTTGGCCGGTCGAGTTCGATGAAACTCTTGAATGGTTGCGGGTGTTCGCCGGGGATGAAGAGCTTGGCCGTCAGCGACAGGCCCGAATCCTTGAGCACCTGCTCGAAGAGCTCATTGCCCATCTGCATGCGTGCGGATACCGCGCACCACTTCGACGTATCGCGGAGAACATCGATCGGCGCGACAGCGACCGGAAAATTGGCGTTCTTCAGATTGAACCAGGCGCTGGGATTGAACAGGTCGGTCAGTGAGGGAATACGCCAGAGCGGAAGTTGCAGGCGAAGTAGATTCGCCTTGTAGAAGGTCTTGATGATGCTGCGGGCAGGACCCAGGCCGAACATTCTCTTGGGGAATTGTGCAATCAGCGGCGCGAATGGCGACGGCCACATTGCTACTGACGAGCACCAATCCCAATCGTGAATAGCGCTGATCTCGATTGTTTCGACGCCGTTTTCGTCAACGACGATCGACGCTTCGGTGACTTGACCCGTCCACTGCGCTCCGAGCGTGTCGACCACAATGGGCACAACGGCATCCGGGCCATCCGGATCACTGAACAAATGATCACGGATCTCGGAGTCACCTGGTAGGGACAGCTCGAGTCCGCCCGCGCCATTCCTCTCGAATGAGAACTCGATGTCGATGTAGTCGTTGGCGAAACCGGCGAGCTGGTACAGCTTGTCCATGACGCGGACAGTGACGTTTCGACCGTCCTGCATCCGCCTGTGCTCGGCCTCGACGGCCGATTCCATGTAGGCCGCGGACTTGAACGGGTTCCATCCGGATGCGACGGCGCTGGGTGCTTCTACCATAGTGTGTCCAGCTGTCTATTAGAAAGGACGGTAATGGCGCGGGAATACCTGGGCCATTACCTGTGAATTCGGTGTGCCACCGGTTACTGACACCTTGATTCGATTGATGGAATGCGGTTCGAGATGGTTCTCGAATCGCTTGGTTCCCCAGCCCCTCCAGGCGGTCCGGCCGTCGATCCCGGTTGTCGAGTCATACAGGCGCAGCGAGAGCTTCTCGCGGTGCGTCTTCAGCTTGAGGGTTTGGCCGGCGCGGATCGGAGTCAGGGGGATCATGTCGCCGTCTGGACCATCCTGAATGGAATACGTTCCAGGACCGGGCATTACGTACTCAGGGAAGGCGATGTGGTCGGCGGTGTTCTTGAGCAGGATCGATCCCTGTCCGGTGCCGCCGACGTTTCGCCAGTACCCAAACTCCATGGCCGACCGGAACATGGCATCGTCGGCGGCGATGGTCATGTCGTAGTCGCAAGCCCGGATCAGAGCCGGGTCCTTGCCCCACTTTGGTTCGACATTGCCGGCCAGACGAACTCGGGTCCACCGCCAGCCCATCTCGCGCGTGTAGAACGCGAGCGTGCCGGGGGTGCGCGCCGACCATCCACGCCACCACTTGTCGTTGATGGCGTGGAATCCGCGGACGGTACTGGACTTGATCTGCACCTCGAAGTCGATCTCTCGACGCGAGATCACCGTTCCCTCGTAGCTGCTCCCGTCCTGGCGTGCACCTTCGGTCCAGAGCAGCTCGGTGTCGATCATGTACAGGTTGTCCGGCTCAACACCGAGGGTGGCCCCCTCGCGACCCTGGCCGAATCCCGAGAGGTGCCACACGTGCCCGTTGATGTCGAAGTAGATCACCTTCGTGCGCCGATCGCGAAGGAACAGCTCTTCATTGAAGTTCTGCATGATCAGCGCCTCCCAACGCGAGAGTTGGCGCGCGACTGGCGCTTGCTACGGCGGTCCACTTCCCTGAACGCTCCACTGATGTCGGTGGTATGGATGGAGATGCTCTCGGCCAGCTGACCGCTGCCCGAGTTACCAGCAGCACCCGCTGCGCCGACTGCGACGGTCTCAGCGATGCCGGCCCAGTTCTCGCCGGCCCACTGCTGCCATTCCTTTTCGGACTGACGACGCCACAGGTCACCCGGGTTTTCCTCCATCGTGGCGAGCATCGCCTGCGTGCCCTTGGAGGTCCCCGGCATCTCGGACATGCCAGCGATCTTCTGGCGAGCTTCGCGCTCGATCGCAGCAGCCTCTTCGTGCTTGCCCTGTGCGCGAAGCTCATTGATCTTCTGAGCCTGATCACTCTTGTAGAGACTGAGCTCGTCCTGACGCTTCTTCGCCTCTTGGATCTGGGCATTCATCAGCTTGTCGTTTCCGATTCGCTGGATGGCGCCAGGTTGTGCCAGAGCGTTACCGAGCTGACCGAGGAGCTTGCCCTTCTTGAAGACGTCACTCATCGGCCCGGTGTACTCGTCGACCCAGTCCTTCTTCACGCCGAGTTCGTCGGCGTTATTGTCGAAGGTGAACGTATCCGTCTGCGACGACTGGTTCTGCTCGAACTTCTCAGCGTCGATGCCGTAGAACGGCTTTCCGGTCTCAGGGTCGACGTACAGTCCGCGCTCATCCTTGGTGATGGGCTTCTGCGTGACGGGATCGACCGCGAAGGGCTTGCCGGTCTTCGGGTCGATCGGGACGCCAGTGTTCTCGTCCGTCTCGTAAGGCTGCTGGGTCTCGGGATTGACCTTGGCTGGCGTGTACTCAATGGCCGGCGCCGCGGAGCCCGAGGTGTCACCCTTCTTGGCGATCTCACCGTAGAAGGGCTTGCCCGTTTCGGGGTCGATGTAGAGCCCGCGGTCGTCGATCGTGATCGCCTGCTGCGTGACCGGGTCGACAGTGAACTTCTGCCCGGTCTTCGGGTCGATCGGGACGCCCGTCTCCGGATCAACCGCGTAGGGCTGATTGGTCTCAGGGTCAATCTTAGCCGGGGTGTACTCGGTCGGCGAGGCATTCGCCGGCTTCTGCTCGGCCTCTTCCTTCTCCTCCTGGGGAGGCGTGTACTTGAGCTTCTGTGGCGCGGGGACGGCGCCCATCGACACCGGCTGCATGGTCATTGCCCGGAATGCCTCGGGCTTGGTCAGGGCACCCACGAGGGCGTCAATGAGGTGCCATTCCTTGTTGGTGAACACCGCCTCGGGCTTTCCGCTGGTGTTCCAGCCCAGGGTGTTGTTGTTCCAGATGCCACCGCGGTCGTAGCCGTGGCCCTTGCCCCACATGGTGCCGAGGTCGTCACCGTACTCACGCCGGTAGTAGCGCAGCGCGCCGTTCATGTTCGCCCAGGGGTCTCGCCGGTTGTCCGGCAGGGACGGATCGCGCACGCCAGGCCAGGTGCCCTTGGCAATCTGCAGGAGACCCTCGGCCTCGTTGCCGCCAGTGTTGACGTCAACCACCTGCTGCACAGCCTCTGGGTTGCCGCCGGACTCCGACTGGATCTGCGCGAGCATCAGGTCCTGGTTGCGCCGCGAGGGTTCGAATCCGTTGCGACGCAGGGCAGCAATGACCATCGGGCGCCAGCGTTCGACACCGCCACCCGGGGCAACGGCCGGACCGTTGTACATGCCCGACATCCGAGCGAGATTGACGGCCTGGCCCTCGATCTGCTTGCTCATCGAACTGAAGATGAGGTTCGGAAGCTGACCCATGGCGCCAGGGAACGACCGTGCAGTGATCTTGTTCTGCACGTCGGCTTTCATCGGCGCGAGCAGTTCCTTGACCATGTCTTCCGGCGACTGCATCGGAGCACCGCCAGCGCTACCGCCGGCCATGGAGATCAGTCGACCGGCGAACGATCGCATTGCTGCCATCGCCCAGTGGACGTGGTCATAGTGGTCAGCATCTGTGCCGGCGCCGTAGTTCAGGGGCCGACCGGACTTGAGGTTCTGCCAGCCGGCAAGCGGGGCATGGATGAGCTCCTCGACCGGCTGGGTCTTGTTCAGCTGGTAGATCCACCGTGCGATCTGCGGCATGGGGCCCGCGAGGTCGAGCGCGCGCTGACCCATGTGATTGTCGAATCCGCTGCCGACGTCGGCATAGCGCGTGCCCGAGGTCAGGATCACGTTCGGGAACGCGGTACGGACGGCGTCCCACATGACTCGCTGGATCGGCGAGGTGATCTCTGCGCCGCCCTGGATGTGTCCACCGCTGATGGTTCCACCGCGTGCGAATCGCCCGAAGACACCACCGCGCGAGTAGTAGGCCGGGTTGCCCTTGACTGGGCGCAGCCGTCCCTCGCGGGCGTCCTTGTTGAGCTTGTCGATTGCGCCGGCACCACCCATTGCCCGAACGGCCTCGGGGCGGATGATGCCTTCGCCGCCACCGAGGTGGAGCTCGCCGAGCTCCGGCGAGTAGAAGGTGTGGATATCCACACCCGGGGTGTTTCCGGGGAGGACGCCACCGCGGGCGAACTTGGCGGTGTAGCGAGGCATCGGCTTGGATCCGATGAGGTCCGACACCGAGTTCCACATTCCGACCAGGCCGTCATTGAAGACGGTGTTGATCGTGAACCGGACGGGATCTGCTGTTGCGCTTCGGATTCCGTCCCACTGCAGGGCGATGGCAGGGACGGCGATACCGAAGGCGCTCTGGACGTTGCGCAGGCCCTCTTGGATGCCGGAGAAGGCGGGGTCGACGACTCCGGTCTTGGCAGCCATGATCCGAGAGGTCAGGTTCAGCCAGGTCGGCTCGATGACCGACGCAATGGCCGGGAAGTGCGCCGCGAGGACGTCGAGGTGCGCGTTGACCCCGGAGAACATCGGGTCGAGGATCGTCTGCTTGGCTGTCGACAGCAGGTTCGCCATGTTGACCCAGGGCGGGGTGATTCGCATCTGGGTGACGAACGGGAACTGGCTACCAAGAAGGTTGACCTGCGAGTTGATCGCGCCCAGGGCCGGCTGAATGAGGGTCGACGCAGTGCTGGCAAGGGTGGACCCGAATTGCTGCCACGCGGGCAGTGCGCCACCAAGCGCCTGGCCAAATGCGCCACCCAGACCCATGACGCCAGATGCCATAGCCGAGAACGGATTACCGATGACGTCGAGGCCGAAGCGCTTCTTGCCGCCCTGCTGGCCAGCCAGGCTTCCGCCGGCTGCGAACCCGCGGAGCCTGCCCGAGTTGATCATCCACAGCAGCTCGTTGAACTCGGCCGATGCAGCGCTGTTGATGATCCATTCGCCGCCGTCGACTCGAGCAACCGGGCGCCCGTCGGGTCCGACCGCCAGGAAGCCGTCGCGCTCCTGCGATCCCGGGCCCGAGCTCGGCATGCGCCCGCCCACGTTGAATCCGGGGAGACGACCGCCGCGGTAGTTTCCGGGCTTCTTCTTACGATCCTCGGGAGCGAGGAGGTAATCGGGGATCTCGATGCCGGTGTCGTTGTTGAATGGGTCGGTGACCTGAGGAGCAGCCGGGGTACCGTTCTCCAGGCCGAGCTGGAACTTGACCCAGTTGCGCGGGTCGATCATCGACTGCGCGCGCTGCACGTCAGTGAGCAGCTGGTCGGTGTTCAGACGGGCGGTCGCGGTTGCCGGGTGCCTCGAGATGCCATTCAGCAGCTCGATTGCGCCGCCCTGGTTGTCCGCGAGGGCCTGGTACAGCAGGGTTGCCCACGGCTTTGCCTGGTAGGCGTCGAGGCGGGTGAGGAGGTCCTGGGCGGTGTTCTGCTTGACCGTGAACGTCTGGGTGTCGAGGTCAACCGTGGCCTCGGCGCGGATGGTGTTCCAGACCGAGAGCATGGTCTGCATCTCGGTGAACTTCTCGAGCCCTTCGGCTGTGTCGAATCCAACCTTGGCGTAGGTCTCACTGGCATCGAGCCACTCGATGTTGGCGCCGATCGATTCGAGTGCCGCGCGTGCTTCGGCACTCTGAACCATGACCTTGGCCTCGATCGGCTTGCCCTGGTTCTTCAGGCTCTGCAGTTGCAGGGCAATGGTTCCGAGCTCGCGGGTTACCGGGTCGGTGTTCTCGAGGCGAACCACCGAGGTGACCGAGTCCGGGGTGGCGAACATGCGCTCGAGCAGGCCATCCATCTCCGTGCTGGCCAGACCCATGCTGCCGCCGAGGGTGCGGATCGCAGAGTTGTAGCCCTCCCAGAGCTCCTGCAGCTTCTGGGGTTCCACGTTCTGCAGCTGCGCTTCGCCGATGGCTTGCTGGCCGTCGAGGATCGCCTGCTCGAGCACGCGGGCGTTGTCCTGGTTGTGGACGTTGAGGTTGCCCGACGCGTCGAGAAGGTCGGAGCCGAACCCACCCTGAGGATCAACCTGCTCGATCTTGCTCCGGATCTCGTCGATGGTCTCGCCGTAGCGGGACAGCGCTTCTCGCGCTTCGTTGCCTGGCACGAGGGCGTCAAATGCACGACGCAGTGCGTCGAACTTGTCAGCCGTCGATGACGACTTGTCGCCGAGAGTGCCGATGGCGTCGACAAGGTCGAGGTACCCGGGTGTGAGACGCGAGAGCATTCCGGCCTCGGTCTGGATGTCCTCACGCCGCTGGGCGAAGTCCGCGGCGAGTTGCTCGCCAGCTTCACCGCCCTGACGAAGGGTGGCGTTGAAGATGCTCCACTCGTGGTCGGTTCCCGAGATAGCCCGGGCGACATCGGAAGCCGAGATCTCGAGGTCGTCGAGAACCTTCTGCTGCGCCTTGGCTCGATCCTTGATGGCGTCGAGCTGGGACAGGTGTTCGGTGTAGTCGTTGCCCTCACCGAGGGTGCCGAAGACCTGCAGACCACCGTTGATTGTCTGCAGCATGCTGGTGCCGCCATCCCTGGCGACGCGGCGGATCTCGGCTAGGCGGGCTTCGGCCTCTTGTTCGGCGACGCTGAGCACCTGTGGCCCCTTGGCGCCCTGGGTCTCCCGGAGCGCCTCGGACATCTCGCGGCGAAGGCTCTTGAGGGTGTCGTTGTACCGCGCCGCGGCCTCGGCAGCTTCCTGGAGCTTGCGTCGATGCGAGTCCCAGAGGGTGAATCCGATAGCGGCACCGGCGAGGGCGATGCCCCACCCGCCGCCGAGGAAGCCGTACAGTGACGAAGCGGCCGATCGGACACCACCCATGACGGTGGCGTAGCGAGATGCGCTGGTGGTGGCGGTATCCCACTGCCGACCGAGTGCGGCGATCTTGCCATTCTGTACGCCGAATGCCGTGAGCCCCGCGCCGAGACGGGTTGTATTCTGGTAGTTCTGTGCGCTTCGGGTGGCCGCGGTCCAGCCATCCTTGAGCCGCTGGGTCCGGGTGGCCTGCCCCTCGATCCGCGGGTTCAGGCGGTTCATCAAGCCGCCGAACGCGGTCATGGTGCCGTTGACGATCTTGAAGGCGAGCCAGACCGAAAGGAGGGTACGAACCAGTGGGATGTGTTCACTGATGAACACACCCAGGTCGGCCATGGACTGCAGGATCGGGCCCGTCACATCGGAGATCAGCTGGAATGCCGGCACGATGTCGTTGACGATGATCTGGACGAAGCTGCTGGCCAAGCCGAGCAGTGAGTGGAAGAGCTGACGAACGTCTGCGAACATCGTCGCGAGCTGACCGCCGTCGTCGCCGGCGAGCTTGGTCCGGAACGCCTCGAGTCGGGTCTCAATCGCGGTCAGCGACTCCAGGCCAAGGCCGCTGGTCAAATTGAATGCCTGCTTGACGAGACCACCGACGTCCCAAAGGATTCGGCCCAGTTGCTGCGCGCGGACAATCGAGCGCGTGAAGAAGGACTCCATGCTGCCCGAGGCCTGCCCCGACTCGGCCATCACCCGCCACTTGCGCGTGGTGTCCTCGAGGGACCGGCCAAACCACGGCATGAACCGGGTGCCGACCTCGGCGACCGGGACCAGAGCCTGGAAGAGGTTTGACGTCGACCGGGCGAAGCCCTCGGTGGCTTCTGCAGAGTTCTTGAAGATGCTGGTGAAGTCCATGGTGGCGCGCTGGGACTTCAGGTAGTCGAAGGCATGACGGATGCCGACGTTGATCGACTCCGCGGTGTCTCCGAGGCCGCGCTCGAGCAGAGGCAGCTGGCCGGTGGCGAGTTCGTGGACATCCTCTGCCATGCCGCGGAACATCCGCTGCTGCACGGCCTTACGAAGGTTCATCCAGCTGTCGCGCATGCTCATGATTCCGACGACGAAACCCTGGGCGTTGGGGGCCAGCTTCGCGAGCTCACGGTTGTACTCTTCGAGCGCCTTGGCTTCGGCATCGACACCGGAACCGCCGCGCATGGCCGAGGCGAGGTTCTCCTGTGCCTCGACGACGCGCTCCATGGCGTCGGCGTTGGCGTCGGCTGCGTCCTGCTGGGCCTGGGCCAGCGACTGCTGCGCCTCGGAGACGCTTTCGGCTGCTTCGCGCACGCGCTCCTGCGCCTCCACGACGACGTCGGAGCCTTCGATGCCCTTGCGCTGAGCGTCGGCGAATTCGTCCTTGGTGCGCGAGTGTTCGCGCCGGAGGTCGCGCTGTTGCTCGAGCGCTTGGCGGTAGGTGAAGTCGGCGCGCTTGCGCTCGGTGTTGGTCGAGTCCGGATCGCGCAGGACCTCACCGAGGCGCTGGCGTGCCTCCTCGACAGAGAGGGCCGCGTCCTCTTCCTCGTGCGCCATGTCGCGGACAGACTCGGCGAGGTCCTCGTTCTGGCGCTGGGCGTCCTTGCGGGCCTTGGTGAGATTCTTCTGGGCGTCGGCCGCGCCCTTCTGTGAGCGCGAGACACCCTTCTCGGCGTCCGCGATGGAGCGAGCGCCCGAGGTGGCGGTGCGCGCCGCGGCCTTGTTTGCCTGGTTCAGTTGCTTCTGGGCAGCGCGAGTTGCCCGGGCGGTGTCGCCGGTGCTGCCGCCGGTGCCGACTGCCTCGTTGAGCTTGTTTGCGGCCTTGAAGGCGCCGCTGATGCCGGAGAATCCGACGCCGATGGCGGCGATGGCCGCGCCGGCGGTCGCAGCGAGGCCCGGGATGAGTCCGAGGACACCGACGACCTGAGTGAGCGAGCCGACGAGTGGAACGAGGTTGACCAGCCCAAGGCCGGCCAAGGCGGCACCTGCGGCCATGCCGACGGCGGTAACCGAGGAGATCAGTCGACCGGCGAGGATGAGTCGATCGGTGAAGAAGCTGATGCCGCGGGCGACGTTGTTCTGCATGACGTCGCCGAAGCGCTTGATCGGGTTGAGGTCGATGCGGCGCTGGAGTGCGGCAGCTGTGCCGTTGTAGCTGTCCCGTAGGCCATCCACGGCGCGCTGGGCGTGAACGACCTGGCGTGCCGAGGTGGTCAGTACGTGGAAGGCGCGACTCTCGCGCTCAAGCGCGGCCTGGGCATTCTTGCTCGAGATGTTGCCCCGTGCGCGGAGGTTGTTGACCTCGAGCTGCGCGGCGGCGAGGTCTCGCTTGGCCTTCTCGAGGGTGTGTGTGGAGCTCGCCAGCGAGTGCGTTGCCGCGTCGAGTCGGCGAGCCTCCTGGGCGGCATTGCGCCAAGCCACGGTGTCGCCCTCGAGGCGGCTCTTTGCGATGGGGCTGGAGTTGGCGGCGTCTCGAACGCGGTCGAAGTAGGAGACGTCCTTGTCGTCACGTCGGGCGATCAGGTTTGGCCGGCGGCGGGTTGCGGCTGCCTCTTCGGCGAGCGCTCGGGCCTTCTCCAGGTCCTTGTTGAGCTTCGCCTGGGCCTTGTTTTGGGCCTCGGTGAATTCCGTGAGCCGCTTGCGGGCCTTGCTGGCCGCCTTCTCCTGCTTCGCCCACACGTCAGCTACGTCGGAGATCTCATCCCAACCGATCTCGTTCCGCTGGTACTGGGCGAGCTTCTCGTTGTAGCGATCCTGGGCCTTTTCGAGCCGGCTCAGCTGCTTCTCGGTAGCCGCGATCTCGACTCGACGCTCGGACATCTCGCGAGCGGTGTGATTGATGCGGGGGTTGGAGCCGGCCTTGCTGGCGGCGAGGGACTGACTCAGCTCCTGGGCTAGCTTGAGGTCCTTGTTCAGCTGCCGGCGGGCGGCGTTCTGCTGCTTGGTGTACTTCTCGAGCCGCTTGGTGGCCTTCGCAGCTTCCTTCTCGTGCACCGCGTAGGCGGCGCCGAGGTCGGTGATCTCTTCCCAGCTGATCTGGTTGTTTGCGTACGCCTCGCGCTGATCCTGAAACTTCTTCTCGGCCTTGGCGAAGGCGTCGAGTTCCTTACGTGCGCGGTTGATGTCGGCTTGGAACTTGTCGACCTTAAGTGCCGACGCGAACGACTTCGAGAGCGATTCGGCGTCAAACTTGATGCCCTCGGATGCGCGCTGAGCGAAGTCCTTCTGGATCCGGTCGAATGTCCGGGTGACGGACTTCTTGTTGAGCTTGATGTCTGCCGGGATGGCGAACTTCTCGTAGCCGCGCCCGAACTCGCGCAGCTTCTTGCGGACGTCGGTATTGTCGAGTTCAGTGCGGATGACGACGTCGCGCTTGTGCTTGTGCAGGCCTTGCAGCTGCTCGCGCACCTTGGCGAGGTCGGACTGGCTGAGCTTGACGTTGGCTTCGACGTTGGCTTCTGCGCGTTCGAACTCACGCAAAGTAGCCCGTGCATCACTGGTGTCCAGTGAAACACGGGCTGACAGGTTCTTTGCGGAGCCCTCGACCTGATCACGAAGATCCTTGGTCCACCCGCGGAAGTCCGGGGCGACCTTGATCCACGCGGTGCCTGCCTGATAGCGCTTGTTCAATGCCATCAGTGAGACTCCTTATGTAGGACTAGAAGCCAAGGTCTTTGAGCGCTTGCTTGGCTTCATCGCGATCGACTCGACGTCGCACGGCTTCGACGGCCGAGACTGGTCGTGGGGTGGGGCGAACCGTCGGCGGACGCTTGCCCTTGGGCAGGTTCACGCCGATGAGGGTGGAATTGAGAACTTTGACGCTGTCGTTGAGTTGCGCGAGCAGATCGGCTTCGCGGGTCCAGCCAACGAACGAGGTTGGGGATGTGCGCGGATCGTCTGCCCCCTCCTCTTCATCTGGGGGTGCAATTCCGCTCTCGAGCATGCGATCACGCTCGAGTTGCTCTACCAGCTTCTGCGCCTTGACAAGATCTTCGGCGAGTTCCTCGTTCGTGAAGATCGCCGACTTGTAGCGCGTGTGGCTCGGAAGGCCGGTGATGAACCGGTAGAGCAGAGGCCAAGGGCGATCTCCACGCATGAACTCATGCAGGGTGAATCCGCGATCCATGAGATCGCCCTCGATGGCCCAGCCGTAGGCCTCGATGATCTCGACTAGGCCGACGATCCCCCCGGCAGTCCGGCAGCCGATGCCTTGATGGCGTCCATCTGTCCGCCGAAGAAGTGCTCAGTGAGCTCCTGGGCGAACCGCAGTGACACCTGGACCGGGAAGGGGCCGAGGAACTTCGGCCAGATCAACTCGAACGCCTCGTCGCCGAGCAGCGCCTTCATGTACGGCTGCACATCCTTGACATCGACGTCGCCGTGGATGTCACAGAGGTTGACGATCGCGAGGGCACGGTCCGCGGTGTCCGGCGCCGAGATCTCGATGATGTTGTCGGGCCCGAAGCCGTCGAACGGGTACGGATCCTGTGGGGTGTACTCCCCCATCACCTCACTGAAGAGGGTCCAGAAGCGCGAGGTCTTCTGTTCTTCGGCAGGCTTCTGGGCGTCGGTCTCGACGTCATCGACTGCGGTCGGCTCGTTGGCGGCTTCGTCGGCCATGGTGTTGATCTCCCCTGAGATGTGTTGTGGTGGTTACTTCTTGTCCGCAGCGGCCGGCTTCTCAGCGACGGGCTTCGGTGCGGTGACGGCGGGAGCTGCGACGACGTTTCGCGGCACGGCCTGCTCGTCCTTGCGCGGGGCATATCCCCGGGCGAGGTAGTTGTGGTAGTCGATGGCACTCTCGGCGTAGACCGCCGAATCGCCCTTGACCATGAGTGTCTTCTCGAATGTCGCCATGCTCGTGATGTCTCCTGAATGCCCCGGATTGGCATGTGATTGGTGCGTTGCCCCGCTGCCGCCGGGGAGACTTCGGCAGCGGGGCAACGAGAATGGGCCCGAGGGCCCGACGATCAGGAGCCGAAGCCGTGCTCGTCTTCGAGGGCCTTCCAGCCCGGGCCGCAGATGATGGTCTTCACGGCATAGCCGGCGTCCTCATCGACCTTGGCTCGGCCGGTGATGTTGTAGTCGATGGCGCCTTCCTGCGACCACGACTGCTCTCCGACCTCGGTGATGATGAAGTTGGGGCAGTACTTGATGATCCAGATCGCCCGATCGCCCTGACCGTCCACCGTGACGAAGGCGGCACGGTGGTAGATGACGTCGGGAGCGGTGGGATCGGCGAACTCGGTCTCACCGGTGTCCGCGTGCGGCGTGACGGCGCTGTAGTCGGCGTTGTGGTACAGCTCGAGGACCTTGCGGTTGGTCTCCTGCGCAACGAAGTTGACGGTCGTGTTGCGCGAGATGATGTCGGTACGCGAAGCCTCGAGCAGACCCCAGGTCTCGACGTCCGAAACCTCGGTCTCGGGCGTGAAGGTGGGCGGGTTCTCCTTCGAGATGGCGCCGAGCGGCTCGTGGCCGGCGGGCTTGTTGAAGGTGATGGTCGCCGGCGGGCCCGCAGCGTAGGTCGTCCACGACGTCGGGATCACGGCCGACTTGGGCGCGAAGAGGATGCCGCCGGCGAGAGGCTTGCGGATCAGGCTCTTCCGGATTCCCTGAATGTCAGCGAGAGTTGCCATTATTGCTCTCCTAGCAATTGATGGAAGATTGTTGGAATACCGTCGAACTCAGGAAAAGAGCTCGAGGTAATCAGCAGCTCGGGAAAGGAGGTTCAGATCCTCTTTGAGAAGTCCGATTGCTGTATTGCACTGGGAGCAGAGGAGTCCTCGCTTTTTCCCAGTCGTGTGACAGTGGTCAACATGGAGCTTCGAACCGTCGTCGGGTGCAGTTCCGCAGATAGCGCACTTGCCGCCCTGTTCTAGGAGTTGTTCCGCATATTCAGCGAAACTGATTCCGTATCGGGCTCGGAGCTTTCGGTCTGCGTCGCATTCCTTGCATTTGTTGTCAAGGCCATTTCTGCGCGCTTTGTGCGAGTTGAAGTGGTCAGTCGACTTCCAGGTGTCGCAGGAGATGCACCGGGCGTAGGCGCCGTCGCAGTCCTGGCACAGTCGCAGGCTTTGCTCCCGAGATGTCCGGCGGTAGGCCTGGTCGCAGAGGGCGCATGTGCGCTCTTTTGCTCTGGACATTAGAAACGTAGTGAGATGGGCACCCAGAACGTTGCTTCGACGAACCTGTTGTCGGGATCGAAGTCCGGCTCCAGCGCGCCGGCCTCAACTACTGAGGTGGGCTCGATGAGCACTGTGCCCAAGACTTCGCCGTCTTCGTTCTTCTGCGCGACCTCGAAAGGTAGTCCCTTGTTGAGGATCCGCGCGCTCACCTTGCGGTGGGTCTGCCAGGCCTCCTGGCGGTTTCGTCCGATGCAGACCACGGCCATGAGGGCCATGTCGGTCATGCCATCGGCGTCGATTCCGCCGGCTGGAAGTCGGTTGGCGACAATGATCGGAAGGATGTCGTCCCACCCGGCGAAGTAGTCACCGTTGGCTTCCGCTTCGGCGAAGTCTTGCCACTCCGGGATCGCGGTGTCGGTGTATCCGAGGTCATCGAGATGCTCCATCAGCAGGAGCTCTGCATCGATGTCGTCCTCGGTCACTGCGCCTCCAGGGTCTTCACGATGCTGGTCCTGCGGCGGCTGTCACCACCGAGAACGTGCTCAGCATCTCCTCGTTTGCGCGCGCGACCCCTGGTGCTTCGTTCGTACCTTTTGGCTACTGCCTTGCTGTATCCCCCGCCGCGCTTGATCTCGCTGGCGGCGCCGAATTCTCGGGGCAGGCCGTGTCGGGCGGTGGTCCAGATCTCGCCGGCCCATCGATCCTTCTTGTCGCCACCGAGACCGACTTTGCCTCGAATGCTCTTGAAGTTCTTGGGTTGGCCCGGTCGACTTCGACGGCCCTTGACGACCCTCTTGGAATACAGCTGCTTACCTAATTCGACCTTCTCATCTAGCATGCGCTTGATTGGGATGCTCTTCAAGGCATTTCCCACATACTCGCGCTCGGGGTCGAATTCGACATGGTTGCGACGAATCGCCACAGCTCAGCCCTCCTGTCGGACGAGGAAGACTTTGGTGCGGGCGACATTGCCGGTAAGTCCGGACTTTCGCTCCAGTGGCTTTCCGTCGATTCGATAAAACAGGCCGTCGGGCAACTTGACTCGGTCCTGGGCTCGAATATCTGAGCCTCGGGGGATCCACGCCTTCACGCGCAGTGTGCGCATATTTCGCAGGCGCTTGTCGGAGGGGTCTGGTTCGTCGGTGTCCGTGGTGTCGTACGAGATGACGACGTTGTGAATGACGTGGGAGAGGTCGCGTTCTCGTTCGCCCTTCGCGTGCCCACCATGTTTGGTCCGGCCGGTGGTGACGTCGCGCCAAACCTCGAGGTAGTCGCTCATCAGGCGTCACGCCCAGCGAATGGGGCTGGTGCGACGCCGGCCATGCCGACGCGCCTGCGTCCTGCGCGGAACTTGGCCAGCTCACGGTCTGTGAAATACAGTGAGCCGGCGAGGCTTCCGTCACCGCCGAGGGTGACTGACTGCTCCTCGATCTGCTCCCTGATGATGCCTCGGGGGTTGTTGAACAGCCGGATTACGGCGTCCGCTACAACCCTCTTGATGCGCCTCTGCTCCTCATCCGTAGCTGAGGTTGCCAGCCGCGGGAAGTAGTAGAAGAGGTCGTCCTCGGCGTCGTCGATCTTCGTCTCGAGCCACTCCACGGGCAGTTCCCCATTGAGGTAGCGCTTCTGCACGTCCTCGGGCTCGACGTAGACGGCCATCAGGACTCCTTGGTCGGTGCCTTTGCTCGCGTGGTGCGCTTGCGGGTTGCCGCAGGCTTCGCCGGCTCGGGCTCGGATTCCGTCTCCGCTTCGGCCACAGGTTCGGCCACAGGTTCGGTCACGGGCTCGGGCGCCGGCTCACTCACGGGTTCGGGTGCGGGCTCGGGCGTCGGTTCGGGCTCGGGGGCGACTTCCACCACTGCGGGCGGTGTGTCCCACACTGACGGGTTCTTGGCGAGGACCTCTTCTGCCCACTCCGGAATCTCATCGCCCGGGCGTACCCATTCGCGCTGCCCCTTTGGGCCCTTGACGTAGACGTTCTTGATCAGCTTCGACATATTCGGTGTTCTCCCCGGTCGATTGAGGTCACCCGGGGCCGGCTAAGCAGCCCCGGGTGACGAGGGCGATGGTCAGTTGACGTCGGCGACCATCAGCGCCTTGGGGTTGTTGAGGATCGGCAGGTTGATCGAGTCGACCAGCGCGGCTTCCTGGAACGGGGGGCCCGTCTTGATGACCACGCCGACGAGACCGGGAGCGTCCGAGAACGACGAGTCGGTCTGCGCGGCGTTGAGCAGCTCCATGGCGGTGGCCGAGACACCCCAGTAGGTGTTGCCCAGGTCCGAGGCGTTCTGCGGGACGTAGATGACCTTGCCCTCGGGGATCACTCGCTGGCCGTTGATCATCTGGTCGTAGACCGCGACGATCGGGGGCAGGTCGAATGCCGCGAGGGCTGCGTTCACGACCTCGTTCGACACGAACCGCGGGCCGTTCGAGCTTTCGAGACCGGCCGCAGCGCGGATCTCCTTGCTCGCGCGAAGTGCGCCCATGGTCTTGCGCGAGACGATCTGGCCTCCGGGGGCCTGGCCGTAGCTGTTGGCGTAGAGCTCGGTCCACGCCAGCTCGTCCTCGATCGGCCGTGCATTCTCGGCGTCGGCCCACGGGGTGTCGGCGGTGACGAAGTGCGAAGCGGGGACACCGAAGTCGGCTTCGGTGAAGACGCCGTTCTCGGCCACGGTCACGCGACCGGTGCTCAGGAGCTTGCCGCGGTACACCTCGAGGGCGTTGCGGATGTTGATGACGATCTTCTCGAGGTCGTTGTAGATGGCCTCGACGATCGCGGTGTCCGAGCCGCCGTTCTGGCGGACCTTCTCGAGCTGCAGGCGCTCGTACTCGCCCTTGCCGCCCTGAAGGCTCATCGGCAGCATCTCGATCTGACGAACCGAGAAGCCGTCCCGCTTGATCCGCGGGATGTTGCCGTCGTACGACCGGTAAGGCGCGGTCGCGCTGGTCAGTTCGACGTCAGTGACCTCGACCCGGGTGTCTTCGATGGTCTTGTCCGGCAGGAACTGGGACAGGATGTTGCCGGCGGGATCCGGAACCCGGCGAACGAACGCGGTGGCCGCATCCGGGTGCACCGGCGCATTGAGAATGTTGGTCATTGATGACTACTTTCTAAGTGTTGGTTAGACGCCGGATCAGAAGAACTTGAACCAGGCAGCGAGGTCGGCCTTGCCGTTGGTGTCGATCGGCCGCGGCAGCTCGTTCTCCTGGATTGCTCCGGGGCCGAACCACAGGGCCACGGCGCTTTCCTCCTGGCCATCCACGACGTCGGTGTGCGCCCACAGGAACCCGGCGCAGACCTCACGCCCGTCGGTTGCGGTGTTGTCGTAGGGCCCGTAGCGGCCGGTCGCGGTGATCTTGCCCAGCGGCTCGCCCGACTTGACGAAGCCGTCGGCGAAGTGGGTGGCGCGGGTGAACTTGGTCAGATCCAGCGTGATCGATGCACGACCGGGCTGAAGGCTGATGTCGGCGTAGACCCAAGCCTTGTGGTCGGACTTGACGACCCGGGTGACGCGAGGTGCGATGGAAGTCATAGGATTTGGTCCTTAGTTGGTGTTGGTGCCAAAGCGTCGGGCGGCGATTTCCGCGCCCTGCTTGGCGTGGTCGACACGAGGCTTGTTCCGGTTTTGGAATTGGCCGACGTTGGCGAACTGAGGCTGCGGCTGGCCATTGGCGGGGGCCGGTGCTCCGTAGATGGTCTCGAGGTAAGTGGAAACCTTCTTGCCGTCGACCATCTGGGTCTCGGTGTCCACGAAGTTCTTGATCGCGATGCCTTCGATCCAGGTGTTCAGCGCCTTCTCGTCCTTGATGTAGACGTGTGCGTAGCCGCGCAGCTGTGTCTCGTGCAGGGCGGGAAGGTAGAAGTCCCGAGCAGCCTGCTCGCCTTCCGCACGCGCGGCGGCGAGAGCTTCCTCGAGGGCCTTCTCGTCCGCGGTCTGGGTCTTCGACTTGAGGGCCTGCAGCTCCTGCTCGAGCTTCTCCACCTCGTCGGGAGACTTGGCCTTCTTGAGCTGATCTTCCTTCTTGCGCGACTGGCGCTTCCAGTAGTTCATCTGCTCTTCGATCGACATTTCTGCGATCGGGGTCTCAGCCGGATATCCGAGGCTGTTTCCCTCGCCATCGACCGCCCAGGGCTTGCCGTTTGAGGTCTCGACTTCGCCGGAGTCGTTGTTGTTGTCGCCGGCACCGGAGTCGTTGTCGCCACCGGTATTGTCGCCGCCGTTGTTGTCGCCGCCGTTGTTGTCGTCCTGGTTGTCCGGGTTGTCGCCCGATTCGTTGTCGTCCGGGGCGCCACCAATTACGGGCCAGATCGGGCCGCGCTTTCCGATTCCCAGGGCGCGAAGGCCGGTGACCGGATGAACAGGCAGGTGCGAAGCCGAGAAAGTCATGCGAGTATTACTCCCCTGTCGGGATGGTTGTTTGAAAGATCCGCTCTTGTCAGAGCGAATTAGGCAGCTTCTGCCAGGTCGGCAGGGCTGTTCTGGTTAAAGTGAATGACACCGCCGGCGCCAGATTCCGGAACGAGAATCGGTCCGAGTTCGCCGTGTTGCTCGACCTTGTACTTGAGGGTGAGCAGGTATTCCGCGGCGGTCTTGCCATCGGGCCCATATAGGGATTTCAGGTCCTGCTCGTTAAGGTCCAGCCCAGGATCGTTCTCGGCCGTGACCGGGAGGATTGTGCAGTTGCACCAATCGTGCAGCGGTTGCAGGTCGTCGGTGGTGTAGACGCGATCTGCGGCTGCAATGCAGAGACCGCAGACGAACCCCGACTTCGATCGCTCGGGGTGAATGATTCGTCGGTATCCGATCGGCTTATTCCGGGACTTCGACCGCTTGGTTGACGCGCTGATGACTTGTGTTTCAGCCTCGCGCTGCGCCAATGCCAGATTGGTACCTACAATAATTTTCACACGATTTCGAGCTGCGTCAAGTGATTCGTTGCGGGACTTCCCTTCCTTCCGCATGAATCGGTACTGACGAGCCGGACGATTGAATACTTCATCGATAGGCAGGCGATTTGATGCACCGCTATCCGTCCGACGCAAAACGCCTCGAGCGAACTCGTAATCCTCAGTCTCCGAAAAGAGTCGAACCTCGTCCGGGACATTGGGAACGAACTCGTCCATGTCTGTGACACCCATCAGGTTGAGCGCCTGACGCTGAGTTGCAGTGGCCAGGAATACGACCTGCTGTTGCGCCGCGACCGTGAACATCGAAGCTTGGTCGACGAACTCACGCATCTCGGCGCCGTTGTAGGGGTCGACGCGGTCCCAGATCGAACTGACCTGGTTGACCGTTCGGTCGGTGATGGCCTCGCGTTGCTGGCTGTAGCTCTGAACCAGGCGTAGATAGTCCGCGCCGGCCATCACTCAGCTCCGGTCGGTGCCGGCTCAGCCGCCGCGGCGGGCTGCTGTTGATCATCGGTCGGAGGGGCGCCATTTCCGCCGGCCGGCTGCTCGTCTGCAGCGCCACCGGGCGCCGGGGCACTGACAGCCATGGACTGGGCCATCATCTGCTCCTGGAGAAGCTCCGTCTCATTGAGCCGAACCTCGTCTGGGGTCATACCCCAGATCAGGATGAGCTGACGCTTCCGGCTCAGAACGCCTTGGGTCTTCTGGATCGCGTCGGCCATGATCTGCATCGACATGCGGCTCGCATTGGCCCATGCCACACGAACACCGACGGTGCGCGGCTCATCCTGTGCGTAGGCGAATGCAATCTGGTGGAGCAGCACAACCCCAGGGGTCATGCGGGACTGCCGGTCCTGGATCTTGTCGACGTGGGCCTTTTCCTGCATCTCCGAGCCCTGGGCGGTCTGGTTGGCGCCATCGGGATGGAACATCGACAGTGGCGTCCGCGTCGCCGCGGCCAATTCGCGGAGGTCGTCCCGGTGGGCCAGCTGAATCGGCTCGAGCTGAGCTTCGGTCGACTCCCAGAACTTGACGCCCTCGGGGACCACCCACAGGGCGCCAGGGTCCGCCTCGAAGAGGTTCTGAAGTTCACCGGTGTCGCCGTCTCGAAGGTCGCGGATGAGCGAGTTGACCTGGTCGCGCTCGCTGAAGTCTTCGCCGCCGTCCAGGTCGCCGATGACAGCGCGCTGCTTGAAGCTCTGATACCAGGCGATGACGATGCGCTGCAGGGTCTGGTCCATGAGGCGGTCGAGGACGTCGAGGTGGGGCTCGAACTCGCCCATGCCCATCTTGTTGGCGAACTTCACCACGGGAACGCCTCCGAAGCCGGCAAGCTCAGGAAGCGCTGTTTGGGGAGTCTCGCCCTCGACGCCCGAGGTCCAATCCCACTCCTCCGGGTCGAAGGACTCGCTGTAGGTTCCAGGCTCGCGGCGGGCGATGTACTGCACGGACTGCCAGTACATGACAGCCACCTGCTGGTCGAGCAGTTCGTCGTCCCAGACCTTGACCCAGGCCATCAGCTTGCCCGGGCGACGTGGGTCTTCCCATCCCACACAGTTGCGCGGATCCTCGACGGTGAACATCGGTGGGGTGCCCTCGGGTCCGACAGCCGGCGACTCCTGGTCCTCGCCGATGACCTCTTCGGGCTTCAGGACGCGCGCGTACGCCTCCCCGAAGCAGAAGAGGTGGGTCTGCAGGTCCGACAGGAAGCTGCCGAAGCCCGAGAACTCGTGGATCCGCCGTGCGACGTCGTCGCCGTCGAAGTCCTGGTCGACCTCGGACGACACCGAGTTGATGCGCGAACGGTCGACCATCGATTCGGTGATCAGCAGGGCCCAGTTCGATCGGGCCTTGCGCATGACCTGGCGGAAGATGTCCTGGTAGCGGTCAGCCACCTGAGGAAGCGGCGGATTGCCAATGAGGTAGTCCCACAGCAGGTTCAGTCGCTCCATGCGTGTTGATGGGGCGTAGGGCGACTGAACGCGCTCGTTCTCCTCAAGGTCTGCGTTCATCCGCTCCATCAGCTTGATGAAGGTGAACTCGGGAGTGTCCGGCTGCGGCTCGGATTCCATGGGCGATGCTCCTTAGCGAAGTCTGTAGGCGACCCGCTTGGGAGGGGCCATGCCCACTCCCTTTGCGACGGCGTCGAGGCGGGCCTGCCACGCGAGGATCAGCGCTATGGCAGCGTCAATCTTCTTGGGGCTGTTGGGTGTTTCCTTGCCGAGCTGACGTCCAGCGTTGGACTCTTTGCGCCGGCAGTTGAGAATGTGGCTGGTGAGCTGGGGATCGTCGAAGTGGTACATCTCTTTGTTCAGCACGGCTTCTTCGAACTTGTCGATCATCTCGACCGTGCGCTTGGCGATGCTGCTACCCGTCATCCATCGTTCGATCGGGTGCTGCTGAGATGCCTTGACTGGCAGCGAATGTCCGTACTTTGCCTCCCAGTCCGCGATGGTGGGCGTCCAGTAGGCGGGGTCGGCATAGAAGGCCACGACACGGTAGGTCTTGAACGCATGCCGGACCATGGCGTCGACCTCGGCAACCGGTGCCTCCCAGCCGTCGGTGCCGTGGTAGTCCGGTGGTTGCTCCCAGATTCGGATCGGGAAGCACACGCCGTCGCGGACTCGGATCGCAACCAGGGCTGTCGAGTCGGTGATCCCGCGTGTTCGCTTACGCGATCCGTCGAATCCCAGCACGATCACGTCACCCGGCTTGACGGCCGCGGGTGTCGGGAAGTAGTCCTCGTCGTCCTTGTCGTCGTTGAATGCCTTCGGGCCGATGGCGTCCCACTCCCATGGAGCCAGGAACGCTGCCTCGACCGCGAACTTGTCGTTGAACCAGTAGCGGTAGGTTGCGGTGACATCCGAGCCCGAGCGGAGGTCCATGACCTGGTCGATCATCGACTCGAGGTCGTTCCAGCCGAGGGCCTCGTCGTAGGAGTCGACCAAGGCCTCACGGACCTTGTCTGGATCCCCGAGGTCGTCGGGATCGATATGCCCGTATCGATGGTCGAAGAGCTGGCGGATCCGGCCCTTGAACTTGCCCTCGCGGATGGTCTGGATGGCTTCGTAAGCCTGCTCGGCGACCGAGCCTTCACCCTGGCCGAACATTGTCGACGTCTCGAGCATGAACGTCCCGGCGGTGCCGCGTCGCTTCTGCAGGTTTCGGTCGATGACCTTGTACAGATTCTGCAGCTCAGGGGTCTTCCAGAGGTGTGTCTCGTCGAGGAGTGCGAGGGTTGTCTTGCCGCCGTCCTTGGAGTCGCCGCTCGCGGTGATCGGCTTGATGTGCCCGCCACCCGGGATGTTGATTCGGGTCAATCCAACGTCATTGGCAGAGGGGAAGGCCACAGATAGCGGGCCTTCCTTGCAGTTCACGTAGATCGTCGAGAACACCTCGCCGGCCTGACCTTCTTCGGTGGCCACACACTGGACGATTGGCGTGTTCATCTTCTTGCCGACGGGCTCGCCCGGGCTGTAGTGATACACGTAGCCTGTGCCGTAGGGGCAGACGTACTTCTCCCCCGGCTCGGCGTAGTGATCGAAGCGTGATGGTCCCAGTGCGTCGAAAATGCCTACGAACGCTGCGATCTCGGACTTGCCCCAGCCCTTGGCCCGGGAGAGGAATGACGAGGTGTGGAGCAGCTTGCCGTCTTGTCCGATCGCATAGGTCATGACGATGAAGCGGGCGTAGTCGTCGATCAGGTGCTCGACGGGTTGACCGATAACGTCGCCGTTACCGCGGATGCACAGCGATTCGATCCAGTCGACGGCGAGCCATCCCAGGGATCGCTCGAGGTCCATCTCCTCGTTGTGGAAGATCTCGTGCGGCATCAGTCACCGCTCGCGGTCGGCATTGTGAGCCGGCTCTTCCTCGCCTCCAGGTCGACCACCTTGGCTCGCGCCGTGTCTTCGAGTTCCTCCTCGACCGGGTCTGGCTGCTTGAACTTCATGCGCGCCTTGGCCATATCGGCCTGGGTGAGATTCAGTCCAACGTTGAGGATCTGGAGGAGGCTCTTCAGCTTCTCGGCCGAGGGCTTCTCGAGGTAGGCCTCGAGCGCCGGCAGCGACATCCAGATATTGATCCACTCGCCCTCGTGCCACGTTCGGGACTGTGGGAGGGTCATGAGCATGTCGTAGAAGGCTGTCGCGCGCTCGGAGGGCTCGAAGATGTCCGGAATCGGCGGGTAGTCCCACTCGTTCGGCGAAGGGTCGACAATCGCCCAGTCTTGCTGGTCTAGATTCGGATCCCTGTTGCGGCGGACAGCGTTGCCAGTCGGCGGTGGACCCGGCTTCTGGGCAGCCATATCAACCACCCCCGGGTACGACAAAATCGCACGTCGAAGACATGCGTGAAATTGCGAACATATTGACTCCCTGACGGAGAATGAAATGCACACACGATCCATGTCGGATCTGAAGTGGTGCGGGAGTGCCCCCGGAAGGATTCGAACCTGCGACCCACCGCTTAAGAGGCGGTTGCTCTAAACCAACTGAGCTACAGAGGCTTTTGGCCGCAGAAAACACCAGTCATATCGCGAGTCTGATCTGATGTTATTCGAGGTATGCGCATACGCTACGAATTGGCTCCGCTGCGGTGCCGGGACTCATTCTGGCACGGATTGTTTTCAGTTAATTCGGAGGACTCGATAACCGAGGATGCCGTGCACACCCCTTCTATATTCAGTCTAAGCATGGGCGAGAAAGGTTCAAGGCATTTGACTTGCCGCGGCCGGATCAAGCCCTCATGCTTGATCGTCGAGGTCGATGACTTCGTACTCAGAGTCACTCATCACCGCATCGTCGTTCGCCTTGCTGACCAGCCTCATCTTCTCCTCATAGGTCAGATCAGCCTCACCGCGAGCGTCCTCCCAGTACACGTCATAGACGAACTCTCCGGCGCGTGTGAGGTACCGAACGACGGTCAGCCTGGTCACCTCATAGCCATCTACGTTGTCGTCATCGTCACTGAACTCGCGGACCGGCATTCAGACCTCCACTGGGGAAACACCAATAGGACACCCCTGGATTGGAGTGTCCTGAAAAGGTCTGGTGGAGACTTGGCTCCGGTGGAAGGGGTCGAACCTTCAGCCTCTCGGTTAACAGCCGAGCGCTCTGCCGATTGAGCTACACCGGATTGGTGGCCCCAGGCTTTCCCCGGGGCCATGGCTGGTTAGCGCCTATTGCGCGTCTTGCCGGTATCGAGCTTCCCGATACGCTGCAAGAACTGACGCTTCGTGACGCGCCGCGGACAATCTTCACCGCGCCGCGCATTCTTTGCACACTCACCCAGCTTGGCGCCATGATGCGGACAGTGGTCCTTCACCATGGACATGAGCGTGACGTCCCCATTCGGGGCTGAGCATGGTCCTGGCATAGCCAATCACCTCCTTCCCTACGAGTCACGTAGGGAAGTCAGGTGGTATCGAGGAACGGCATGTTCACCTTTCGTGGTGTTCAGTTTGGTTGAACTTCTCGGATATTGAACGCGGCGAGCTGAGGAATCGAACCTCACACCCGGAGATGCACGTCCGCTAGCAACGGGGCCCGGTCCCAGACCGGATAGCTCGCCAGCGGGCCTTTTGACGTCCATACCCAGGACACCGATGGAACCCGATCTGAGTTGGTTCCCGCACCGTCGGTACCGGCAACGCGGAGGGTAGAAGAATCGAACTCCCGGAATGGATACCGTATAGCGGTATTCGACACCGCGCGCCCACCATGGGCATACCCTCCCCGAGTGTCCCCACGACCCGGGATCGTGTGAGCTGGTTCCACCTGATCAGGATGGCCTGGACTCATACCTTGAGCCGGACGAGTCGTGATTGCCGGCAACAGAGGGCAGGGATCAGTTTGTGCCTCTGATCGGGCGCTACCCGACCATCTAGTCCGAGGCTGGGACCGTGTGGGTGGCAGGGATCGAACCTGCCCGCGTAGAACGCCACGGGGTTACAGCCCGCTACACCACCATTGGTGTGTCACCCACATGTGAATCGCCCCGGGTTTGCTGGAGGCTCGGTTAGTTGGTTCCAGCGTTTGCGGGGACCGGGTTCTCACGGTAGCTGGTGACGGTGTGGGTCGACCAGTAGGCGCTCTCGTACTCGACGGGTGGGACGTGTCCGATCTCGCCGTGCAGGCGGCGGTGGTTGAACCATTCGACGTACTCAGCGACGGCGATCTCGACCTCGCCCACACCTGCCCAGCCGCCTCGCGGGCGCATCACGGGGTTACGGATGCATTCGGCTTTGAACAGCGAGTTGAACGCCTCAGCCATCGCGTTGTCGTATGAATCCCCTTTGGAGCCAACAGATGTCACCGCTTCGGCTTCGGCCAGTCGTTCGGTGTAGCGGATGGCTCGGTATTGCACTCCGCGGTCGGAGTGGTGGATCAGCCCGGCCACGTCGTGGCCGGCACGCGACCGTGCCCACAATCCCATGTTCAGGGCGTCGAGGGCGAGGTCGGTGTGCATGGTGGTCGAGACCTGCCAGCCGACGACCATCCGCGAGAACACGTCCAGGACGAACGCCGCGTACACCCAGCCCGAGTGGGTGCGGATGTAGGTCAGGTCCGCCACCCACAACGCGTTCGGTGCCGCCGCGGTGAACTGACGGTTGACCCGGTCAGCCGGCCGGGGTGTTTCAGCTCCCTCGCTGCGCGTGGTCTTGCGTGTCTTGAGTCTCGCTATCCCTTGCAGCCCATCGGCTTTCATCAATCGCTCGACGGTGCAGCGGGCAGCACTATGGCCCTGTCTGCGCAATTGGGCATGCACCTTGCGGGCACCGTAGACGCCGAGGTTGTCGGCATGCACCGCGCGGACCTGGGTAAGGAGCTCCCGGTCACGCACCACACGAGGCGCCTCGGTCTTCTGGGGGCTCAGGTGGGCTCGTACCGTGGACGGAGCGATCTGGGCGGACGTATCGCGCAATGCCGCACAGATCGGATCGACTCCGTGTTCATCGCGGTGAGCCGCGACGAACTCCACGATCAGCGCTGTGGGCGGTCGATCTCCGCCGCAAAGAAAGCCGAAGCCTGCTTCAAGATCGTGTTCGCTCGCCGCAGTTCACGGTTCTCCCGCTCCAACGCCGCGATGCGGTCAGCGTCCTCACTCGTGGTGCCCGGGCGGACCCCGCCGTCGATCTCGGCCTGACGAACCCAATTGCGCAACGCCTCGGGATGGACTCCGAGCTGATCGGCGATCCGCTTGATCGCACCTCTCGACGAATCGGGATCTCGTCGCGCTTCACATGCCATCCGGGTGGCCCGGTCCTTGAGTTCCTCACTGTACTTGCGTGGTGCTGCCATGCTCTCCATCCTTCACAGGTTCGAGAGCCTCCGACAGACCCGGGGCGGTTCACATGTGCCCGGTTTGCAGTGTCATTGGGAGTCAACTTGAAACCGGCGCCAGAAACATCGACACCTCGCACGGCCGGCAGGACTTGAACCTGCAACCTGCGGTTTTGGAGACCGCTGCTCTACCAGTTGAGCTACGTCCGTATGCGCCCCGGGTGGGATTTGAACCCACATCCTTGCTCTCTGTTTTACGGTGCACCGCTGCTCTGCCAATTGAGCTACCGGGGGCTTAGGTAGCGGGAAGGGTTACAAGCCCTTCGACGGAGCTCTGGATGGATTGACCCTAGTCAGTTAGGTCCATTCCAGAGGGCCGAGCACCTCGTTAGGCCGCTAAGCCACAAGAGTTTCACGTCCGCTAAGACGATCTCGAAGCTCCCCGTTGCCAGGGGTGCACTCCTTACCACTCGCCGAGGTCACCTTGTAGGCAGGTCACTAAACCTACACACTCAGTCACCGCTTATGGGGCTCCAAGCTGGCCGGCTCGGAACCTTGCTCCTCGGACGGGATTCGAACACCGCATCTTCCGCTCTCGCGATAAAGACTCGTCAGTCTCTGCTCTGCCTATTGAGCTACCGAGGATAACCGCGCATGTCTAATTGTACACTAGACAATACGCCAAGGTGGAGGGCTACACCGATTCGAAGACGGTGATCGTCTTCTGGACCGGCTTGACCTCCTCGGTTGGTCCGTCGTAGCTCCCACCGTCGTAGGACTGGTACCAGCCGTTGCGACGGAAGAGGCGCTCGTTGCCGGCGTCGTCGGTGATCTTGAAGACGTACCAGTACTCATCGCCCTGGCCTTCACCGCCGTGTTGCTCGACCATCACAGCGTGGCCGACACCGGGGATCGCCACCCCGGGCTCGTCAAGCGGACGGTACACGTACGGCGACCAGCCGCGGTCGTTAGCCGGGCCACGGAGCTGTCGCCGGTCGTCCACCCACTGGCCGATGCCAATTTCGTCGGGCTGGGGATCTATGACACGCTCCTGGTCGCGTTCGACCAGCTCTCGGAGCTCGTACCACCCGCCGATGGTGTCGACGTACTCGTTGATGTCTGCGATCGTGTAGGTCACTTCTTCACCTTCTTCTTGTTCCAGACCGTGATGGTCTTCTTGGCGGGCTCGACCTCTTCCGTCTCGCCGTCGTACTCACCGCCGCTGTAGGACTGGTACCAGCCGTTCTTGCGGAAGTATCGAACCTCGCCTGTGTCGTCGGTGATCTTGAAGACGAACCACAGCTTGTCCCCCTGACCCTCGCCGCCGAACTCCTCGACGAGCGTGGCGATCCCGACGCCAGGGATCTCCTGACCCTTGTAACCCAGCTTCCGCTCAACGAATTCGTCGTAGTTGTACTTCTCGTTGCGCTGACGGAGGTATCCGTCGTCGCCGACCCACTGACCCGGCCCGACATCCTCTGGTGCCGGGTGTCGAACGTACTGGCGGTCGCTCTGGATCAGCTCTACGAACTCGTCCCAACTACCTTCAGCTGGTCCGTCTTCGTCCTCGACGAAGCTGTCGATGACATCGATGGGGTAGCTCATTCGGAAATCTCCCATTCATACTTGGTGATTGGCTTGCCGACGACCTCGTGAACCGTGTCCACGTTGAAGTCGCCTACGTAGGAATCTCGGTAGCCGGTCACCTTGTAGTGCCGGCCCACGCCGTTGGGCGAAACGACATGGAAGACCATGGCGGCCTCGTCCGAGTAGCTGGTACGTGGTCGATCGACCAGGGTGACCAGGACGGGGCCATCTTCGGATCGGTATCCGAACGCCTCGCCGTCGGCGCCCATCTCTCCGATGATCTCGGACCACTCGTATCGCTGCATTACAACCTCACTAGCTTGTCGGATTTGGACAGATGGTGGTCTACGTAGTCGATGTCGGGCTTGCGGAGGACGTCGAAGTTCTCGACCAGGAACCGCGCGCTCCGGCCCTTGGTCAGGCTCGTGATGGTCCGACGCAGTGCCCACTGGTACGCAGCCCCGGGCGAGCATTTGTAGTCCTGCGGGATGACCAGGCGCTCGAGCGCGGTCACGTAGATCTCCTCGCGGAACATCTGCAGTTGGCGCTCGACCGGCATGGCCCAGACCTTCGCCATGTCCATCTGCACCGACTTGCCGTCCTTCAGGCACTCTTCGTAGATGGGCCGGTCGCCGTATGCAACGGACTCATGGATCGAGTCGTGAACGTAGACGCGCTTGACGGCGTCCGAGAAGAACTCGTCGGCTTCCTGCGTGAGGTCGACGATCTTTTTGCCGTGGAGGTCTTCCCAGACCTTGTACAGCAGGTCGTGCCACTCGGGGATCAGTTTGGCTCCAGCATCTTTGAGCTTGAGCAGGTCTGCCATGTGCTTTGACCACGACCCGTTGCGTAGCTCCCAGTACGAGTGGCTGAACTTGATGGTGTAGAGCTCGTCGAGGGTGGCCAACCTGCAGGTGCCCTGGGGCAGGATGGCGAAGAGCCGGTCGTCCCAGAAGGGCTCGATGCGAGTCTCGTACGGCCATGCCTTGGCGAGCCGTTCGGACGACCAGTTCGTGAAGAGGTCGAAGTCCTTGCCTCTGCGCCACTCCGGAAGGTGCCAGCGGGCTGCGACAGATCCGATGACAAGTGCCGGCATCAGTAGATACCCACGATCTTCATCGGGCCCTCGACCACGGTGTCGCAGTCGACCGCCATCGCATCATGGTCTCGCCACTCCACCTTGACCCAGTTCTGCTTCGACACCTCGGCCGTGCGAACGACGACCTCGTTGTCGTACACCATCCGGTCGCCGTTGAAGATCATCACGCGGTCGTCCATGTCGTGCTGCATCAGGGCTGTGATGAGTTGCCGCACTGTGCCACCCACCATGACGACCTCGTGTGGCCCTACTTCAGACCGGGGTGTTTGATTCTCGTCCATCGGTGCTTCAAAACCTCCTTGTTCTTCCTGCGTTTCCGTTGCTGTTCGTATGAGGTCTTCTTGACGTGGCAGCTGTGACATAGCGCCTGGCCGTTGGTGACGTCGTCACGACCGGGCTTGTCGTACGGCCACGAGTCGCGGTTGATAATGTGATCGGCCTCGGTGGCGGTGTGTGTACAACCCTTCCAGCCGAGTTCGCATATGTAGTTGGCGCGCTTGAGGATTAGAGGACGATTTCGCCGCCACTCCGGGGTTAGCGGCTCACCCCAGGTCATTCGCGCGCGGGGTAGATCGACATGAACCACTCACCCTGGATGCACGCCGGCGACACAGCCGCCGGTGACGTCACGACGTCACCAACCCAGTCATGGGACTGGACCTTGACCTCGAGGTCGGGATTGTGGCGATGCAGCTCTTTGATCAGCTCGGTGATGGTCACCGGCCGATCACCACAGCTTCCATGGGCTCAGATTTGCGGCCGAATGGGAACCCGTAGGCGTTCGTGATCCGATCGAACGGGGAATGGAACCAGAGCTCCTTGGTGTACACGTCGTAGCGAGTCGAGTAGTCCACCTCCCCATTGCTGCAGCAGGTTTGCTCCTCGAATGCGTAGACCACCGGGGTGTTGGGGTCCACCTTCTCGAGTTCGGCGATCAGCTCACCGGCGGTCCGGACCTTCACCGACTCGCCTCCCTGGCCCACAGGTATGCTTCCTCGAGCTTGGTCAGAGCAAGCGACTTCTCACGGCTGCCCGGGAGCTTGTCGAGCTCCTCCTCGGCGTTGTTGAATGCGGACGACAGCGGCATGTAATACAGGCCGTTGTAGTCACCCCCCATGGCGCTCACTTGGCCTTCTCCTCGACCGCGATGACCGTCGGGAACTGCGAGAACACGCCGATCCGGTAGCCGCCGGTCTGGATGTCGTAGGTCCGCCCCTCCTTGAGGGTTCGCCACGTGTCCCAGCTACTGAACCCGCCAGAGATGGAGTCGCCGACAGTGAACGACCCGCAACTCGTGGACAGACGGTACTCACGCGAGCTATCGCCCTTCGTGCTCGAGTACAGGGTGTCCTTGTCCTCGACGACACAGTTGCGATGCCATTCCTGGTTCATCGTCGAGCATCCAGCGAGCGCTCCGACAGCGAGCAGCGCCGCGACCGTGGCTGTGGTGATCTTCTTCATGGTTTGCTAAACGCTCCTGATTCCGAGGGGGGTGTCGCGATCCTTCGCAGACCCGTGACGAATGACCCAGAAGACCGAGTTCTCGCTGGTCTCCATGCCAATCCGCGGAAAGCAGTGGCAGTCCTCGCTGGCCATGTGCGGGTTGGCCGGATCACTCAGTGGCACAACATGCACAGATTGATACGAGGTTTCCTCGGGCTGCACGGAAGCAGCCGAGGGACGGAAAGCAACGAGCACATCGCCATCCGGAGTGAAACCCTCGAAGACTGGGTGTAGAGCCTGGCTTGTCATGCCGTCTACTGTAGCATTAGACACACACAAGGAAGGGGTTCACCATCAACATCTTCGGAGATGTTCTGTACGACTTCGTTTTGGAGCGCCGCGCAGATCTCAACAACAACTACGCCGGCATGGACGTCGTCTTCGAATTCGACCGGGTCGACGTCCAGCGCCTCGGCATCGACCTGTACCTCGTCATCCACTTCGATGTGCACGGGCAGGACTCGGTCGACCACAAGAGCGAAGTCCACCGCCTCGCACCGCTTTTAGCGCAGGCGTTCAACAAGGCGATCAACGAGGAGAGATTCGGTCACCTATGAACAAGAGGACCAATGCCGCGGTCGCTGGGGTTATCGCAGGAGTGCTGCTGCTCAGCGGATGTGGTGACATCATCCAGTCGGGCGAGGTCATCGAGAAGGACGACCGCCGACTCATCGGCAAGGTGGTCTCCAAGAACAACCTGAAGCTGCGCGACTGCGTGACCCGAAACGACGAGGGGCAGTGTCGCACGTCGTGGATCCGGGTCGACGACCGCACGTACGAGTCGACCAAGGTCGGCGACTGGCATCAGCACACGGACGGATGAACGGATCATGGGTCGGCGCCGGCCATCAAATGGTGGGCCCGTATCGGCCGGCTGGTGGTGACCTCGCCGGAAGCGAGACGAAGGTTCAGATCCAGGATCGAGACCCAGTCCTCGAGTACCTCGACAACTTCCCCGGTGCCCCACTGAGCCTTTGGACCGAACAGGGCATCTATGACTGCGTCGGGATCCAGCAGGAGTGGTCCCCGACCGGCGGTGACGTCTGGTTCTGCGACACCTGGCTACAGCTGAAAGCGAGAGCGTGATGTACGACGAGAAGCTCCCCGACCGCAAGGACCGCAGGGTCTTTCGTCACGCCAAGATGGAACCGGAGGTGCCCAAGCACCGGCGGAAATGGCCCAGCGGTAGCTGCAAGCGCAACAAGGGCCTCCCCCACCAGTGGGTCGACGACGACCGCGAGTATCCGAGCTGGTACGGAAACCCGGAATGGCACAACTCGTACACCTACCGACGGGCGCTGGTGGAGACCGATCGCGGGATCCGCAGCGAGACTCAGAAGGCGCTCACAGGCCAGCGACGAACCGTATTCAAGAAGTGCATCAAGTGCGACAAGCGACACCAGGAAGACGAGTGGCGCAACGTGGTCGAGAAGAAGGAGTGGAGGAAGAGCGAGTGAGTCAGTGCACTTCTGTCCATGCGACACAGTTGGGCGATGCGCGGACGTCGACCCACGGTGAGCAGTACCTCGAGGTGTGTCGATGCTGGCTGCCAGCAGGCCACTTTCAGCGTCACCGGGTTGGCGTAATCGAGTGGCCGAGCGAGAAATGGGAGCAGCTGTGAGAAGCGCTCAGCAGAGGGCCGTCATCGAGTGCCAGGGATGCGGGATCGTTCTCCAGGAGCTCACGGAGGCGCAGCGGGCCATGGTCGCCGAGAACCCCCACAACTACATCGGATTCTGCCGGCCATGCAAACAGGCCGAACTACACATCGAGGAGCAATTCAGTTGAGCTACATAACCGTTCGCTTCGAGTTCAAGGACATCGAGGAAGACGACGAGTCGACCTACCGTCGGCTGTGCTGCGCGCGGCGCGTGGACACCGACCTGGATGACAAGTCGATCGAGCGGGTCACCGAGAGCCTCGGACAGTCCGACCAGTGGCATACGGCATCGTTCGGGATCCTCGAGGCCATGGAGAGCACGGGGTCAGTGTCGCTGTGAGCGGCCGGCTCTGGTCTGACGACTTCGACAATCGACTCCCCGAGAACTGGCCGGCGGCGCTCGTCAATCGACTCAGGACAGAGGGATTCGGCGACTTAGAGGCCCCCCTGGACGACGATGAGTATGTCGCGGAGCTTCGAACCTGCCCGATTCCCAACTGCGAGTGGGCAATTGAGAGCGAGTGGCGCAAGGGGTTGAGCATCAGTCGACTGCGGGGGCTCAACGACATGGAATCCGCCGCGCGCCGTCACCTTCGCGAGACCCATGGCTGGAACCTCGCGGTGGACACCCCCTGAAAAAACCCCCGGAACCCGTACATACCGCGAGCACAC